GTTAAAAAGACGGAAATTATTCAACATTTCAAAATGTGGTTTCAACAGGAACAAGGAAATAACCGAAAAATGCCAAAAGGTCAAGAATTATGTGACTATATTGATAAGAAATTCGGATTACATAAATCAACTGGATGGCATGGATGTAAGATAGTATATCCGGAAGTTGAGGAAGATATTCAATTTGAATAAATAATTTTGATTAGGTAGGGGGTCAAAAGAATCCTGAGAAAATATTAAGAAAAATAAAAATAAATTAATTTATCTATTTTATTTTTATTTTTTTTATAAATTTCATTTCAAATACCGAATAAAATTAAAGGGTTTCATATAATATTAATCATATTCAACCCAAGAACGCATAAAAAAGACATCACTTAAAGCAAAATAACTAAAAAATAAAATTGCACCCTTTATTGAAAATGTTGCAATCATTAATGCCAATAATATAAGTAAATTTTTGATTATAGATGATGACCTACCAGAACCAAGTCCAATATCTAAATAAAATGGCACATATTTAACTATAATTAATACTAATAATAAAAATATAACTAAAAACTTGTATGATAAAAGATCAATGCCAGAAATTTGAGTAATAATAAGATTAATAAAAAAAGTAGTTATTACTAGTTTAAATATATTGAAATAATTGTTTCCACTCTCTAAATATGTACACATATTATGGCTATATTTATCTTGTTTATTCAATTTAATATCGCTAGTAAAAGCAATAGATAAAACTGTTCTTTCTGAATTATCATCATTGTTTGGAGGAACTTGATGAACTGTAGTTCCACCATTAAATATAGCTGCATCGCCTTCCTCAAAGTTTATAGATTTAATTTCATTATTGTCGTCTTTACATTGTAACGGACTTATTTCTCCTACTTTTTTAAAACATATTATTACATTGTATATTTCACTAAGATTTTGAGGGTCAACATGCCATAAATGCTGTGAAGTATTTCCATGATATACATAAATAGTTGCTTTATTTACGTTCATATAATATAATTTTTTTCCTATCTCTTTTTCATAAGCTTGTCTAACCTTTTCGCTAATATCAGATATTATTGCTTTTTCATTTTCGCTAAATTTTTCACAACACTGATATGTTGTTGTATTTTTTCTTGAGAATACAGACAAATCATTACCTTCTGGTATTTTTATACTTTGCAATTTCTGTATATCTTCTTTAGTTAATATTTTTTTTACTGGCTCGCAAAATGGCTTTAGTTTTTTATAATAAGTCAAACTATCTGTTCGTCTATACATGTTTATTATTCTTCTGCAGAAATTTTGTCCATACAACTCCATAAAACCAAAATAATCTAAAATAAATAATAATATAAAATAAACGAATGGTGTTAAATATTTTTTATTCTTATAAAATGCATCCCTCTTTTTAATAATCTTATAAAATAAAGAGGATAAATTCATATCTTTCACTATACATTACAATTATAAAAAATTACAATTGTAATTATTTAAATTAATTAGCATTTTAAATGTGCAAATGTGCAAAGATGTAAAATTCTATAAAGTTAATAGAACATTTTTTGGCAACATTTCATATATTTGGTAGACAAAATTTACGATCCAAGCTAATATGGGTGAAGACACAAAAGGAAGAATAATAAGTCCAATTAAAACACCAATTTTTATTTTAAAACTTAAAAAGGATTCAAATGCGAAAATAGAAATGGCAAAAATAATGATTGTAATAATATAAATAATAATTAAAATGCTGTAATATTTGTTCAAAGATAGAACCCCTTCGTTTTCATAATATGTTTTTCTCTCATTTGTAAAAATATCCGAAGTATTATCCTTCAATCCTTTTTTTAAATCCTCATTTTCATCTTTATATTTTGTATATAAATCAAGAACATTTTGATAATTGATTAATAAACTACTATAAGTATCAATATTTGCATTTATACTTGAAACTTGTTCATCAAATGTAGTTGTAAATATTTCGGATACTTTATCTGCTTTTTCATTCAAGGATGTATCTAGATACTCATCGTATCCGGATTCTCCTTGTGTAAATGTAACATAATTTTTTTCTGCGATTTCTACATTTTCTTCTCCAGAAGATGCATTCATTTTTGCTGCTAAATATTTATCTTTTAATTCTTGAGACTTTTTCCGGTATTGACAATCTGAGTCACAAGTAATAGCACTTCTTGCTTGTTCTAACATTGTATTAAAGTGATTGGATGAAGCAAGAGCAGCTAAATTTGTATTTGTGTTGGTATTTATATTTGCATTGGTATTAGTCGCGGTATTTATATTACTACTATTTATGGTTGACATATATTATATTATATATTTATAAGAATTAAAACATTTTATTTATTATAAATTTATTATAGTTTTTTAACCGTTTTTATAGTTTTTTTCATTTACATTTTATAGTTTACATTTTATAATTGACAAAACTGTCACTCATCTTTGGACCATACTGATTATTTGTAAAACCTTGTTTGTATTTATTTGTTGTTGAATTTTTAGTCAAGACTTGATTCACCATGGATTCCGTCATAAAGGATTCTACACTATTGTCATTTGCAGGAACCGAAATATCTATAATACATTGATTATTAGAAGCGTCCCAAATTAATCCACCTGCACAACAGTCTTGTCCAATACATGTTAAAGGATTACCATTTTTGTTTGCCCATGGATCATTTTCAAGACCATTTTCAAGACTATTATCCGTAGTTTCCGTTACATCTCCTCCACTAGCATCAAAATAAAAATCATAACTTTTGTATTCCATATTGTTACGGCTAATAATAGAAAAGAATCGTCTCCAGAAGTAAATAGCACCTATTAAAGCAATAATAGCAACTAAAATATAATAAGCAATATTTGGTAAATATCCTTTATTATTGATGATTGCTAAAATAATAATCGGAACTAAAGTAAAAATAATGATTTTCATCATATCTGCATGTTCAGCATATTTATCTCCAAAATAATTGTTGATTTCTACAAGACGTAATTTATTATTTTTTTCTTCTTGTAAGGTAGCTAAATTCGCCTTGGACTTATTTAATTCTTCTTCAATAATTTGAATGGCGGAAGTTTGTTCCTCTAAGGTTCCTTGGGAGGAAGCTAAGGCACGTTGGAAAAAACTATTTACACCACCCATTGTCTGATATAAGTTAATACGCATTTGGGATAACTTCTCAATTTTATCAACAATTTGTTGTTTTTGTTCAGGAGTTAAATTTGGATTTGTTTCTAAACTATTGAATAATTGTTGTTCCATGGTTTGTAATGATTGAATATCATTAATCATATCTTGTGAATTTTCTCCAACATTAGGTAAAGGTATTTGTCCTGACATATTATTATATAAAATATAAGAAGATAATTTATATAATTTTCTTTTAATTCTTTTTCTCTCTTTTTTCCTTTTCTCTAATTCTTTTTACTAATTCTTTTTACTAATTACTTTTCTTTTTAATAATATTCATAGAAACAATGACTGTTCCGATTGCAATAATAGACCAAAATAAATAACTATAATTTTTTTGTAAAACCATAATATCTGTATCATTTAATATATTATCTATTCCATTATCCACATTTGCAATCAAATCTTTTGTTTTCTTTAATTCATCTAATTGTATATCCGATTCCATTAAATTAATGCTTGATTGTTCCGTTAATTTATCATTAAACATAGAAAAGAGTGATGTTAAGCCTTGTACACTGCTTCCAAAGGTATTTAGTTGCTTTCCCTTGGTTTTCACCTTTTGTTGTATTTTTTCAAGTGCTTTTTCTAATCCGAATTTTTGGTCAAATCCTCCACCATCTGTGTAACCATTGTATAAAATAGAATCAACACCAATGAGGGTTGTGTTTTCAATGCCATTAGGTAACTTAATAGGCTCTTTACTACGAAGATAAGTATCATCTCTACTTGATATATAAATATCTGAATTAGGATAGATTCCCTTATCTTTTGGCCAACATCTACTTATATCTTTTTGAAAAACAAAACCAGCACAATTTTCCATGGAATTACATGTGGTTTCACATTTTTCTACTGTAGAATTATCATAAGCAGCATTGGGAATATCAGATCCAGGACAATTTACACCCGTAAATTTTGCATAATTTGTTGTAAATTTCAAATTTGTTTGTGGATATTCATGTAAGGCGGCATTTTCATCTACAAAACCGACTTTTCCAAAATTTTGTCTAATTCCTACTTGCGATAAATCGTAGAATCCAGCAGCACCTTGTCCTCCACCTGTATTTCCATCGGTCATTAAATCTTCATTTGGAACCATTTGCCAAGTACAAAGAACCAAGTTTCCATCATTTTGCATGACTAGTGCACATTTTCCATCTATTGACCCAATAAATTCACCCCGTGCTAATGTTTTACCACTACGAATCCATGGAGCTCCAAATTTTCCTTTTGCTGCAGCATACATAGGATTTGCGTCTTGAACTTTATCTTTTGTTCCAGATTCCCATATTTCCCCTTGATTATCACTTGGTGAATATCCTCTATGTAAACTCATATTTCCATCATTACTAATTTCTAAACAATAATCTACTCCAAAAGTATCACTATTAACATATACTGCATTAGACCACCGACCTCCACTATATTTTCCATCACCAAGTTTTGTACAATTCGTTGCTTTTCCATATCTTCGTGCCGCATTTAATCCACCTCCATCACCATACATAGCAAGAAAACATTGTCCATTTTCTCCAGTTGTAGTATCTTGTAGTCCAAATAAACCATAATTACGTTTCGTTGCTTCTTGTCTACAAGATTCATAATTAAATTTATGTTTTCCCCCAGATATATATTTGTTCATAGCTCTATTTCCCCGATCAATATAACATCCATAATAATTGGGTGGAACTGCTTTGTCATTTGGAGTACTAAAGATTGTCTTTCCAGTAGAATCAAATACTTCTAAAGATCCAAATTTATTTAATAAAGCACTCACACCTTCTCCTGCTGTTTTTGATTCCCATAAAATAATAGTAGATCCAATTCTTTGACTTTGTCCTGCTGCTGTCAAACTAACATAATCATTGGTGACCGCACAATATCCTTTTGATTTCTCGGTACTTACATCTTGCAATCCAAAATATTGATATCCATTCATCATTGCACTTTCCTTACACATATCGTATGTGTATGTGCCATTAGACGTACTATCTCCTTTCTTAATGGAGCCAGCAACTAACTCAACTTTTTGTATGGCAGTACTATGGTTCTGACCAGCATTTAAATTAGCAGTAGTTCCATTAAAACTAATACTATATTTTCCAGCTGTTTCAATATTAATCGGAACAGAATTTTTAACCCACGATTTTGTCGGTTTAATAGTATAAATTGTTTTGTCATTTAGTTTAATATCTAACGGATTAAATACTTTATCATTACCATAAGGTCTTCCAATTGCATAAACACTTAACGTATAGGTTCCCACGGGCATATTTAAGGTTTGTTTTATATTCCCATTTCCACGAATACTAACAGCTTGACTTCCATTTGGATAAGGTCTAGGATAAAACAATCTTTTTGAGTTATTCAGTAAATAAACATCACCACGAAATTCCCATCCTGGAACTTTATTTGCACCTGGAAACTCTTTATAACTATTATTCTTCATTCTTGGAGTATCAAAATTCCCATTTTGAATTCCATTAAAACCAATCGGTTCAGGAGGAGGTGCTTCACCAATAAATTTGATTTCTGGATTACCTCTTGTACCATACACATCTAAATAATTTGCACTTATATCAGGTGGCAACATTTTATCCACATATATATTATTTCCTTCATAACCACATGACTGCCCTGAGACCATCGGAGTTCCTATTAGTAAGGATGGTGTTGTCGTTGTCATAGAGCCAATTGCATTAATATCTCCATCTCCATCCACTTTTACATAGGCTGTACTTGGGCAACCATTTTTACCAGCAGTATTATTATAGGTGACATTATTATCCGCAGGATATGGTTTGAATACACCATGATTGGTTACGTATCCACAAGCACCATTACTAAGACAAATATTTTGATTTAAATATGGATTTTTGGCAGGGTCAATACGATCATAATAACCTTGTGTTTGTGTAGTACGTGTCTCTATTAAACCATCATATTGTGTTAAAGAACTTTTGTAATTTTTTTTTAATTCGGATACTTTTTTCTTATTTGCTTCTATTTCTTCGGTTTGTTTTAATAAATTTTGGGATTGTTCTGTAATGCTATTTGTATTTGTATCAAAACCTTCTATCAAATGATCATCTGAATATTTGTTATTTGAATTCTTAGTTTTCGTTTTTATTTTATTTTGATAATTTTTAAACAAGTCACCTTGATTTAAAGAAGGTGTTATATTATTATTAAAATTATTATTATTGTAACTATTATTGTAACTATTATTTGTATATATACTTGTCATTAATATAAACAAATAGAAAAATATTTTATTTTGATGCTATAACTAAATAAAAGTAAACTAAAGAAAAGAAAATTTGATAAAAAGGTTTATTTATTCATACTGTTATTTTTTACAATGTTCATAGATAGCAAAACAACACCAACCGCTAAAATAGACCAAAATAAATAGCTGTAGTTTTTTTGTAATACTACAATATCACTATCATTTAATATATTATTTATTTTTAATTCTGTATTCATATTATCAATGATATTTTTTGTTTGACTTAATTCATTTACATAATTTTGAGACCCTTCATTATTGACTTTTACTTGTTTATCAACATTTGTATTATTGTTTTTAAATTTATTCGTTAATTCACTTATTTGATTGGCTAGTAAATTTACTTGAGATTCCATTTGAGATAATTGTTCTTCTTCTACACCTGTAGCATTGATATTTGCTAAACCATAACTTTCTCCAATAGAGGAGGATCCATTGAAATACGATTGAAATAAATTACTATCTACATTTACAACCTTATTTGATGCTCCATTCGGAATATTTTTTGGAACTTTATTTCTTCTATACAAATTTGTCCCTGGAAATGCATCTGTTCCCGTGCCACACATCGTATTTGATTTTGGCAAACAAAGTTTATCATTATTTAATACAAACCCATAACATTCTTCTAATGAATTACATTTGGTTTCACATTGTTTCACATTAGAATTATTGTAAGCCGCATTGGGAATATCAGATCCAGAGCAATTGGTATCAGGAACTTTCGTGTAAGTACTGGCAAAATTCCAGTCATTGGCAGGATATTCATGTAACTCTGAATTCTCATCAATGTAAGCCAATTTTCCAATATTTTCTTGGATTCCTACTTTAGATAAACCATAAAGAGCGGCTGCACCTTGTCCACCACCCATTTTACCATGTGCGATTGTTTGTTCATTGGGTGCCATTTGCCATGTACAAAGGACCAAATTTCCATCATTTTGCATAATTAACGCGCACTTCCCACTTGGTGAACCTATAAAATCTCCTTTTGATAAGGAAGCACCTTGATGAACCCAGTCAGCTCCAAATTTTCCTTTTGCTTGAGCATACAATGGATTTGCTTCTTGAACTTTATCTTTCGTTTCAGATTCCCATATTAATCCTTGACTATCGGTTGGTCCAGTTCCTCGGTTTATTTCCATATTTCCATCATCGTGAACCCATAAATAATACATACCATTAGGGTCAATGGAATAAATTGCATTTGACCACGTACCACCACTATATTTTCCATCTCCAAGTTTCGTACAATTTGTTGCTTTTCCATATCTAAGAGATTGATCTAAATCATTACTAAGAAAACATTGTGCATTTTCTCCAGTTGTTGAGTCTTGTAGTCCAAAAAGTGAATAGTTTTGACTAACAGCCTCTTCTTTACATGAGTCATAATTATATTTACCTATAATCATCTTCATCATAGCACGATCTTCTCTATCCCCATAACAACCCAAATAATTTCCTGAACTGGATTTTTCATTTGGAGTACTAAAAATGGTTTTTCCAGTAGAATCAAATACTTCTATTGCTCCTTGACTGCTTAATGAAGCGCTAACACCTTGTCCTGCTGTATTAGACTGCCATAAAATAACCATCTTCTCGGCAACATTATCTTGTCCTTGTCTTGTTGCTCCAACATAGTCATTAGTGACCGCACAATATCCTTTGGATGTATTCGGATTGACATCTTGTAATCCAAAATATTGAAATCCATGATTGATTGCGGATTGTTTACACATATTAAAAGTATAGGTTCCACTAGATAGTGTATTCGTCTGTGTAGTTGAACTAGAAACTAATTCAATTTTTTGTATGGCAGTAGACCTGTCCCAACTATAACTATCTCCTTTAAACATAAGCGTATAATTTTCGCTTTTTTCAATATTAATAGGAATAGAATATTGTGCCCATGAACCTGTCGGAGTATGAGTATGAATCTTTTCATTATTTAATGTAATAATGACGGGATTAAATGATTTATCTTTCGCACAACAACGTCTTCCAACCGCATAAAAACTTAATGTATAGGTTCCAACTGGCATATATAAGATTTGACTTATACTACCATGATATTGAATAACAACACATTGATTTCCCTTAGGATAAGGTTTTGGAAAATCCCATATTTTTGAACTATTCATTAAAACAACATAATTATCTTGAAGATCCCATCCTGGAACTTTAGTTGCACTTTTAATGTATTCATAAGTATTATCATTAATTTTTGGATTTTCAAAATTTCCATTTTGGATTCCATTAAAACTAGGCGGTGGTTCAACAGGTTCTCCTCCAATAAATTCAAAAGTAGGATTATTATTTGTACTATAAACTCCTACATAATTTGTTTTTACGTGATTAGGAATCAGTTTATTAACATATATATTATTCCCTTCATTTCCACAAGCTTGTCCTTCAACCATAGGATTACCTGTGATTAATGGCGGATTGGTAGGAATGGTTGCTCCTGCTTTTTCATATTCTGAATTCCATGGAATATTACGAACATGAATGGTTTCATTTTGTTTAGGGCAACCATTTTTACCAATTGTATTATTTCTGTTACCAGCATACCATTTAGCTACGCCTTGATTTGTTACATACATGGTCTTATTTCCAATCCTAATATTTTTATTTAAATATTTATTTTTAGAAGGGTTGACACGATCTAAATAATTTTGGTTTTTATTTGCCACCTTTTTCATGATTTCTTGATATTTCTCTAAAGAATCAATGTATTGTTCTTTTAAATTCGCAATCGTATTTTCATCGGATGCAAAATTCGTGGTTTTTAATAGATTATTACTTTCTTTTACAAGGCTATTTTCATTATTATTTATCGTTGTGTTATTGTTTTGAAACCCTTCTTCCATATAAGGAAGATTAATTTTGTTTTTTATTTGCTTTTGATAGGATAGAAATTTCTCTCCTTGAGACAAAAAAACATTTTCTCTTTGCTTTTTTTTTTCCTTTTCTTTATTTTTTTTATATTCTTTATATTTCATCGCATGATCTGTAATAGAATCATTATTTCTATTTGTTCCATTTGTTCCATTTGTATTAATAGAATGATTCATTAATATATTTTGAAAAAAATTTACTACATCAGTCATTAAAATATAAATAGATAAAAAAAGTACTATTTATATTTTTTATAGAAAGACATGAAGAGAGAAAAGAAGAAAGAAACAAAATAAAAAGAGAGATCTATGACTTAGGATGAATGAACCAATTTCATTTTAATAATCAAATAGGCAATTAGCAAAACAGCCACAAAAATAAAACCTTTAATATTATTAAAAATTCCAGACAAAGCTAAAAAGACAGTCATGAGTCCAAATAAAAACATGGCTTCCTTATAAAACCGATTACCAACAATGGATCCACCATTTTGCTGCCCAGTCACAGAATATTTAATCAATAAAAGCACCAATAAAAAAACGATAAATGCTAAAATAATATAATTATAATAATACATTGTCACATTTATTTCGCCATCACTAGTTGCTTCTTGTAACGTTTGATATTGACTAACCATTTCATTAATATGCTCTCTCTCTGCTTCTAATACTTGATAATTTTGTTCAATGGCTTGTGTCTGAGTCATTTGTTGCTGTTGATTTTGTTGATATACAGAAGATGAAGTAGAAACATTCGTTGATATTTGTTTATTTAACTGCATCAATTCATTATTTAATTGTTGCAATTTATAACTATAATAAACTCCTTTTTGAACGATTGCTTTATTTCCTTTTAACTCAATTAAATTTCCGTCACCGCTTATCAATGAACATTTTTTTCTACGTTTATCATAATTTGCACCTGTACATAATTCTGTATCTTGACAAAGTTCCAAACATCTATTTCCATAAACAATTTTACTTTTTTCAGAGATAGGGCTACCTCCATTATACATAAAATCTTTTACTACCATCAAATCATTACTATCAGAATTAATTATTTTTATATATTCTTGATAGGTATTTTGATATTCCGATAAAATAGAATTAAATTGATCATTTAAATTTTGTAATTCAGGAGTTGAACTCATTTATATATAAATAATAAGAAAACAAATTTGTTCTTTTATAAAGAGTAATTATCATTCTATTTTATTTTTTAATAATATTAGTAGTTGTACCATTAGTTGTACTACTACTACTTGTAGTACTAGACGACGTGTTTGAACTACTATATATTAAATAGATGACCCAAATAATAAAAACAATTGCTAAAAACAATAAAAGAACAAAAGAATAATAATTGGAATGTGTCATTAAATCACCTTCTTCTTGGTTTTCCTCTAAATCTTTAAATTCATCCAAAGCTTGCTCTATAACAGCTCTTTCTTCATTTAATTGGTCTCTATTTATTGCAAGATCTTGCGATTTTTTTGAAGACATTTTATTATTACTGAATATCGTTTTTTTATTTGACACTATGATACTAGATATTTTATTATTTATTTTTATTAATTTATCATTTAGCGAATGTGTTCTTTTTAATAAAGTATAACTATGAGTTATCATTGCATAGTCACTATCGGATCCCTTGGTAAGACTTCCATCACTTCCACTTAGTATACATGTTTTGTCATTTGAATTAAAAGTGGCTCCATAACAGCCTGAATTAGAAGAACACAAAGCTTTACATTCTTGTATGGAGTTCGCAGAACTATCTAATATAGGAGTATTATTGGAAGATACAAATTTTTTACCAGGCATTAATTTTATTTTGTTTTTTTTTCCATTTGTATCAGTAGTTGCATCAGTAGTTGCATCAGTTGTACTATTTTTATTTATTTTTTTTATATAATTCATATAGTCCGATTTAGCCTTATTATATTTCATTAAGGTGGTTTGATATTCCATGGTTAACTCTTCTAAATTCAAAGACCCATTATTAGTACTACTACCTATCGTAGGACCATTTTCATCATTTATACTAGTCATTGTTTTATTATATATGTATAAAAATAAAACAATCATTATTTCTTTTCCTCACTCTTTTTCTTCTATTTTTTTCTTAATAAAAAATAAATCCCACTAGATATACTCATGGTTAATAATCCAAACAAAATAAAATAAGGATTATTATTAGGAGTTATAGGATTTATAGTTAATTCATTTGTTAACAAATATTTTTTATCGTTTTTATTTTTTTTGATAATTTCTTCAATATATTGCTCATTGGATTTTCTAATGTATTCTTTTATTTTTTCACTTATTGGAATTAAACTTTTATGAAATGAAAACATAATTACAAATAAAAAATATTTAAAAAATGAGAATCTAATTTATTCTTTTTTCTATTCACTTTTTCTATTCACTTCACTACTTTGTATAATCTAATTTTACTTGAAAACTCTTGAAAATATATTTTATTGTGATCCATGCTACTAAAGTACTTAAAAGTAATCCCCAATTTCGTAAATAAGCTAAATGATATTTTTTTTTATAATCATCAATCATTTCATCCATACTATTTGACCCATCTTCAAGTAATCCTAATTTTGATTTTAACATGACGTTTTCTTCTCTTTCCTCTTCTATTTGTCTATTTATTTCATTTAATTGTTCGTTTAATTTATTTGTATTTGCGCTAACATCGGTTTCAATAGTAGATAAATCAAAGTTTATCTGTTGTAAATTACCTTTGGATACTTCAAAAGTTTGTTGATATTCATTATATTCTTGGTCTTTGTTGTATAAAACATAATTTTTTTTAAAATCTTCCAAGATAAAAGGTAATTTATCCTGTAGTCCCATTATTTTTTCTTTAAAGTTATCGGGATTTTCAAATTCTATCATATCTTCTTCTTCTACAGATGTCATTTTATTTTATATTATTATTTAAATATAAAATAAATATTTCTTATTTTTTTTTATTTTTTTTTCTAAAAAGTCTCATTAAAATCAATAATTTTATCCAAATAATCAGCTGTCTCCAAGTATCCACCAATAAATTTCCCATCAGAAAAAACCATGGGGAACAATTTATAATCTCTCTTTGTGTAAGTCTTTATAAATTCTAAGAAACCCTCTTTATCTTCAATTAATTCTTCGTCACAATTAAAAACGACATATTCCTTCTTTTTTTCATTTACTAATTTTTTTACTTTTAAACAATTGGGACACCCACTTTTTGAATATATTGTGAATCCTGAGAGTTGAGGTTTTTTATTTTCCATTATTATTATTATCCTATTATAAAAAAATATATTTATATATCTTTTTTTATTTCTTTATTTATTGTTTATTTTTTCATAAATAATATTTCTTTTTCTTGTGTATTTATTATATTTTCAAGAAATGGTTGTATATTATTTTTTTTATCCAATAATTTTTTACTCATATGAATCGCCATAGAATGATGTGGAATCATTCCTAATTTATATTGTGTTTCTGTAACCATAAATTGAGTTCGGATAAACCATATATTAGTTATTACTAATATCATACCTATTATAAATATATACATTTCTTGATAAATTAATCCCATAAAAAAAAACATCCATCCACTCATCAGTAGTATCATGTATAAATCATTTATACTAAATCGTATATCATCATATTTATCTACCCATACATTCATCGTAGATAGTAAACCTGATAAAATCATAATAAAAAACATAATAATGTAATGGTTACTACTTGCAAGATGTTTCATTATATAATAATAAATTATATATATTTTTTTTAAAATAGTACAATTTTTGGTTCAACCTTTTCTTTACTTTGTTATAAAATAATTACAATTTTTGGCTCAACCTTTCTCAAAGGTTGATACTAGACACAAACACGATAATAATTTGCTTCTATCGCTGTTTTACTTGGACGAATAATATGACAAACATCCCCTGGTCTTAATCCGATGGCACGAGCAACGGGATCAAATCTAGAAATATCAGGAAATTGAACCTTATTTGTTATATTGTATCTTTCCATAACTTTCAATACTTCTTCACTCGTTAATACGGTATGTTGAGGAACCAATGCATGATTTAATATATTGAATTGTAGTCTAGTAATATTTTCAATGACAATAAAGATCCCGTCCGATTCCCAAATATGTTTCAGTTCATTCGTCAATGTTTCATTGATTTCATCCTTGGTAATAATGTATAAAGTATCTTCTTTTTTCAGTATTTCTTCAATATTAAATAAATCATCAATCATCTCTTGAAGATTTGCAGGACGAATCATTTTCCCTAAATAGTAGCGTATATAAATTTTATTTTTTCTTTTTGTAATTATATCTTCCTCATTTTTTTCTAAAAGCATATCCAATTGATTATTTTGTCTCATTGTATTTACTTCATTAATACTAAAATTAGAATAATCTTTGACGTTATAATTTTGTTTTTCCATTAAATCTAAAATGTTTTTTCTTGATTTGTATATTTCTGAAATTAGGATGTTTGTTTTATTACTCATTATTATATTATTATAATATGATAATGATTTTATTTTTAATTCAATTTTATTTATAAAGATATTTTCTTTGTATCATTTGGTTTTGCTTGTTCCAAATTTTGATCATTTCCAGCATTGATCATAATTATTTTTTTATCTCCAGAATCGGAAGAAGAACTACTTTCTTTTTCTTCCTTCTTTTCTTCCCCTTCTTCTTTTTCTTTTTCTACCGTTAAAATGGATTCCTTAACAACTGGATTAGGAGTAGATTCAGGAACATATTGGATGGATCCAGAAGAAGAAGCTACACTAGGTGAAGGCATGTAAGCAGGGGAAGTTGGTGCGTATTGAGGCGACTCTTGCACAGCATTAGGCGACTCATTACTATCAACAGATGTATATGGAGGCAGAGTTTGGTTTTGCCCTTGTTGCCCTTCTTCTATTGGACGCGGTTTTAATTGATCCGGAATTACAGGCACTTCATTCGGAATTTCATCCAATACACTTTTATTTTTATCATCTTTAGTGATCTGCTTCTTAACTAATAAATTATATGTTTGAATATTCTTTTCCAAGGGTTCTTTATTATGGAGTAAACATGCCATATTATTATCTGAATAAGACATACTTAATAGCTGATCTACATTCTCATCCGTAATAATATGCATCTGAACATTCATCACTTGTAATTCTTGAATTAATAATTTCAAGGAATAAGGAATTCTTAGGATACTAAAAGAACGACCAAATCTCGTCACATTCTTGATATTCATTGTCCCATCTGGATTATTAGAAAACTGAATAGGACCATCCGCTAATGGACTCAAAAAGAGATTTCTAGATTCATTATAAATCGCAATGGATCCTGTCTTGTTACAAACCGCAATATAATACTCATCTCCTCTCACTAAAAACGACTCATTCAAAAAATAGGACATTCCGTGCCCCAAGACTCCGTCGCGCTCCATCTCACCAATACGAAGCCCACCATCATTGGCTCGTCCTTGAACCGGTTGTCTTGTTAATGCCGTATTTGGACCTCTTGCACGATAATTTATTTTATCTTTCACCATGTGTTTCAAACGCATATAATAGGTGGGGCCAATATAAATATCCGATTGCAATTGTTCTCCCGTCATTCCATTATATAAAATCTGGTTTCCAGACGAATTAAATCCTGCTTTCACTAACAATGGAGCATACGTGGAGTAATTACATCCCTTCACTTGAAAAGCAGTACAATCACCAAACGCGCCGTAACTCGTACACACTTTACCAAAAAGGGATTCTATAATTTGTCCGATTGTCATACGAGATGGAAGCGCATGAGGATTAATGATTAGATCTGGACGAACACCATCCTGGGTAAATGGCATGTCTTCTTCTGGAATGATTAATCCGAGTGTACCCTTTTGACCCGCACGCGATGCCATTTTGTCTCCAATTGCTGGAATTCTTTCTTCACGAATACGAACTTTCGCCACATTAAATCCTTCTTCTCCAAGCGTAATAAAAGATTTATCTACATATCCCATTTGTCCCTTCTTTGGCTTTACGGAATCATCAATCCATACATCTTTGTTTTCCAAATTGGAGTTTATTTTGCCTATCAATATAATTTTATCATTTAATGGCGTATTTTCTTTAATCATTCCATGGTCATCTAATAAACTATAATCATATCCTTTCTTTTGTTTAATGACATTGTTTTTTTCTATATTCGCAAATTTAGAATTCATTAATCCAGATACTTTGGAACTTTCCTCTCTTGCCTCATACATAGAGTAATAAGTGGTTCTAAAAATCCCCCTGGCAACCGATCCTTCATTAATTAAAATCGCATCTTCTACATTGTATCCCGTATAAGACATAATGGCTACAATTGCATTCACCCCATAAGGCTGTTCTTCATTGTTAATATATTCCAAGTATCTAGACTTGATTAGTGGAATTTGTCCGTAACTCAAGAGAACACCCATTTTATCAATACGCATTTGATAATTGGAATGATAAACAGAAACGGCTTGTTTACTTTGACCACATGAAAAAGAATTACGTGGGAATGGATTGTTTTCAGGATAAATAATTTGGTTTCCCATGACGCCTAGTAAAAGAGAAGGATCTATTTCAATATGTGTATAATATTTGGATTTTTTCAGATCTTCTTGTGCAATCGCGATTAAAGCGGATTCTTCTTCCGACGTATCAATATAATCAATCATGGATTTATTTTTTTGTAAAGCATTATAAACTACATCTTGGTCTTGATTACTAATATCAGGATACAATTCTTCCAAATCATAGATTTTATTATTTTTAAAAGAAAAACGAGGATCTTCTTTTTTTCTTAGTCCAGAGACAATTTGTTCCCATGTAATAGTGCCTTTATCTAATAATTCAATAATTTCTTTTCTATTGAAACTTTCTTTTCCTGACTCAATGTAATAAATTGGTCTTGTCAGTCTTCCTGCATCCGTGTAAATATTAATTACATTGTTTTCATAATCAAATCCAATACTAGCATAAACGGCAAGTAATCCATTTCTGCGATAAAGTTTCATTGTCTTTACCAGTTCAAGAGGTGTATCTACATTTCCAATCCAAATTCCATTAACAAATATTTTTGTAGTATTTCCCAATATTTCAGGACTACATTCTAATAAGATTTTCATACTTGTATTTGCTCGCAACCATTGAATCATAGGATAAGCCGAACTGCTGCTTGTAATATAGGCACATATAGATAAATGTTTATGAAGACCAATATTTCCTCCATCCGGTGTATCTAGTGGATCTATTAATCCCCATTGTGAACTATTAAGAAGACGCGGACCAATGACTTTGGCACTTGCATCTAGCGGCAGATTTATTTTGCGTAAATGGGATATAAAGGTATTCCAACTTAGACGATTCAAGTCTTGAACGACGCCTAATTTTTTGGTATGTTCTTGCGACCCCCAGTTGCCCTTGAATGCCTTTCTAAACCCTTGTTCTACAATACGATCTTTGAAAAACTGCTTGAAATTGGTTTCAATTAAACTAATAAAATTATCCTTGTAATTCACTTTTTCACCTTCTTTCTCTTTGTTTCTATTTCTACTTCTCTCTTTCTCTCTTAAACCTTCGGTCTCGTCATCACGATATTCACCTTTGTGATAATAATATTCTTTGTCAATTTTCTGTGTAATATCTTTTTTCTGTATCAAATAGTATTCTCTGAATAAATCATAAAGCAAGGTTCCAGTCAATTCTATTCGCTTAAAACGAAAATTGTCACGATCCGTTGGTTTCTGCTCTTTTGTAAAAACTTTTAATAAGTTGTAAACCATATATCCGACAAAATAGGCTTTATCTAGAAAATTCAATTCTCCTACATGCGGCAAAAAATAATCCGAAAGAATTTCTATGACTCCTGAGATCGTTCCACGTTTTGTAAAGGTTGAAATATACTCTAAAGCGGTCTCTTGATTGAATATTTTACTTGCATCATGAACGCAAGGAATGAATAAATCAATGTAATTTGCATTTTTTTCCATGTCTAGCAAACATGTCTGGATGATACTAAAGTCAGATGTGACACCTAGAGCACGCATTAATATAAAAAGCGGCACTGGTTTCCTTACATTGGGAACAACCACGACGATCTGATTATTGGATAGAGTGGGGGAAGGAGCGACCATTTTGACGGCCGTTGTCCGTATCGCCTTGGAAGTATCTTCGGAAACAGAGCGAATCTCCGCGGAATGGCTGTATATATCATCGTCTTTATTCACTTTCATGTACAACATATTATCTGCGAATTTTTCCTGAGAAATAATCACCTTTTCTTTCCCATCAATGATAAAATATCCTCCATAATCATTACGACATTCCCCCATGTTAAATCTCACGTCTTTAGCCAGGGATTTTAGGATACATAGGTCGGATTGAAGCATGATGGGAAACTTGCCTAGATAAATTTTATCTAATATTATGGAATGTTCTTTTCTTTCTTCTTCCGAATAGTAGACAAAATCCACTTCAACATCGTAATGAATAGTGATCCCATAAGTCATATTACGTAATCGTGCATCATTTGGATACATGTAATGCGTATTATTGTCGTCGTAAATAATAGGTTTTCCTAAATAAATTTTGTCACCTTTTTTACCTCCTAAATATAATAAACATTCATTTCTTTTTTCCGCCTTTTCACTTTCATCTTCTCTCTCAATAAATCGTATGGGATTGTTTTCTTGAAAGATTTTATGGATTCCATTTTTGAAAAAATCATTGTAAGATTCCAAATGATGGGCTACTAAATTATTTGGATTATCTATGAAATATTTATCAATTAGTTTCCATGATACATTATTTAATGTTTCATTATTCATTTTATATTATTATAACCATATTTTTTTAAAATATAATTTTTATATATATAAAAATTGTATAAATTGTATTATTATTAATTCTATTATTAAAATTTCGTAATATTTGATAAGGTTTTTCATAGATATATATTAAATGTCTTGTATGAATTCAACATCTCTAGAAGTTATTGATAAAGATATAGAGTTAAATAAACCTATCTACGAATGGAAAATCACAAATAATTTTGATTTTTTAATTGAAACCATTAAATTAAATTATGACTTGTATCTGAATAAACTTTTTTTATTAGATTTAGATAAATTCAATAATTCTAAAGAAAATGTAAAGATTGATATTGTTGAAAAGTTAGTATATGATATTTATAATTTTCATTATAAAAAATTTAATGAATTAGGAAATGCATATATTACCTTTTCATTGAAAACACATAACAATGTGAATGAGAGAAAAAAAGATGACGATGAAAATGATGATAAATATGATAATGAAGAAGAAGATGAATATGAAGAAATTAATTTGGAAATAAAATATGACAAAGATAAAAAAAGTAGTGAAAACAAATTTAAATTTCCTTTACTACATTCCATTACTTATTTAACAGATTCAGTATATCCTTTATTCATTACAAATGTAGATAATAATCAATATAAATTCAAAGAATTTAAAAATGAAGAAAATATTGTGTTTTGTTTTCCCAAAAAAGGGAATCATATTGTCTTTGACCCTAGTAAATATCATAGTTATTTGAAAATAGTTGATAACGACAATCCGTCACAACACCAAAATTTTGATTCTATAAATTTATCATTAGAAGTTACATTGTGGGAACGTGAAAATGTAGCACAAGATATTCCTGTGTATCTTTCAATAAATTCTACGAATACCAAAAATAATAATATAAATATTTTTGATTGTGATTTTGATTGTGATTTTGATTGTGATTGTGATTTTGATTTTGATTTTGAAGATGTCTTGCTTGACAAAGTTGAAACCATGATAGATTTTTATCAAGATCATTCAGAAGACAAGAAGAAAAAAGATTACGATCCAATATTAGATAAAAAAGAAGCATTTCTTTTAAATCCTACTTTTTTTGAAGAGCTATTTTATTCAAAATCAATAAAATTATTAGAACCTTTTTTAAAAAAAATAAAAGAAACTGGAACAAAAGAAAAAGATATTTTTATATTTGAAAGAGAGAAAAAATCACTAGTTGATTCTTTTAGAAATAAACCACTAGATATTATTACTGATATGAATGATATTTTGAATGAGAAAAATGACATCAAAATATATAATCGTTTTTTACAAAGACACCTATTTAAACATATTTATACTTCAGATGCATGTAATTGGTTGATAAAAGAATGTGAATCATATGCCAAAATAAATGGTGGATGGGTAAATGATGACTATGAATATATGTATTTAGATCTTATCAAAATTAAATCTACTTTGGGGTTTATATTAAATTCTACTGAAACAATCGTCTCAAAAATAATGAAATCGTATTGTATAAGTCATGTAAATCCAAATTTTCATATTTTAAAAATTATTATTATAAAACAAGATGATAATAAAATGCAACATGATAATAAAAAGGTAGAAAATATAGGAAAATTAACGAAAGATGATGGGTTCTTAAGTTTTTGTATTTCATTAAGTCAATCTGCTAATTTTGAAGGAGGTGGTATATATTTTGAAGATGGTATTACAACCCATTTGGAACAAGGTGATGCTTTAATATATTCTGGAAAAATAAAACACATGAATATTCCTGTTACGAAAGGAGCTAAATATACCTTATTTGGATTTATTGATTTAAATTTATAGGTTTTAAGATTTGTAAATTTTATATTTAATCTGTATAAAACCATATTTGGACGTAACCATTAGCACCAGAACCACCTTGTCTAACAGTATCTTTATCATTATCCTCATTTGTGCCTCCTCCTGCACCTCCTCCGCCTCCATATGAATTACCAGAATCTCCACCATTTGCAATACCATTAGGTGAATTAGCTTGACTACATCCACCACTTCCACCATTTCCATTCGTATAATTTGCCAATTGTATATTTTTCCAGGTTCCTACACTACCACCATTTCCTCCACTGTCACCATTGTTTGTACCTTCATTACCGCTATTACCACTATTAAAAGTATCAGTATTATTCGCTTCTATAAAAATACCAGTTACATCAAGATTACCTACAGGACCACCAAGTCCATTAATATAACTACTTCCTCCACTACCTCCATTTGCTGTTATATAATCACTGTTACTATTTACACTAATTGCTATCAGTGAATATACACCATCTTCACTATTATTACTTCCTCCTTTACCACCTAAACCACCAGCACCAACTGTTACACTAATATTTTCATAATTTGATATATCAACCTTATAAAATCCACCAATACCACCAGCACCACCACCACCACCTGCAGAATTAGAACCTCCTCCTCCACCTCCTCCTCCTCCACCACCTACTAAAACACCACTCATATAATTATAATCAGCGATATTTGTTGTTGTATTTTCAATATTAGTATACGTTATACTATATGCGTTACAATTAGATGTTCCATTTGCAGTTGTCGTTTCTGCGAGGTCAACCCCATCTTTTTGATAACCTAAAGGTTCTGGTATACGCATATAACTATAACTATCTGGAACTTCTTGTGATATTGGGAAATATTGATAACCAGTTATACTTCCATTGGTGTCATTGCCTTGATCATTGTTTACTAGTGTGTCAACATTAATACCTTTACTTTTATAATAAGTCATTATTAATATAAAAGTATAAAATATAAAATATAATATGTAAAAGTATTATATTATTCGTTTATATAGAAGTTTAAATATTTGTTTATTATTTATAAAACTATGGACGCATGTTTAATAGATACATTTATTTATTTAAATAAAAATTCTATTTCCCATGAATTATGTGATGATTTAATAAAACTATTTGAAGAAGAAACAGATGGCAAATATGAAGGGATTACTCATGGTGGATTAAACAAAGATATTAAAGATACAACTGATTTTATCATTGCAAAAAAAAATGAAAAATGGAGTAAAATGTATGATTTTTTAGAAAAAGAATTAAAAACAAATATGAAAAAATATTATACTCAATTAAATAAATATGATGAACTGTGTGGATATTCAAATCATGGTCAAAAATCCAGTAAAAAATATAAAATATTAAATTATGAGAAATTTGATATTTCTACCTTTATGATGCAACGCTATAAAAAAAATACAGGTAGATATATTTATCATAACGATTTTTCCATAGATTATAAAAATTCAAAACATAGAGTTGTTACTTATTTATGGTATTTGAATACAGTGGAAGAAGGAGGTGAAACTGAATTTTGGGGGAATTATAAAATAAAACCAGAAAAGGGGAAATTACTTTTATTTCCTGCTTGTTGGACATTTCCTCATTGTGGTAAAATGCCTATTTCGGATAATAAATATATTATTACAGGATGGATTTATGTTCATTCGTAGTGATTTATTCTTTTGTTCTCTCTTCTTCCATTTTTTCAAAGTTTTTTATACTTTTGTTTTTTTTCTCCTTGTTTCTTTTCTTGGTTAATTTAAATTTTGATTTTGTCTTTGTTTTACTAGTGTCTGTTTTCTCTTTATTCGTAATTGTAAATTCCGTCCACGGTTGGCTTGGTCTATCTTTAATATAAGGTTCAAATTTTTGCCATTGTCTATGTTTTTTGAAGAAAATATCTTTTTTAAATGGAATTCCACATGAATTTCCATAACGACAAATAAGTGACATTTTTTTAGCCAAGTTTGTATCACATACAAATCCATCTACTACTCCATGCGGAGCAAACGGTTTCGGTCTTCCTGTTTCGGACATATATTCACGTGCATCTAAATCATAATGTGAACAAACTGTTCTAGAACAAGGATTATCTTCTTTTAATAAATAGACATCATAATGATCAGAAATAATTTTTTTGGCAATATCTATGTTGATTTTGCCTTTATATTCATCCATTAAATCATCTAATCTTACTTGTCTTGCTCCCTGATGTCTTCGCACGTCATAAAAACCCGAATTTTGCACTTCTAAGTTGCGTATTCTCTCATCATAAGGCGCATTAAATCCGATAAAAAAACCATTTTTCGTTCTTTCAACATTATGATATTTCAAGCCTAATTCAATTCTTAGAATTTCATTTGTATTTGTGTCTCCGAACAACCATGAATTTGCGTAATCCCCAGAATTTTCATTTAGTAAAATTTCAACGTAATCATCTAATGTATTTCCATATTGCATGGCTTTTCGTATACGGTAACAAATTGGAAATTTCATTTCATAAGGCATAAATCCACCAATGGTAGTTTCTGTTCCAATGATTCCCTTGGATGTAACGAAAAAATCAGTTCCACTCCAAATCCAACAAGGAAATGTTTGCATGATGATACGATGACCTTCTGATGGATTTATATCTAATATGATGTATGCGTATTGTCCATCAATGTAATCCACAAACGAATTATGTGCCACTACTATTTTTCCATCTTCCGTCCAGTCGCCGACGGCCATAAAAGCACTACATTTATCTTTTTCACCACCTCCTTCTTTTCCAATATGTGAATCAGATTTAAATGAATACCAAGACGGAATAGAAAAATAAAAATTCCATGCAATAATTTCGTCCACATCGGTTTTACAACCATTTTTATTACATCCTTCCGCAATTCCTTCCATTTCTTCATAAAATTCTTCAAAATTTTCTTTGATCATTTCTTTGAAATCTTTTTTAATTTCTTTGATTAAATATTCCCATGTTTGTCCATAGGACTCCATAATAAAAAATTTTAACATGGTTTGTATTTCTTTAAAAGAGTCAGCACATAGGTATCCATAGGCATAACCTCTTTCTCTCGGTTTTCCTTTGACAGAAATATACGTCCATCCATTTTTTTCATAGGATAATCCATTTTCAATTTTCATTTTATATTTATTATATAATAAACATAAAATAAATTTGTTATTTTATCTAGATTTTACCTTTTATTTAGTTACCTTTTATTTAGTTACCTTTTATTTACTTACATTCTATTTATTTACATTCTATTTACTTACATTTTATTTATTTAACATAATTAATCCAATCATTACAAATAATAAAATAAATGGAAACAAAATTAAAAGCCATGAAATAGCAGTGTAACCATCTTTACATATTAAATTTAGGATCCATGTCCAGAAAAGAATATAAATTAACTTAACGATAAAAATTAGTATGGTACTTGGGACTCTGCATGAAAAATCTCCTACATGATAACTATCATTGTAACCTAAATTTTGGATTAAGGAAATTACAAAAGCAATCATGGAAATTACAAAATACAACATTGCAGGAGCACAAAGTTCCTTTAATTTTTTTGGAATTGCCATATAAAATAAGAGTAGAAAAAATATAATTTATATTGTTTAAGGAAGTGGTACCGATTTATGTGTCATTTGATCTTTCCAAGGCATAGGATTCACAGGAGACGCATGTCCACGAATTGCATTGTACGAACTCGCTGAATTAAATTGAAATTGTCTTCCTAAATTAATTAAATCTTGCGTAAAAAAATTACTTAATATTCCTCCTTTTTGTTTCCTGTTTCTTCTACTACTACCCTTTTTTGTTCTTCTTCTTCTTGATCCACCAAGGTATGTTCCTCCTAAAAATGGTGGAGACGCACCAACATCTATCATTTGTCTAGATACATCATATGGTGCATATGTATTATACCCTAAATGATTACGATTCATACTTACACCATCTACACCAGGCCATCCACTAACTTTTGGTGTCCATGCTTGACCCAATAATCCATCTGGATAGGGAAGTCCGCCATTGGTTACATTATTACTAGATCCACCTCTCATTTTTGATTTACAAGAGGAACACGAACAAGCAGATCTATGCTTTCCTCCCATTAGTCTAGCGCCACCCATTAGTCTAGCGCCACCCATTAGTCTAGCGCCACCCATTAGTCTTGCGCCACCCATTAGTCCTGCATTATCCGTGCATCCTTTATCTGAGGAACAAGCGTAAACACTATTAAAATTACTTGCAGCACTTGCTACACCTGGATTCAATAGTGATCCTCCCTTATGCATTTTACTTCTACATGTGCTACATTTGCAACCCATTCGGTGTCTTCCGCCTCCTAATTGTAATCCACAATCACATCCACCTCCATTTTGAGAATTTGAGTTTAAAAAATTAAACCCACTAGGGTCTGGCCCTTCGGAAGGATAAGCTCTACCTACATCTACTTTCCCTCCTACTTTGTTACTACTATTTGGATTGTATGCTAAATTTGTATTAGTAATGGTTGGAACATTGGAAGAAGGATAGGCTAAGTTAACATCCGCAGAACCACCTAAATATATATTATTTTTTTTTGTTTTGGAACAACCTTTCATTCTATACATTTTTTGTTTGTTAGATCTTTTCATATTTTATTTATATATATACTTTAGAAATTTATTCAATGTCTACATGAGTAAGAAAATGTCTACGGCAACACATTTTTTTCATATTTAATTCATCTAAAACCTCACCCTCTGGTGTTTTTTCATGAAATTCTTTTGTTAAATAAATTACTTTATCAATATCTATGGAAGTATCATTTCCACGTTTTGCTAATTTTTTCTTACGAACCTCTTCTTTATAAAATCTATATTTATCCGCAATCACCATACCACAAGTAAAACATTTAATAGGAATAATCATATCTATACACTTAATAATATATTCTTATATATTTTTAAATTGAATTCAATTTTTTATTTTTTTATTGATAATATTGATATTATATCTTCTAGTAAACTCTACATTTCTTGCACTTGATATCCATTACTTGTTTTCACTTTTTTCGTCGTTTTTGCGCCTTTTTTATGAAATGAATCATGACAATCTTCACACAAGGTAAGCAAATTCGCCAAATTATTTTTATTAAATACATAACCATCACTTCCTCCTTTAATGACACCATCCTTATCCGCATTTTTTTGATGTTGCAAATGATGCACTTCCGTTCCAATCTTTTTCTTACAAATTTCACAAAGACTCATGACCTTTTTAGCATTATAATGAGAAGTCTTGAGAGAAAGAATACTATTAGACTCTGGATGATACTTCATCCGTATCTCGTACGCAGCATCCAAAAAATCATCCGGCAAGCTCAACGACTTACATACTTCTAAACCATACATGCTGTTTCCTGGACCATCTTTCAACTTCCGATCATAGATTAGCACATCCCTTTCTTTATCATAAAGGACTTCCATATGTTTCAAAACCACACTCTTCATATCACATATTTCGTCGTATGAGCATATCTCATGCAGATGTGTAGCAAATATAAAACTACTTTTACACTGATATAATTTCTGTATTCCCGCCACAAAAATACTTATTGCGCTTGTATTTTCAGTCCCAGAGCATAACTCGTCACCCAATATCAAACTATTTTGATCCGCTAGTCGCAATATAGTTCTCAATTCCGACATCTCAACGGCAAACGTAGACAATCCTTTGAAAATATTATCGTTTCCTAAGATGCGAGAAAATATATAATTATATGGTTTAAATATGAATTCAGAAGAAGGAACAAAAAGTCCGGATTGCGCCATGATGAGAGAAATTCCTAGGGCTCTTATGAAACTCGTTTTTCCGACAGCATTTGTCCCATATAATAAAACTCCATCTACGATTCCATCCCCAATTTTCATGTCATTCGTCACATACAATTCATTCGTTTGTAAATGTTCAATCAGACAATGACGCAGATTTTTCACATTGATAAAGGATTTATCTGCTTCTACAATTTGCGGTTTGCAATAATTATATTTTTTGGCAATGGATGATTTGGTAAAAATAATATCAATGGATGTAATAAATTGAATGATAGACTCTAGTTCATTTTGAAAGGATTCAAATTTTTCCACAAATTTATTATATACGATTGTTATAATATCTTTCAATAAAATCTTATTGGTTGATATATTTTTACATATTTGTTTAATTTCGTCATCTAAAATGCAGTTATTAGAAGCCGTTTGGTTTTTATATTCCAATTGTTTTTTGGATATTTCATATTCAAATTGTTTTTCATTTTTGTCATTTTTATCGCTTTTGTCACAAGTAGAATACTTTAAAATGATTTTTTGTTTCGTAGATGGTAATGAATCTTCTAGCAATTTACATCTCCGACTCGTACAAATAAGCGTAAAATTGTTTTTTTCTGTTTCATAAATTTTCACAAACTCAGAGGTTTTTCCTTTATCATTGATCATCGTATTGAAATAATTTTTAATTGCTTCTAATTTGTATTCAGAATCATTGAGTATTTCTATTTTTGCATCTAATTCATGGTCAATGCCTACCTTGATAAAATTGGTTTCAAAGTTTTGTGTACCATCTATTTCTTTGGCCAAATCTAGATTGAGGTTATTATGAATAAATTGTATGATATTCTCACAATAGGCGTCTATTTTATTATTACTATTATGACTATAATTATTATTATTCTGTTTAAATAAATAGTCTTTGATTACCTCATCCTTTTCAATCACTTTTTTATAAATTTCTTGAATGGTTAATATGTTATTATACAAATGAAAAAACGACTTGGGGCTTATTTTTTTTAAAAATACCTGTCTCTCCCATTTAGAAATATCTTTCATGGAAGACAAATTGATTTTTAAAAATAAATGATAATCTTCTTCTTTTTGCATCAAATACTCTGTAATATTGTATTCACGTTGAAGATATTCTTTATTCGTAGTAGGATTTACAAGATTGTAAGCAAACTTGCGTTTTCCCATAGGCGTCAAACATTCATTTAACATTTTCAAAACGGAGGAATGTTTGCCATGATAATTACTATCATCAATCATATTTAATTGTTTTAATGTATGGTTTGCTAAAATAAGTCTGTCACTGCAGTTTTCAAAGATGGGTTCAGAGATTCGTTTTACTAACTGTGGATTATGTTGATACACAAAATCAAGTAAATAACAAAATGCTTGAGTGGCGTGATGATTCTCATAGAAGTTTTGAATAAATACATCCGAATCTGTGAGTTCATAGAATTTATGTAAAATTTCTTTTTGATAAATTTGTTTTTCACAATTTTTAGCGCGAATATAGTTTTTACTCTCTTTATTAGCTGCTACAGAAATATTGATTTTATGTATTGAACTGCTGGTAATATTCGCAAAATTAATAATATCATCTACTTCACAAGTCGGCAAATTGGAAATAAAAATGACCTCATTCGGATGATAGATTGAAATAAATCGCTCTAATTCATCATAGGTAGTTGGGTTTTTCAAGTAAGTTTCTTTGAATTGAAAAATACTCGTTTTCCCAGTATATATGTCTATGTTTGCGATTCCAACGAAAACATATTTGCCTTTGAATAATACTTTATTTTCAATCAAGTCTACCCATATACAGGTTAAATTATTCGTTAAGCGTGTAGGTTCCGATGAAAAATAAGTACCTGGACTGAAAATTCCAGCACAACTTCGTGAAGTATTTTTGGCTGCTTGATCTTGTGTATAAACTACCACCGTAAACCCTGCATCTTGCATTTTTCTCAGATATTTTTCAATCATAATGTCTTTAAATCCAGCCATTAATACATTATCTTTTCCCACACAAACATTTTTATCCACCATATTTAATTCACATGTCAGAGAGAAATCGTTGATTTTACTTCCAGTAATTGTATTGGTTTTTTTATCGCGAATTGCATATACTTCAAAAAAAGAACCTACTTGCATTAACAAGAGTGTATTTTCTCCATATTCTTCTTGATATTTTTTTGTTAGTTCAAAATATTCTTTAACTAATGCCATTTATTATTTATTATTATCACGTATTCTTTAATCTTATTTAAAATATCTTTATGATATTTGTATATTTTATCTAAAATATTTAGAAATATTTAGAAATACACTATTAAATTAAAAATACATTATTAAATTAGTATTGTTATATAATAGAGAAAGAAATGAATAATAATAATTTTAAAAATGTACCAAAAGATTTTGACTATAAAACATATATTCAATTAAATCCAAAATTAAAATGTAATAGTGAATTGAGTGCAAAAAAACATTATCAATTACATGGTTTTAAAGAAAAGAGAAAATATAAATTTCAAAATTTACCATATGATTTTGTAAGTAAAGATTATTTTGAATTGAATCCAGATTTAAATTATAGTTATGAAGTATACGCAAAAATACATTATGAATTATATGGTTTTAAAGAAAATAGAAAATATAAATTTCAAATTTTACCTCATGATTTTGTAGCTAAAACATATATTGAAATGAATCCAGATCTAAATTTAAATTCTGAATTAAGTGCGAAAAAACATTATGAATTATATGGTTTTAAAGAAAATAGAATATATAAATTTCAAAATTTACCAGATGATTTTGTAGCTAAAACATATATTGAATTAAATCCAGATCTAAATTTAAATTCTGAATTAAGTGCGAAAAAACATTATGAATTACATGGTTTTAAAGAAAATAGAATGTATAAATATAACTATAATATCAATAACAGTAATAATATTAATAATAATATTAATAATAATAGTAATAGTAATAATAGTAATATAAAAATTTACACAAAAAAAGAAATTAATTTAATTTATAATGGTAATATAGAAATAATATATGATATTTCTTTATTAAAACCACAGGATTATTGTGTATTTATTTTAGATAATTATTTAATAAATGATAAAAATATTTTTGAATTATTAGAAAATTATATTAAAACTAATTCTGATGTGTTATCTCCAACTATTTGTTGTGATAATAAACTAATTTATTTTGGTGGTATAATTTTAAATAATAAAACATATTTTTTTTCAGAATATGATATGAATTATGATATTTTTTTAAATGATAATAAAAAATACGTAAAAAATACTACATTATTTTATCCAGAATTATTTATTACAAATAAATCAATATATATTAATAATTATAATAATTCATTAGAAGTATTAAACCATTTTGATAACGTTTATACAAATAATGTAGTTATTAAAACAAATCCTTTTATTGTATTTGAAAAAAATATAAATGAAAAAAATAGAATTAACTTATATGAAAATATAAGTTATAAAAATATAAAAAGTTTTTATTTTGAAAAAGAAAATATATATGATTTTTTAAAAACTAATTTATTACATAATACACACTCAGTAAAAATGCAAAATTATAAATATTTAAATAATAATACTCATGAATATATTTTAATTATTGAAAATACTTCTTTAACACCTGATCGTGATTGTGGTTCATTATATATTTTAAATTTTATAAAAATATTAATTAAATTAAAATATAACGTTCATTTTATTTCAGCAAATTTTTCTTATAATGATTATACAATTAAACTTCAACAATTAGGAGTAAATATGATATATGGGTACCCATACAATATATGTGAATATCTTAAAAATAATACAAATGTTTATGATTATATTTTTATTTCAAGAAATGTATTATTTTATAAAATATATGATTTAGTTAAAAAATACAGTAATAAATCTAAAATAATTTATATTACACATGATTTATCACATTTGAGATGCGATAGTTTATTTAATAAAAATATTGAATATGAAAATATAAAAAATAGTGAATTATCTTTAATTGTAAGTAAGTATGAATATGACTACCTAATAGATAATAATTTTACAAAAATATATTATTATCCTATATGTTATGAAAATATAACTACTGAGAAAATTATAAATATTGAAAATACCAAGGATTTTTATTTTATAGGTAGTAATCATAATCCTAATATTGAATGTATGACGTTTTTTTTAGATAATATATTTAATGAAATATTAAAAATTCAAAAAATATCATTACATTTAATAGGTGAATCTTCAAGACATTTTTCAGATTATAAAAATATGTTTGGTGATTTTCTTCAAATACATGGTAAAATATCTGAAAATAACTTAGATAATTTATTATCTACTATTCGCTTAAATATAGTTCCATTAATAAATGGTGCTGGTGTTAAAGGTAAAATAATAGAATCTTTAAATAAACAAATACCAACTATTTCATCGTCTGTAGGTGTTCAAGGATTAAATTTAACTAATAATATTAATGTTATTGTATTAGATGTTGAAAATAATAATTATGTTGAATATGCTAAAAAATTTATAGATTATTATAATGACATCACATTATTAAAAGTTATAAGTGAAAATGGAAAAAATTTTTTTGTAGAAAATTATTCTAACGATAAATCTTTAGAGTATTCATTAGATATGTTTAATATTCTTAACGGCCCAGATAATATTATGGAGAATAATAAAGATAATAATAAAGATAATAATATAAATAAAATTATTTTATATAAAAATAAATTACCAAAAATATGTGTTTTGTATCAAACTTATAAAAATTCAAATATTGATAATGAAAATTTGTGTAATTTCTTTAATAATTATAATTCATATTATTATTTTGATATATTTATAATAATTAATGATGAAGAAAGTTATAACAATACAATTAATAGTTTAAATGTTAATAACGTTTTTTTTATTAAAGGTAACAATGAATTATTTGATTTTTCTGGATATCAAAGTGGTATTGAGTACCTATTAGAAACAAAAATTGTAGATTTATATGAGGCATTTATTATTTTAAATGAAACCATAAATAAAAATAAACCTATTTTTATTGAAAATATTATTCTTGAAACATTTGATTTTGTAATTAAAAATAATGTTTGTTGTGGAAATATAGATTATTGGGACATTAATAAATATTATCAATTACATGATAATATGATTAATAAATGGATTAGAGGTAATTTTTATTTTATGAATAAATCAGTTTTAAAAAAAATAAATTATAAAATTCTTTATTTTACAAATACTACAAATTTAGATGAGATACATATAGATAATGAAATGCTAAATAAAATAAATAACTGGTTAACAAGTAATGTAAGATATAAAAAATATGACAACAAAATAATACTAAATATAAAATTTTTAGAAATATTAAATGAGTTTTATTTTAGTTCAATATTAATTAATGTATGTGACATTCATGATATTAAAAATATAAAAGATTTAGCAAATAATTATTTTGATGTATCTAATTATTTAATTTATGATAGAATACCATTAAAAAATACTTGGGAAACATTTAAAGATTTTAAAAAAAATAAAATATTATTAAAAAATCAAAATAAAATAAAACTTGTTTTTTACCACATTCCAAAAAGTGCGGAGTTTTCATTAAGATACTTTTTTAAAGATAAATTAGAAAAAAAAACTATTTTATTTGAAGAAAATGTAAACCCATCTATATTAAATAATCATGAATATTTAATTAAAAATTATGATGTTATACTTAACAATGTTTATTATAGTGATTTATTAATTAAAAATACTATTTTTAATATTACTTGTTTAAGAGACCCAGTAGATAGGTTAATTAATCATTTTCATTTTTTTGATTATGAAAACATAGGATATATTAATCTTGTAGATTTTAAAAATAATGATTATAATAAATTTATACATTATTGTTCTTTTATTGGAAATCTTCAATTTTTATTTTTTTCTGGTTTTTATGATAAAATTATTGAATTTAATTACGATTATGAAAAAATATATTATTTTATACAAGGATTTGCAGATAATATAGATATTAAAAATATTACATATAAAACTATTTCTCAATTTGAAGTAATTTTGATTTTTGAAAAATTAAAAGATGTTGTTCTAGATTTATCAAATGTAAATTTTATTATTAATAAAGGTAATTACTCAGAAGATTTTAAAAATGAATTAAAAACTTTTTGTAATTATGATTATTTTATATATAATAAATTTAAACATTATGAAAATAATCTAGAATTAGATTATATATTTGATTATTTATCTGAAAAATGATAAACATATTTGAACAAAATTTATACCATTAGTAAATTATTATTGGTATAAATTTATTATTTATCAATTATTACCTCCTTTGCTATTTTTTTCATAATTTTATTTTCTTTTTCTTTATCATTGTCTCCATGTCCTCCCATAGATTCAATAATTATTTTATTATACTGATCTGATTTATTTGATTCACTATGAATACAATCTGGATATTTTGCTTTAAATTGAGGGAACATTTTGGTATTTTTGTGAGCAATGTGTTTGATTGCTTTACGTAATTTATTTTTCTCATCATTTTCTTTTTCCCATTTATCTTGATCTTTTACATACATAATTTCTCTCTTTTTATCACTACAATGAACAGGGCGTTTATTTAGATCTAATGCTTTTAAATTTTTAACAATAATGTTTGAAATTCCATCTACAAAACCTAATTTGCCAACATTTTCCAGATCGGATAGTTGAATTTTCACTGAATCAACAAAATCCATAATATTCATGGCGTCTTTGCATTCTTCATTCAAAAAGAGATTCAAGTTAAATGTTTTGTTATTATTTGTATTATTTGTATTATTAATTACATTGGTTGTGGGTTGCATATTTTTACAGACATCTAATATTTGATTTTGTTGTTCCATCATTTGACTTTGCAATTCTGCATTTTGCTTCAATATAGTCATCACAAATTCTTTATCAAATACAAATTCATCATTGTTATTATTATTAATAATTAATTCGGTTACATTTTGATTACATTTTTTCTTATGAGACGATAATGTTGAATTATGTTTATATATTTTTCCACATTTACATGAATAAACCTTTGGCGCTTTTGGCGCTTTTGGCGCTTTTTTTACAGCATATATTGTTTTAATTTCGTTAGGATTTGTTAGGATTTTATGTTTGCGTGTGGATAAATGTCTTGTCATGCAACTTTTTTTATAGCATATAAAGTTACATATTAGACATTCAAATTTTTGCGCGATTTTTGACTCCAAAAAGTTAGGATTCATTAGGTATATTATCCTAATATTAAAAAAGCGCCTAAATACTTTTTTGAAAAAATAATAAAAAAATAAATTTTGAAAAAAATACAGTCACAAAATTTCAAGTTATTTTTTTTGTGTCTTAGCATAAGAATTTTTATGGTCACAAATTTTCTCCAATTTTTTATTAATTTTTTTCCCAAGAGTATTTTACTTTTTCGAAAAATGGACAAAAAAAATGTCCAAAAATGAAAATTCCAAAAAAGTCTTGGAAAAAAATAAAAAAAATAATTTTTCTTTAAGTTATTTTGAAAATATATAATATATATATTTTGGCATTTTTTCATTCGTATTTGTTCGTATTTTATGTTTTGCTGTTAAAAGGTGTAAGACATTTTTCTTATGAGACGATAATGTTGAATTATGTTTATATATTTTTCCACATTCACAAACATATTTTATGGTAATGGGATTTTTGGGATTTTTTCATTAGGATTTTTAGGATTTGTTACTGAGAAGTGTTTTTTGGTTTGGTGATGGTTTGTAAAATCTTTTTTATTACACGTATTATAGTTACAAACACAACATGAATATTTTGGGGATTTTTGGGGATTTTTGTCATTAGGATTCATTAGTATATAATCCTAATGACAAAAATCCCCAAAATTATTTACAAAAAAAATGTCCAAAAATAAAAATATTAAAATTTGGATTTTTCTTTAAGTTATTTTGAAAATATATAATATATATTTTGGCATTTTTTTATCTACTACCAATTATTTAAAAATTCATCTAAATCTGTATCTTCTTTTAAATTCTCCAATAAATATTTTGGATGGTATTTATCCATAATATGTTTCTCTCTTACTTTTTCCCATAACCATTTTCTTAATTGTTTTTTGAATTGTAAAGAATAATATAAATAACAAAAATTATTTAATATTTTTATGTTTTGTTTTATTTTAATCAAACTAATATTATTATCCAATATATTACAAATAGGATTATTAGAATAATAGAAATCTACTATTTTTTCAGGTAAAGTACGTAAAGAAGTTAATTGATTATGATAACAATATAATTCTTTTAGATTTTGCGGTAAAGTAGGTAAAGAAGTTAATTGATTATTAGAACAATATAAGTTTTCTAGATTTTGCGGTAAAGTAGGTAAAGAAGTTAATTGATTATGAAAACAAACTAATTTTTCTAGATTTTGCGGTAAAGTAGGTAAAAAAATTAATTGATTATAAGAACAAACTAATTTTTCTAGATTTTGCGGTAAAGTAGGTAAAGAAGTTAATTGATTATTATGACAATTTAATTCTTTTAGATTTTGCGGTAAAGTAGGTAAAGAAGTTAATTGATTATTATGACAATATAATATTTCTAGATTTTTAAATTTGGTTAAATCAGGCAAAGAAGTTAATTGATTATTATGACAATATAATATTTCTAGATTTTTAAATTTAGTTAAATCAGGCAAAGATTTAATATTCTTACCACTAATATGAAGGTTTAATATGTCTTCGGATAAAGAATTCAAATATGTTTCAATCTCGGATGTCATTTTTTTGAGTATATAGTTTTGTTTATATATATTCCATTATTTTTATATCATAATTATATATATCTAATTAAAAGAGCAGTTTAAGTGTGAAAAGGTATAAAAAACCAGTAACATTTGTTATGTTTATATATTTTCAATATTTGCATGAATAATCCTTTGGCGCTTTTGGCTCTTTTGGCGCTTTTTATCATTAGGATTTGTTAGGATTTCATGTTTACGTCTGGATAAATGTCTTGTTATACTACTTTGTTTAAAGCATATAAAGTAACATATTAAACAATTATATTTTTTGGCTCTTTTTGGCTCCAAAAAAGTTAGGATTTATTAGGAATATTATCCTAACATTTAAAACGCGCTTAAATTGTATAAAAATAATTAAATTTTCAAATTATATTTTTGTTACCATAAATAGTGTATAAAAAATAATATAATAATATATTTTGGCACGTAAATATATTATTAGAACAAAATAGAACAAAAAAAGTTCCAAATCTTCATATTTCACTTTGTAATCATAGACCATTTTATTTGCTTTATGTAACCTATAAACAAACATTTTGAAATCAATTTTGCTCCATTTTTTTTAAAAGTGGATATATATGAGCAATAAAAGTATTTTTGATTATCTTTCTGATGCTAGTGATGAAGAACTAAATTTAGAAGGAGAAGGATTACAAAGATTACCCGATGACATTGGTGATTTAAAAAATACAGATGTCACTTCTATCAATGTAAGTAACAATCAATTGACTTTTTTACCAGATAGTATTGGAAATTTACAAAAATTAGAAGAATTGCGTGTAAGTGGTAATCAATTGATTTCTTTACCTGAAACCATTGGAAATTTGATCCATTTAAATTTTTTGGCGTTCGATCGTAATCAAATAGTTTCCATCCCAGAAAGTATTGGAAATTTAGTGGAATTAAAAACATTATTTATGAATAACAATCAAATCGTTTCGATCCCAGAAAGTATTGCCAATTCATCCTTTTTGGAAAAAATCAATTCAGAACATAATCGGTTGGGTTCCTTACCTGAAAGTATTGGAGATTTACAATATCTGGAAATACTTGAATTAGGATCAAATATGCTGACTTCTTTACCTGAAAGTATTGGTAATTTACAAAATTTAGAATATTTAGATTTAAAAGATAATCAGATAACTTCTTTACCTGAAAGTATTAGTAATTTACAAAAATTATACACATTAAATCTAAGTGGAAATGCAAACTTAACTAACTTACCAGAAAGTATCGTGAATTTTACCGAAGAGGTTGAAATAGATATTCAAGGTACTGGAATTACAACTTTACCAGCAAATTTACCAGATAATATTATCATTGTAGGAATGGAACAAATTCTTGTAAACCCATTTGAATCCGATATAGATTGCGAAGGAGAAGATGATCCTGTAAGTTTAGAACTGATCCCAAAAGGACGTGGTTTTCGTTTAGATGCGGATCAAAAATGTTATGATGCAAATACAATACGACAACTAATGAAAAACGAAAGTCCCTTAACGAGAGCGCCTTTTACAGAAAAGGATTTACAACGAAAACGAAGTATTCCTTCTTTTCAAGGAGGTAGAAGAACCAGGAAACTCAGGAAATCAAAGAAAGCCAAGAAAACAAAGAAGGTTCAAAAATCAAAGAAGGCTAAGAAAACCAAGAAAGTCAGGAAGTCTAAGAAGTCTAGGAAATCTAGGAAATAAACGTTCTATAAATAGAAGAAAAAAGAAGAAAAAAGATTTATTTATTTTTTTTATCAGGCCTTGGAACTTCCACAGAAATAAATTCAGCGTCATTTCCTTCCACCATGTAATTCATTATAAATTTTTTTAAAAATCCATAGATGTCTTCTGATAAAATCGGAATTTTATAATAAAATGTTTTTAAAATAACAAGTAACATGGTTATGTGGATTGGTAACGTAGTTTTTGAATTATGTTCCATTAATACATCCTCTTTATATTTTTCATTATAAATAGAAATTTCAGTAGAAAAATTATTTTCCAAATCTTCATATTTCACTTTGTATCCATAGACCATTTTATTTGCTTTATGTAATCTATAAACAAACTTTCTAAAATCATATCTTGGAATTCCTAAAAAATTTTGCATTTTGCTTATGGTACTAGATTCATTATCTGTAAATATATCAGCATCAATATCACTGGATGAAGGGAAATAATCAAAACGCTGAATACTTCCAAAATAGTATATTTTTACGTCTAAGTAATCAGTAAGTTTTTTAAAAAAATATTTTGCATATTCAGGCATTTCATTTCTAGTCGTTTCCATTACTTAAATTATATCAATATAATAAATTTTGATATAATTTTTCTTTTTATTAATTCTTTTTATTAATTCTTTTTATTAATTATTTTTGTCATCTTTTATAAAATTATGCAATAACATTTCTTGATTGTTATTTGTAATTTCACCAGCCATCATCGCGGACTCATACATTTTTCTAACTACGTCATTTGGCGCACCACTTCCAATTTTGATTAAATTATGTTCTCTCAAATATTTCTTTACATCATTAATATTATTTTTTTTTAAATCTTTGAATGCTCCTATAATTTTCTTTCTTGTTGCACGATCTTTCAGTAAAACGGAAACCATTCTTTTTAATTTTGATTTTCCTACGGTATATTTTCTAGAAATGGTCTTTTTAATTTTTTGTTTGATTAAAATGGTATTTATATTTGTATTCGCATTATTTATATTTGTATTTGTATTAAGATTCGCATTTATAGAAGGTTTCGTACTTGTACTATTTGTATTAGGAATCGTATTAGGAATCGTATTAGGAATCGTATTAGGAATCGTATTAATTGACTGTTTTTGTTTGATTTTTTCTTTTAATACATTCAAACGATTTTCACGTTCATTTGAAACATGATTATTTACAATCGTAGACATAAAAGGTTTTTTTAATGGTATTTGTTGTTGTTGATAATTATTGTTAGGTATATTTTTTTGCGTTTTATTCCAAATACGATAAGTAGGTTTGTTTCCACCTTTTAATACGCCATAAGGTACGTCAGGTGATAAATTGCTTTTTTTATAAGGAACATTTATACGGATGGGAACTTCGTTATTATTATTATTATTTGCTTTTAATTGCTCGGTATTAATAATTATCAACGGTTCTTTTAACTCATCTGGCAAGTCAAGATTTACTTCAGGAGTTCCTCCTCCTTCACTATGAATGGAATGATAATTTTTCACCGTTTTTCTCTCTAATTCTTCTTTCTTCTTTTGATGAATCAATGCATTTTTACTTTTTTCTTCATCTATTTTTTTTTGTTTGGAAAGTGTTTGTAAATAATTTAATGAATCATTAAATTCATCCGTGTACGATTTTAAGTCTACTAAATCTGGTTTCAAATCGTTATTACTATTATTACTATTATTAGTAGTATTTGTTTTAATATCTAATTTTTTATCCATGTTGTCAGTTTCTTTTTTTTTATGCTCTTTGATTCTTTTTAATAGTTTATTTTTAAGAACATTGGGAGAAATAAGAGGAATTTTATTCGGTCTTTCCTTCTTTCCTTTATTTTTTTTGGTTCTTGATAAACTAAATAATGCTGGATTAATATCTATGGTTTTATTCATTAATAATTAGAAATAAAAAGTATTAGTCATCGCTACACATTCATTATTATATTATTATACACATTCAATTAACAATAAATAGAACTATATAATTGTTTTTTCAAATCTTCTGCCTCTCTTTTACTTTTATTGTCACTATTTTTAATAAACATTTCAAAACCTTTTTCTAAATCAACGAATGTTATTTTTTTCTTTTCATCTTCCCCTTTGCAAAAAACACGTTTACTATGCGCTATTTTTACTTTTGCTAAAAGGGTTTCTATATCTCTACCAAAAAAAGGAAAATAATCCTTGTTTTTTTGAAACCATTCTATTTTAATATTGGAATTCTCATGAATCATCCATCCATTATCTTTGACTTTCTTTATAAAAATCTCATACATGTCTTTCGCTTCATAATCGTCAATTTTGAATCTCCATGTAAATCTTGAATCTAACCCTTGATTATAATTGAAAAAACATTCTTTTAAATCTTTTTCATAACCAGCAATAATGACCATGAGATTGGATTTATAGTCACTCAAAGATTCACATAGTGTATCAATACACTCTTTTGAAAAACTATCGCGTTTTTCTAGATTGCCTAAAGCATAAGCTTCATCTATAAATAAAACCCCACCTAAGGCTTCTTTAATCACATCTCGCGTTTTTAAAGCCGTTTGACCTAAATAGCCTGCCACTAAATCACTACGCGTGACCTTTTTAAAGGTGCCATTTTCCAAAATGCCTATTTTACTGTAGATGATACCAATGAGCTTCGCTACTTCTGTTTTTCCGGTTCCTGGTGGCCCATAAATTACGGTGTGCATAAAATCTCCCGACATATCTTTATTGACATGTAAATTTTGGACAAAATAGATAATTTGATCTACAATATTATTTTTTAATTGATTCATTCCAATCATATTATTTAATTCAGTCAAGGGCTCTTTTATTTTATGTAATGCAGTCATATTTATATTATATTTTGTGTATGGATCATCTTCATATTTTTCTATTAGTTTTAAAATGTCTTGTATGTTATTTATTTCTACATCAATCAAAACTTGTTGATTAACTTTGACTTCTTTTTTTTCTTTTCTTTTTATCATGTGACTATGAATAGTTTGTCTTTCAGAATAATATTTTTCTCTTCTGTAAGTATTATTACTATTATAAATATTTGGATTACTATTTGTATTATTAAAATCTTGATAAATATTTGGATTTTTCCATTCATTACGTAAAATAATATTATCTTCTAAACGTTGACCTGAAACATGCTCAGAATGCATTAAAATTTCTCTAAAATCAGTACGAATATTTTTCATTAATAAATCTAATAATTTTTTATTTTTATCTTCTTCTTCATCTTTTTCTTTACTATCTTGATTTTCTTCAAAAACTTTTTCATTAATAATCTTTTTACTAGTTTCTTCTCTCTTATCTAATGAAATTAAAAACTGATTATATTTGTTCAGTTTGTTTGGTTCAATGTAATTTTTATTTTTTAAAGTCATAATTAATATTATATTATTTATTATTATTAATAATCATTTATATTTGTTTTTATAAAAGATATAAAAATAAATATTTATTGGTTTTGTCTGTAAGTTTTTATGGCAGAATTATTTATCTAAATTACTGGCTCTGGCATGTATCCAGGGTAACCAGCATTATTACCTACATTATAATCTATAGCTGGAATTTGTTTAATAAGTAATTGAAGAAATTGTCCAAGTGTTCCAACAATAGATCCGGATGTTGCACTAAGACTACCACCACTAGATGAATTTACTGCTTCATTTTTTATTCGTAGTAAATGCTTAGTATTAATAGTAAATTCTATAGGAATAACCGTTTTTTTATTATTTTTGTCAATAATTGTAATTACAAGATTTAATGTACCTTCAATTATGGTATAAACTGGACCCTTTTCATTCGGATTTAAATTAGGTTTTACATTTTTAATAACTGCATTAACAAGACTTTGAAAAACATTCTTCAAAACCTCTGATAGAGAATTACCAGAACCAGATGCAGATGAAGATGTAGATGTAGATAAATTACCTGGAACAATAATTGCATTTAAACCACTAGTAGATGTTCCATTTTTACTAGTAACAGTACCACTACCACTAACACAATTTAAATTAATACTTCCACGAACAGAATCTAGTTCCTTGATGTAGATGTATACCATCTTTTATACAATATTCAAATAAAAAAATAAACGCAAAAAAATAATTCTAAATAAACGCAAAAAATATTACAATCAATTTAAAAACAATTTAAAAATAAATTGAAATATAAAATATCTGTAACTATGATATCAAATAACAGTATTACTAAAAAGGAAATAATGAATTCTGATAATTTAAAAGTAAATGACTTATTTGATATCGCAGTAGATAAATATATTGAAACCCCATGGAGCATCATAGAATCTTATTTCAAAGGCCAACATTTGGAAAGATTGGTAAGACATCAATTAGAATCCTATAATAATTTTGTCGGATTTCAAATTTTTAAAACCATTGACATGTTTAATCCTCTTCGTATTGCCTCTGAAAATGACTATGATCCTGTGTCTAAAAAACATTCCTTAGAAATATTAATTACTTTTGAAAATTTTCATATTTATCGTCCACAAATTCATGAAAACAATGGTGCCATTAAGTTAATGTTTCCTCAAGAAGCACGTCTAAGAAATTTCACCTATGCCTCTGCCATGACGATTGATATTAATATTAAATACATTGTAAGAAATGGACCAAATTTGGAAAATACCCAGACATTTTATAAAACACTTCCTAAGATTCATATTGGAAAATTACCAATCATGTTAAAATCAAATATTTGTGTCTTGAAACAATATAAACATTTTGATAATACGCAAACGGGAGAATGTGAATACGATTCTGGTGGATATTTCATTATTAACGGTTCAGAAAAGACTGTCTTAGGCCAAGAACGTGCTGCTGAGAACCGTGTCTATTGTTTTAATGTTTCTAAAAATAATACAAAATATTCCTGGATGGCCGAATTGAAATCCGTGCCTGATTTTAAATGTATTTCTCCAAAACAAATCAACATGATGCTCAGTTCAAAAAATAATGGTTTTGGTCATCCAATTTGTTTGCAAATTCCTCGTATTAAAGTGCCAATTCCATTATTTATTGTATTTCGTGCATTAGGAGTAATTTCAGATGAAGAAATATGTGATAAAGTTGTCTTATCTATTGAAAATGAAAAAAATAAACAGATGTTGGAGGCATTACAAGCGTCTATTATTGAAGCAAATACGCATTTAACCAAAGAATCATGTATTAAATATATTACGAGTCATGCCATGTATACTCCTATTAACGTGGATAAAGAAACCGGAATTATGAAAAAACATGATTTTACAATGGATATTTTAAACAATGATTTATTTCCACATTGTCAAAACCCAAGTCAAAAAATATATTTTCTTGGATACATGGCAAATCAATTATTGTGTGCTTCTTTTGAAATTAAAAAGCAAGATGACAGAGATTCTTATCTAAATAAGAGAATTGATTTAACGGGAAGTTTATTAAATAATCTTTTCAGAAATTATTTCAATAAGTTAGTAAAAGATATGGAAAAACAAGTTCTGAGAGAAATCAATACTGGATCATGGAAGTCAACCGATGACTATGAAAATATTATTAATTTGACAAATATATATAAAATTATTAAATCAAATACCATTGAAAATGGATTAAAAAGAGCATTAGGTACAGGTGATTTCGGAATTAAACACACCAATTCCAATAAAGTTGGTGTGGCTCAAGTCCTAAATCGCCTAACGTATGTTTCTAGTTTGAGTCATGCAAGACGAATTTCTACACCCACTGACAAAAGTGGAAAATTAATTCCTCCACGTAAGCTGCATAATAGCTCATGGGGATACTTATGCCCAGCAGAATGTTTTGACCCAGAAACTCAGATTTTGATGTGGGATGGAACTTCTAAGTTTGCAAAAAATATAGTTATTGGAGATGTTCTTGTGGATGATCTTGGAAATCCTACCACGGTTCGTACCACCTGTTCAGGGATGAAGAATATGTATGATATTATTCCGGATAAACAAAATTTTATGAAACATAGAGTAACAGACAATCATATTTTGACGCTTAAAATACGTGGTCACAAATCTATTAGAAATTCGGATCGTAAAGATAGAAAATACACTCATAACGTAAAATATTTTGATCGTGAAGAAGTTGTCTTTAAAGAAAAGTATTTTAATTCTCTAAAAGAAGCAGAAGAATTTGTTAATAGCTTTCATGATGATGATACAATAGATATAACCATTGAAAAATATTTAAAACTGAATAAAAATACAAAAGATAATTTAGTTTTGTTTAAAACAGAAGGCATTCATTGGACAAAAAAAGATGTAGAAATGGACCCCTATTTGCTTGGTATGTGGCTAGGAGATGGTCTTAGTACTGGCTGTGGATTTGCTTTAAATTACAAAACTGACAGCGAGACGTTAGCCTATTGGGAAAAATGGGCTCTAGAAAATGGAGCAATTGTTACAAAAGGGAAAAGATATAATTTCTCGGTTGTTTCTAAGAAAAATAAAGAAGCTCAAGAATTGGGATTATGTAATAGAGTAGAAGAAGCTCCTCTTAAAAAATATCTTTGTAAATATAATCTTTTAAATAACAAACACATTCCAAATGAATATCTTACAAATGATAGAGAAACACGTTTGAAAGTTTTAGCTGGATTAATAGATACCGATGGTTCAGTTCGTGCTAAAGGCCATGAAATACGTATTTGTCAAGGTCCAGCAAATTACCAGATCATAGAAGATGCTTATACATTGGCAATGTCTCTTGGATTTTCATGTGGTGTAAAAGAAGGAATAAGTCAATGGACAGATGAAAAAAGTGGAGATAAAAAAAATAGCACTTATAAAGAACTAACTATTACAGGCGATAAAATTTATGAAATTCCAACCCTTTTACCACGAAAAAAATTAATTCCTATTGAAAATAAAACTCATTTAATCAGATGTAAATCTTTTATGTGTAGTAAATTTAGTTTAGAAGAAGTAGGTATTGGACCTTATGTAGGATGGCAACTTCATGATAAACGTGGAAGATTCTGTTTAAAAGATGGTTTGGCTTCACATAATACACCTGAAGGACAGTCGGTTGGCATTGTGAAAAATCTCAGCTACATGACGCACATTTCCATTTATTCCGACTCCAAGCCACTTTATGAATACATTATGCCAGAAATTATGCCAATGAATGAATTACAAACTTCTTCTCATCATATGTACGATAAAGTGAAAGTATTTATCAATGGATCCTGGGTTGGTTTAACGGATAATCCTGAAAAACTTTATTTGATGTTAAAAGATAAGAAACATAAAGGAATTATTAATATTTATACGTCTATTATCTTTGACTACAAATTGAAAGAGATCAGAGTGTGTAATGACGCAGGCAGACTATCAAGACCTTTATTACGTGTGAAAGGACGCAATATTCTTTTAACAAAAGACATTGTAAATAAAATTAAGAATTCTGAGCTAACATGGGACAATATGTTGACAAGTAGTGTTTTAGAAGAATCTATTTTGGAGTACATTGATCCAGAAGAGCAGAGTTGGTCAATGATTGCTACCAATCCAAAAGATTTATTTAATCCAGAAAATAAGATATATAGATATACACATTGTGAAATCCATCCAAGTACGATTTTTGGCGTATTAGGCTCATGTATTCCATTCCCGGAACACAATCAGTCGCCGAGGAACACGTATCAGTGTGCTCAAGCCAAGCAGGCCATGGGCGTTTATGTTACCAACTATCAGAATAGAATGGATAAAACTGCCTATGTATTAAATTATCCAACAAGACCTTTGGTAGACACGCGTGTCATGAATATGATTCAATTAAACAAAATTCCATCCGGAACGAATGTGATTGTAGCCATTATGACACATACGGGGTACAATCAAGAAGATTCTTTGTTAATCAATAAAGGGTCTATTGATCGTGGAATGGCACTAGTAACCGTTTATCATACCGAAAAAGATGAAGACAAACAGAAAATCAATGGAGATGAAGAAATTCGTTGTAAACCGGATATTACAAAGACAAAAGGAATGAAAATGGGAAATTATAACAAAGTCAATTCCAAAGGAGTGATTCCAGAAAATACGATTGTGGAAAATCGCGACATTATTATTTCCAAAGTGACTCCTATTAAAGAAAATAGAAACGATCATACAAAAGTCATTAAATATGAAGATCAAAGTAAGATTTATAGAACCAATGAAGAAACATACATTGATAAAAATTACATTGACCGAAATGGAGAAGGATATAATTTTGCAAAAGTAAGACTGAGAACCATCAGAAAACCAGTGATAGGAGACAAATTCAGTAGTCGTCATGGACAAAAAGGAACCGTTGGAAATATCATTCCAGAATGCGATATGCCTTTTACCAAAGATGGTTTAAAACCAGATATTATTATTAACCCACATGCAATTCCGTCTCGTATGACAATTGGACAACTAAAAGAGACGATTCTAGGCAAGGTTTTGGTAGAATTAGGATTATTTGGTGACGGAACATCGTTTGGCGAATTTGATGTGAAAGATATTTGTAAAGAATTACTAAATGTAGGATATGAAGCCCATGGTAACGAATTATTATATAATGGACATACAGGGGAACAACATGAATGTAGTGTATTTATGGGTCCAGTATTTTATCAAAGATTGAAGCATATGGTCAATGACAAGACACATAGTCGTTCAATTGGTCCGATGGTGAACCTGACGAGACAGCCAGCGGAAGGTCGTAGTAGAGATGGTGGATTAAGATTTGGAGAAATGGAACGTGATTGCGAAAATGAAAATACACCAATTGTTACCACAAATGGTCTCAGTATATTAATAAAAAATATGGGGTCATGTGACAATGAAGTTTTAGGTTGGGATGAAAAATCAGGTGAAATGGTTCCATGTAAACAATCCGATTTCCTTTATAAAGGTGAACGTGATTGTGTTCAATTAACTTTTGAAGATGGAAGAACAAATATATGTACACCAGATCACCCAATTTTAACATCTGATAATCAATGGATAAAAGCAAAAGATTTGGTTATTGGTGAACAAAAAGTGAAATCATCCGTTACTTATCCTCTTGCTGACTTTAATGAAGAAATGAAAGAATGTAATGCTTGGCATCTAAGAGTAGGAGATTTATTATTTAAAACGGATACAAAAGAAAATTATAAGAAAACATTAATTCTTGCCAAATTAATTGGTTATTTAATAACGGATGGAACGATTGTAAAAAATAAAAATAGTTATACTGCTTCTATATACTTAGGACACATGATTGATGTAAATAGTTTTCTGAATGATTTAAAATGTTTATGCAATATAAAACAAACAAAATATAATCATAAAAATTTATATGAGGTGAGAATTCCTGCCACTTTACTAAATCATATTGTTCAGTTAGAGGGTATACTTATTGGAAGAAAGGTGAATCAATCGGCCAAATTACCAGACTTTATTACGGATCCAGAATGTCCTAAACCAATTGTTCGTGAGTTTTTAGGTGGATTATTTGGTGGAGATGGACACACATGTGTTCTTGGAATGCACAGAGGAAAACGCGATTTACTTTCATCTATTTCATTTTCACAAACTAAAAATAAAATTTATATTGATTCTCTTAGTGAAATGATGAATGATATTAAAAATTTATTGGCAAGATTTGAAATAAATAAAGTTACTATACAAAATTTCAAAGAAACAAGTTATTCAAAAAGTAAAAAACTAGATGATAGTAAAAAATCAGAAGATGAAAATAATATGAACTATCAGTTAACATTGCATCTTGATATTAATGAACTTATTACATTTCACGAAAAAATAGGCTTTAGATATTGCTGCCATAAATCTCAACGTCTTGAAGCAGCAGTATCATACAAGCGATTAAAAAATGAAGTCATTAGACAGCATAATTGGCTGGTTACAAAAGTAGATGAACTTACAAATTTTAGTAGAATTAAAAAGGAAAATCCAGATAAAATAGTTCCTACTAAAAAGGCAATTGAACAAGCAGTAAATGAATTAAAAATAATAGAGCCTTTAATTCATACATATGCAATTCCATCCACCCATGATATAACAGATCATCTTATTAAAGGAACACAATTTGGAAAATTTACTAGCAACTCTTTTCCGACTGCAGAAGAATATATAAGAGAAATTGGCGCACTTGACTGGTTTAGAAATGATTTTAAAAATGATGACACTTGTTATGGTGTGAATCGTGATTCTACCGGTTTACCTACAATGGATTTGAAAATTATAGATATAAGACCAGCCGGAGTTAAACCAGTTTATGATATTCAAGTGGATGACACACATTCATTTTTAGCAAATGGAATCGTATCTCATAATTGCATGATCTCCCATGGTGCTTCTAGATTTACACGTGGAAGAATGTATGATGCCTCTGATAAGTATTCGGCATTTGTATGTAAAAAATGTGGACTGATTGCTTCCTATAATGATAAGATGAATATTCATCATTGCAGAACATGTGATAACAGAACGGACTTCTCTTATTTAGAAATTCCTTATTCATGTAAATTATTATTTCAGGAATTAAATACCATGAATGTAGTTCCAAGATTTATTACAGAGAGTTAAATTAACTAGACTTAAGTTTAAATAGTTTACCTAGTTTGTAGACAATCGCAGTCGTTAAAGCAAATAATATAGTACCCCATGTAGTATCCATTAAGACGGTTATAAAAGACCATTTGCTAAATAGTGACGCATTTGTAAATTCATACACTGCATAAATGGTCAAACCTAGTAAAGCGGCTTCTTGAACACTTTTTCTTTTTTGTATAATAAAATAATTTAATCCGAATATTAAAAAGATATAGGTGATAGCAGTATAAAGTAAATTAATTTTAATATCAGTTCCTTGAATGATTTTAATTTGATTATTAAAATATTTTTGTACGAGGTTCAAATAAATTCCATCTAAAACAACAAAAACAATTGCTGATAATAAAGATTCAATATGTATCATTATGTATTATATATCCAAAAAAAATATATTTTTTTTATAATTTTAGGAAGAGTATCATTATTATTAACAAACTTTTTTCGTGTTGTATTATATAAATGACATCTATTGGATATTTTAGTTCTATTGGTGGAAGTGGAGGTCAAGCTTCACCATTTGTTATTGATAAAAAAAATCCAGGGGGTGCAATTCAAGGTTATATGCCACAACAACTTCTAAAAGTAGACAAAGATTTTAAAGAATTTGAACAAATCCGTTTTACTTTAAAAAATGCATGGAATACTACTTATCCAAGTCAATTAAGAAAAAGTAATATTAAAAGTACAATTATCACACCATTTCGTGCTGTAAATAACGCAGGAGATTTAATGGGAAGACAAAATTTTTCATGTGGTGGTCCATGTCAGAGTTTTCAAAATAGACCTGGATTATATGGGTTAAAACAGCGTTTTGGTTCTATACAAAAGACATGTGTTCCATCTGCTTCTTATAATAGTCTTCAATTAAATGATTCTATTCCTGCATCCGCATGTAATGTAAAATATGTATATGATAGTTCTGATTACATTACTTATTTAAAACAAAGAGCAGTGAATAAGAATTATAATGATCTTACTTATGGTGGTAATGACTATAGTGGAAGTCAATCCGCACGCCGTGCTATTCGTAGATATTAAAATCAACCTTATCAACCTTTTTCAACGAAGTAAAGAAAAAGGTTGAGCCAAAATAGTTTCAGATTGTTTCTGTAAAAGGATTAACCAAAACAAAAACAAAAAATAAATATTTTAATTATTATTTATAATAATTAGAATAATGGACAAAGGACAAAGAATACGACTCAAAGAAAAAAATGCCGAAGACAATTGGACGCTAAAATCCAATGAATATATACTAAAATGCACTAAGTGTAGGAAATATAATACGATTTTTAACACGAATACGAATAATACAAATAATATAAATAATACGAATAATACAAATAATATAAATAATACAAATAGGAATCAAAAATACATGAATTGTTCTTTTTGTGGAAATCCAAATTACATAAAATAGATAAAAATAGATAAAAATAGATAAAAAATACATAAATAATTTTTTTAATTTGTTATTATAAATGACTACGCCGTATAGTGTAACTACATCTATTGGTTCTGTATCTTATGATAATTATGTAAATGCACCTATTACAGGACCATTAAGCACAAATCAAACCCCGTCTCAAATTCCATATCATAGTTACGGTACATTAATTGGAATCAGACCAACCCCACCACAATTTTATCCTTCTCAAGAACCTGTTAACGCCTCCATGGGTAGCAATGCAAGACTTCATTATTTAAGAACCGCGCAAAGTGCAAAGAGTTTAGCAATACAGAGAGAAAGAGCCATTGCAACGGCAACAGGTAATTCTTTTTTCAATTTTTCTACAGGAAAACGCTATGCTACTTCAGGTCATTTAAATTATATAACCCCAATTCCTTCGTCCATGTATGTAGATATTAAAAAAAGTAATGCTGTAGGGCAAAGTTCATACAAAGTAAATTTGCCAAACGATGCACCTATTTCAACCAAAAATTATTATCCAAGTGGGACAAGAAGCACCGTAAGACGTATGCGTTCAGGTGGTTGTGTTGCACCCAAAAAGAAAGGAGCGATTGAAAACACAAGTCTAAGAAACGGTGCGGTTTGTGCGTGGGGATCCATTGTGAGACAAAACTATTAGTTAAAATTACTATTTTTACTTCTTCCTTTATTAATTTTTATTTATAAATTTTTTTTTTTTAGAAATAAATAAAATATAGATAATTATTATAATGCCAGGTTTTAAATATCCCGTTAAGTATCCCGTATTAACTCCTACCTACGGATTAGGAAGTTATGGAAGAACTGCTGCTGCTGTTTTAATTAGTGGACCTAGAACCACCATTGGAAATCAAGGACGTATTTATGCTTGGTATAGTGCAAGAGGAGAAGGACAACAATATAAAGCTTATTTATTAAATAGTTTAGGACCACAACGTGCAACAACTGGAAATCAGTGGCCTCCTATGTTTTAATTTAATCTAATTTAACCTTATTTTATTTTATTTTATTTTATTTTATTTTGAATTAAAAAAAAGTAAGTTTATACAATGTATATGACAATCTATATCCAATGTATATTTATATAAAATATTTTTTATTTATTTAAATATATATATAAATGAATAAATATTTAGTAGAATTTTTAGGAACCATGTTTTTAATGTACGTAATAGTTGCGACAGGAAACTGGGCCGCCATTGGTGCTGCACTAGCAGTGGCTATTTTATTAGGAGGTCCTGTCTCTGGAGGTTCATTTAACCCTGCCGTATCCATTGCTCTTTACTCCGCAGGAAAATTGGAGAAACAAGATGTTCTTCCTTACATTATTGTTGAAATTTTAGGTGGTTTAGCAGGTTTTTATGCGTATAGTAAATTTGTTAGTAAACCAGACAAAAGTTAATTAAAAAAGAAAAAAGAAAAAAGAAACAATAATTTCTCTTATTATAATATAAATGCCACGCAGAAAAAATAAAACAATGAAAGGTGGATTTTGGGATACAATTTCAGATATGTTTAAAAAAAAACCAGCTGCACCAATTGGTAGTACTACAACAACCAGTTCATATACACCTAGTACAACTAGTTCATCTGTTATTCCTAGTAGTACAACAACATCTACTACTCCTAGTATGAGTACAACATCTGTTGTTCCTAGTAGTACATTAGCAACAAGTAGTGGAGGAAGAGGAAGAGGAAGAGGAAGAGGAAGAAGAACAAGAAGATATGGAGGTGGATATGCTCCAAATCACTCATTGACAAACTTAGCATCTAAAGCAGCACCATTTTCTGGAAGTAAAACCGCGCAACCACAAGTATGGTTAGGGGGACCAAAAATGATGGGAGGTAAATCACGTAAATTAAGAAAATCAAAAAAATCTAAAAGAAAATATAGAAAATAAATATAAATATAAAGAGTATTTACAAAAAAATATATATCAATCTCATGATTAATTTTAGTTTCAATATTTCAAAATATATAGGATTACTTCACTTATCAGGAATGATCATAGAAAGCACCTATGGTTTTATTTTTGTAAAACACGTTACGTATGATAAATTATATATAATAACCCTTACATTTATTCCATTTTCTTGGATCATATGTAATGATGAATGTATTATTTCTTATTTAATCAAAAAAAATGAAAATCCAAAGTATAGATTAGGAGATGAACCCGAAAATGTAGAAGACATCAGTAATTTCTTTACAAATAAACCGCAATATATTCTTTTTAATAATATAAATTATTTTTTGCGTTTATTTTCATTAATCATTGTTAATCATCGTACCACACAAATATCTTATCTTACTCTAATTCCAACAGTAACACTCTATTCATTTTACATTTATGATATCACCTATAAATTGAATATTAGAAAACAAATGCATCCATATTTCCAAATTATATTATGTCTTTATTTATTGAATATCTTTTGCAAAATAGTCATGTCTACTTAAACCCATTTTTTAGAAAAATAATAATATAACAGTATATATTAATATTTTTTATGAGTAATACTAATACTAATAGTAATGATATTACTAATAATACTAATAATAGTAATAGTACAGATTTTTTTATCCCACTTCATCGTAATCATCCACTTTTTCAAACTTGTGTTGAAGCAATTGTAGAATTTTATTATCCACGAACCATATACATTGTTACTTCTATAGAAGAAATAGAAAAGCTTAAACTATGTATTTGTAAATGGAAAATTGAGTCAACTGTTTTAACTTTTTTAGAAGAAGAATCTTTTTTCACAAAAAAATATCGGGAGTTATCTAGAGAATTTATCAAAGAAAAATGGTATACATATAAAGATGAAAAATCACGTGAATTTGGATGGTGGTATCAACAGATTCTCAAATTAGGTGCAGCTATTATGATTCCGCAAATAAGCGATCCATTTATTGTTTGGGACTCGGATTTAATACCTATCAAAAAATGGCCAATTTATCCAACTGACGCGTTACCTTTTTTTCATTTTGCTTTATTACAAGAAAAAGAAAAATCATTGTTTAATAAAAATCAATACAATGCTTCTATTTATTATTTATTGAAAATCAATGAAATATTTCCAGAAGAGGGAAAAGGAACGTTTGTTCCACATCATTTTGTATTTTATCATAAAGTGATTCAAGATTTTATTCAATATATTGAACGTATTCATAATCATTCCTTTATTTTTTTTAAAGAAATAATATCTAATAAAATAGATGCGAACAAAAAAACATGGATTGAAATTATTATTCGTTCATCTAAAGAGTATTATCGGTTTAGTGAATATAAAAACATTGCCACTTTTATGTCTTTTTATTTTACTCATTTATTATATTATCATTCTTTTAAAGAGTATGGAGAGAAAGGAATACGGATACGAGATGCAGAAGAAGGACAAAAATTTTTGGAAAAAATTATGGAAAAAAATTTAAATGAATCCATTTCTTATCATAATTTTTGTGAATTTGTAATAGAAAATTATAAAGAAGAAGAACGACCTAGTTATATTCAAGTGGAACATCTTTAGAATCAACCTTTAAGAAAAGGTTGAGTCAAAATTTTATCTTTTTAACTAACTTTTTCTTTCAATTTTTGGTTCAACCTTTTTTTAAAAGGTTGATAATTTAATATTTATATATTTTATAGAAATGGAGAGAAATGTATCATTTAATCCTGTTCCAGAATATGAAAAAAAAAGGAAATTAGAACCAGTAGATGATTACACTGAAGATATGGAAAAGATGGAAAAAAGAGACTTTGATAGACAATATAAAAGACAATTTGAAGAAAATAGAATCAATACCATGAATCAAAGAAAAGCAGATAAAAAATTTATTTCGGATGATGAATGGGACAAGTTAGATTCAGATACTGGTCCAGAAACAACCTATACTGGTGAAGCTGAATTAGAAGAAGGTCCTATTTTAGAAGGTAGATTGAATGCATTAACCAATCGTGGATATAATGTAAAAGAAAAAATAAATGAAAGAACAGGTGAAAATACAAAAAACCTAGGTGTTTGGGGTGGTAAAACAAGAAGGGTAAGAAAAGCAAAGAAGACAAAGAAGAGTAAAAAGGTAAGAAAGACAAAAAAGGGTAGAAGAAAGGTAAGAAAGACGAGAAAGTCAAGAAAGTAAATAAAATAATACTTATTTAGAATTATTTTATTTTTTCTATTAGTTTTAGAATATTAGTATTAGAATCGTGATTTTTCCATAAGTTTGGTTAATATATATATTCCGACTAAAGCAAGACTAAAGTAATATATCTGAGCTAATGGATCATCAGGTAATTTAATGGTTTCATAATTATTAATATTTGTATTATTATTTTTACTATTATTTTTACTGTTATTTCCAGATTCAAAGGTTTCTTGACATTTTTTTTTACTGACAGGATTTTTACGATCAGAAAAGATACATGCATCCATATTTTTGATATCTATGGTTGTTACATAATGTGTTTCTGAAGATTTATTATTTTTATTATCTACTGTTTGCATCGTAAGTGGTTGACAATCTGGCGTAGCACCAGACAAAAAAGATTGCATAATGGAAAAAGGATTCAAGACATTTAGGTTTCCCATAGCGCCAGGAATTAAACCTTTAAATTCAGAAAAATTAGTCCCAAGACCTTCCGAAATAAATGGAATATTTCCTGAAGGAACATTATCCACATAAATATACCTATCTACAAGTTCATTATTAGATGCATCATTCGCAATGTCTTTACATTTTGCCCCTGTTTTTAAAAAAAATTTATTACCTAAAGGTCCTCCTGATGCAGAAGCTTTGCTTTTTCCAGTGACAAGCACTTCTACATAGGAAATTAATCCATTAATATCTTTTGAAACAGCAGAAATTGTACCTTTACTACTCATTCCAATCTGTTTTGGTGCTTTAATATTTTTATAATATGGATAAGTAGGTCCTAATAGTTTTTCTTGAACTGCATTTGCATCTTCCATTACTTCTTCAAATAAATTAGAATTAGAATTAGACATGATATTTACTTTATATAAATATAATTTATTTTTTATATAAAACTATTATTATACTATTATACTATTATACTATTATTATACTATTTTAAGACGTTCCTGAAATACTAACAGGTTCACTTCCAGCCATTTGTGTAGCATATTGTTGCTGTGATTCAACTAAACTGCTAACTTGTGAACTTAATGCTGCTACATTCATGCTTAAATCTTGAACTTGGGAATACATATTTTGAATCGCCTGAATTCTCTCTTTCAAAAATTCTATGTTTCCTGCATTTTGTTGTGCTAATAAAAACGTATTATGTGAGATTTGCTTATCATATTGTTTATACACTTGTGTGAATTGTAAATTAGGAAGCATTTCGTTGGTAGGTGAAGCAGTTGGAATAAACTGAGGCGACAATGTAGGAACCATATCTAACAATCCTTCCACTATTTTTTCTTGAGATTGTCCTAAAAATATTTGATAAGTAATTAAAATAATAAAAAATAAAATCAAAATAAATATCACCATATTATAATATTAGAATATTATTTATTTACTTTTAAAGTTGAATGTAAAGAATGTCCTTGAATATCAATATTAAATTTTGCATTTCTATAATAAGTATTTACAGGTTTTGTTTTTGGATCAAAATTAGTAGCACCAATTTGGGAAGCATATGGAAGTTGTAAAGGTTGAATACTTAGTATACCTTCTTTAAAGCTTCTTTTCATAAAAAATACTTCACTAATTTGATAAATCAATAAAATACTAAAGAAGAAACTAATGATTGTTATCAATGATAACATTCTTATATATATTTGTTTTTATTTTCTTTCATAATATTATATGTCAACCGCATTTTATCCACAAGGAATGAGAAGTTTTCAATCTGGTGGTTATAAAAATTCTACATTACCAGGTCAATATATATCATGGAAAGGAACAGGACCATTTAGTAACCCAGTTGGAACAGCACCTAGTCACATAAGACCTCTTACGAATTTAGATTCTGGTAACGTATTTTTATCCGGTTCTTTTCCTTCAAGAACCTATTTTCGTACAAGAGTTTTTATTCCAAGACCCATTAAACATTACAGAAAAGGACGTGTGATTCCATCCACTCCTATTGAACCCGTTGAACCAGAGAGCCAAATAGATGTTGCTGAAACCAAACTAATAAACTATAATATGAATCGTTTTGTCAAATCAAGTAAAGGAACATCACTAGGAGGAGGTCATGGTGGTCGTGGTCTACTTAATGAAATGCAAGATAACCCAGGAAGTTATAGTATCAAACAAAATCAACCGAGTGAACTTAGTAATATTTTAGAATTAGATCTCAATTGTAAATCATGTGAAGGCGTAGGAATAGTCGCATCTTATTATCCAAACAATACTTATTTAACTGAAAATCCAGAACCAAATACCCAAAACCCTGTTTTATGTTGTAATGAAGAATATAAAGCACGTAGAAGAGTGATCTATGCAAGCACGAATTTAAAAAAGAATTATTATACAACGACCAAACAATATTTACAAAATAGATGTCAAACTTTTGAACAAAAGGCATTTAACTTTCAACAACCAAATCCAGTCATTAAAAATGAAATACTTAATAATACGAATGTTACTCCTCAACAACTTCTTCTTGCAAAACCAGGCAGTGCGCTTGCCACATATAATACCTATGTTGCAAATTGTTTTCCAAATGCTGAAATTTTTGATGCTACGGAATCCGCGTTACTTGCAAAAGTATTAAATATCTTGTTAAATAAGGGAATTTTAACACAAGCACAAGTGAGTGAATACGAAAAAATCAATTCTCTCAATTTTGATACATTATTTGAATACTTGAATGGATTACCAAATGAATCAAAAACCGCAGCAGTGAACGAATTTGTAAACTTTATTAAAAATCCTTATTACGGGGTTCCCTTCTCGGGTCCTTCTAATCCGAATGGTTGTAAACTTACTGTATATAAACCAAATAATCCTCAATATGCTGTACAAGGAGCTGTAAGTAGTAGTACAAGATTATTAAAATTGAATGTAGATACAATTTCAACCAATGCTGCTTCTATTCAACGTAATAACAATACAGGTGGTCAATTAATAACTGCGAATGAAATATATAGAGGTGATAATAATAACGTTACTAATTATTTCAAAAATAAAGCTCCTAATTGTAACTCTCCAACGGTTTATCCATTTCAAAATAAAAAATTATGTTATTATAGAAAACTTCCAGAGTACCAAGTTCCTGCGTCACAACCATCTCCATATCGTTATTTTATAGCAACCACTAAAAGTTCAAATCATTTCTCTCAAAGTCCAAATACCTATAATACACCTTCAAGATCATATTAAAATATTTTTTATTAAAAATTTTATATTTATATTTTAAATCTATGATAATTATAAGGATGAAAACGAAAAAAAGAATAAATACGAAATCAAAATCAAAATCAAAAACCAAAAAAACATTCTTATATAACCCGAATGATCCAAAAAAGTCGTTTGATGTCTACATAGATAAAAATCCAAAAGACACCATTCCTATTAAATACACAACCACAGAAGATGTCAAAAATACAATTGATAAACTAGAAAAACTGTACAAGGCTAAAAAATATACACACAAACGTATATGGCAAGTGGGAATGATTATGAAAGTCCGTTTAGAAGTACTAAAAAATAAAAAACCAGAACAATATAAAATATCTAAAAAATATTTTGAATTTTTAGGAAATAGAACAAAATTAAAGGACCAAGAACGTTACAATGCTGTATTCAAATATTAGATAATCCTATTTTTCATCTATTATTTCGTCAAAGTAAAAATTTATATCAACATTATTATTGTTTTCATTTGTATCATCACAATTTAAATCATTGATTGAAGTATTTGAAAGATTATTTAAAAAAATCATATTTTCATTCTCTTTTTCCTTTTCTTTTGAAACAGGCAAAAACATATTCGTTTTTTCAGTAAATTTATTACATGGTAATTTGAATTTTTCACACCAATTTACACACTTTTGTATATTCGTTTTTTTCATTAATTCTATTTTATCATTTTTATTTCTACTGTTTAAAATATTAATGATTTGATGTAGTGACTCTAACTGTTGTTGACCTATAATGGTGTTAATATCGTTTATTTTATTAATAAAATAACAAGGTGTATCTGACTGTATAAGCGATAAAATTCTTTCATCTTTTAACTTTAACTTTAACTTTAATTTTAATAAATAGTCACCTAGTATATCATAGTTTAAATGATATAGTTTACTTTTATTTTCATTGATTATAAAGTATTTACAAACAATATATTTTTCAAAGGTTGTTATATTATTTGTATTCGGTTTTATAATATATACTTTTTCAAAACAGGATGATAATAAATATAAAATATCAACAATCGGTTTATAAAAGATGGAATCTATTTTTATAATACAGATTCCATTATTTTTCATTTGTTTGAATATAATCATGATAAATTTTATTAAATCAATCATATAAGTATCCAAGGTTTCGGTATTTGCTTCAAAAAACATGAAATCATAATATTCTATATTAGTTATCGTATTACTTATCGTATTATTTATCGTATTACTTATCGTATTACTTATCGTATTACTTATCGTATTACTTATGCAGTGAAAATAGGTATCATTAATCTCATTAAAAAATACTTTATGATCATTATTATTTTCTCTCACTAGTTCAACACATTGTATTATATCTTTGTAATTTTTACTAACTATTAACAATTGAATATCTTTTTGTTTTGACTCTAAAAGATTTAACGTAATCATGATTTCTAAAAAATCATAAAATATATTTGTATCCGTTTTTAATTTACTTACTGAAATTTTGGTCCCTGAAACAAGCGTATGGATGTACTCATAAGGATTTACAATTCTAACAAATTCTTCTAATGATAGTAATTCATTATTATCTATAAAAAAAAAACTTAGTTCTGTCATAATATCATGATAATAATTATAAAGAGTATTTGATACATATAACTTATTTTCATCATTTATCATTGTATTATTTAATGGTGTATCATTTATCGTTGTATCATTTATCGTTGTATTATTTACTTCTACATGAATAGATATATTATTATTTGTTTTTGGTAATATATAGTAACTCATTTAACTATATATTATAAAAATTATTATTTAAGTAATATTTTACCTAATCTTCTTCCTAATCTTCATCATCCATAATGATTAACGGTTTTTTAGTAGTATTTATTTTTTTTACTCTCGTTTTTTTAGCATCTGTTATAGGTGCTTTCATGATAGACGGTGTTTCATCTTTTGCTTCTTCGTTGGAAGGAAGAAGTAATAATTTTGTGGATAATTTACGAATTTTAGGTTTAAGTTCTTTATTTTCTTTTTTAGAAACTTTCACCGCTTTTTGCGTTTCTTTTAAATTCTCATTTACATCATATTCATTAAATTCGGACATTTCTAATTCTACCTTTTCTGTGTTCACTTCACGGATTTTTTTATAAACAAAATATCTATTTAAAAAGGAAATTTTCTTTTCAAACGATGACATACTTGGAGCATTTCCATAATCTTTTGCTTTGTTTTTGTTTATTTTTATTTCTTCCATCATATTTATAAATAATTCACTAAACAATCCACTTCCTTCAGGAAGCCCTAATTCTTTTGCTTCTTCTCTATCTATTATTTTAAACCCATAAGATTCAAATACGCGATTTAAATAATCAAAATTAACCAAATATTCTGATATGGTTTGATTAATAGATTCTTGAAAGACATCAATTTTATAACCAATACAACTTGCATCGTCTTCAAATTTATCACTTCCGTAACTTTTAGTTACTTCCCATATTTTTTTCCCATTTTCCATAATCTGAATACTTTCTCCTGTTTTTGTTTTATTTAACAAATTAAACACCAATTTTCCATCATAAGCAGTTCCTATAAAATATCCATTTAACTTTGTACATTCAGCCACATTTCTCAAAAACCCCTGCAACGTATCCGGATTTTCTAAGAAGTAATGGATTGCAAATTGACAGGATGATACGTTAAATCCGTCTTCACATACTCCATATTGTCTAGCAACTCCTTTGCCAAGTTTCTCTACATCTTTACTTCCAATTCCAAAGATTGCTTTTGTTATTTGTATTGCTTTATCATTTAGCATCGCACTTCCATTTTTTATATTATAGGCACTATTACCATTGACAAATAATGCATACGGAATATTTTTATTACTTTTTTTGTTATTTAAAAATCGCGCACAAGCACCATTTAATCTATTTTCAAGATTATCTTGCGAAATGTCTATTCCAAATACAAAGGACAATTTAGCTGCGATCCATTTTGGTAAATCACCTGCTTTTCCGCATGCAAAATCAACCAATTTATCCCCTTCTTTAGATACAGATTTAATTAACATTTTTTTCACATACAAATTATGGAAATTCTTCATGGATTCCGTAAGAAATTTTCCTGAAGGCGTATTGTAGTACGTATCTTCACTTACTAAAATATCTGGAATATTTAATCCTGTACGAATCATATCTTCGGTTACTGGATAATGAATGGAATTCCAATTATTATTGGCTACTGTATAAGAATTACCGTATTGTTTAAAACCAAGTCTATATTCGGTCGTTTTGTCATGACGAACGCGTAACGGAATCCATCTCCAACCATTTTTACGATCAAAATCATAGCTAAATTCAACAATCGTATTGTCTGTAAATACTTCGTTTTCTTCTGAAAACATTTGTTTCACTCCGGATTCATCATATTTTAACATGATGTTGCATAATCCTGCATTTTTATCATATGGATCTGTAGGATAAAATCTAAGCGGAATATAATTATTGCATCTACTATCATCATATTTATCTTTATATTCAGGAAGTTTGTCGTCTATGATATCTTGACAAGGGTTGATGTATCCATTGACTCTTTCATCAAAACCACAACGTAATTCAATGATTTTATATTCGCTTAATTGACTTACTAGTTCTGTATTCAATCCATCTTCAAAGATAGGCTTTATAATTTCGTCTCCACTTGTTCCTTTTAAGGTTGTGATTAAAAAGTCAATGGTGTTAAATTGTGGTGGTTTCCATTTAAATGAATATTCCCAGGTTATTTTTGTTTTTGGTCCAGGTTCACCTAGTTTATCTGATCCAACACCAAAATAAGCATGTGTAAATATTAATCCGTCGGTTTCATACTCAAATCTATTTTCATGGACTTTTGTTAAGATTTCATTACAACCACTAAATATACTTTGTTTATTATGATAAGGATAAAATTCTTTACTAACCACTCTTATGGGTGAACTTACTAGATTGTCTTTATTTTTACTCAAAATATTGGCCATGGTTTTTTCTTTGCTAGAACTTATATTCGTATTTGTACTTGTATTTCCATTGATAGTTACTACCGAGGTAGGTTTTAAAGAACTTGTCACTAATTTTAGAATTTCATATCTTGCATTGTATAAATTATCTATTTTAATATCTTTGATCATAAAAGACAAAGAACGTACATCTTTCTTATTGTAATAATAAATATCAAAAGCAGCATATAAATTAATAAAGTTTCCATTTTTGTCATGAGAAATTAACTCACCATCTAATAAACAGTTAAAACAATCTTTGTTTTCTGTTTTTGCTCCAGTAAAAATGACATTCATGTTTGTATTTATAAAATATATCTTACCACTATTATTTATATACATTAAGTTACGTGTTCCATCTGCCTTTTCTGTGACCACAAAATCTTTCCGTATATTGATAATATTTGAATTGTCATTCACAGGTGAAACATTTTTTAATTGAAGAGTCACTGAATTTGGACCAATAAAATTTCTATTATCAATCCTCTTTTTAAAATCATAATCTTCCATCCAAATCATTTTCATGTATTCATCTAATATACCCTTTTGCTCAGAATAGGAGATAGGATAATTTGTTCCTTGTAAGCCGCCCAAAACAAATTTAATTACTTTTCTCAAAGCCATTAATATGGAATCAGGTGAATTGAATGGGGTTGCAGGACCAATTTTTCGGTTATCTATTTCTATTTCAATTTCATAGGTTTCTGGATTGGAAAATACATTGGAATCATCTACACTATAAACTGGAATCATGGTATTATATCCAAAATTATTGACACCTTTATTTCCATATTTTGTAATACTAATATCCACATTAAAAGGATAATCTTTGTGTGTAAAAGTGACACGATTTAAATAACGAAATATTTTTTTGGATTTTTTCCAGTTTTCTATAATAAAATTTTTAACTCCATGTTTGATTTCCTCTTCATTGGAATAGGAAACTCTGAAATTAAAATCATCAAAATTCACTGGAAAAACTTTATCTCCTTTATTATTTCTAACGGGTTTCTTCTTTAAAAATTTGATACATGATGTGTTGGTAGTGTATAATTCTTTAATGTTATTATTTTTACAGTAGAGTTGAATATTATGTAGTCCATTGATCTCAGTTCTTACATCAGATAATTTGAATTTTCCTGTATTGCTATCTAAATATTCACAATTAATACGCAAGGAATATATTCCTGAAGGATCCGGATTTTCAAAGCCAAAAGATTTGAGTTTTTTAATTACATTATCATAATCAGATCTGGATAGTGGTTTAATTCCTTTGGTTCCAAATCTAACCTCTAATTCAGGGACAATACTTTGACTAGTTACAAATGGATTGGATGAGTAAAATTGTCGGATTAATTCATTAAATTTAATTTGAAGATCCTCATTTTTACTCTTTTCACTCTTTTCATCTTTTTTACCCTTTTTTTCTACGTTTTCATTCTCTTCATCTAATTCATCTTCCAAAAGTTCAGTTGGAGCATTGATATGGATAGATTCACTTTTTTCTTTCTTCTCATTCTCCACTCTTTTCTCTTCACTCTTTTCTTCTCTCTTTTCTTTCTTCTCATTCTCCTCTCTCTTTTCTCTCTTTTCTTTCTCCTCTTTTAAATCCATTTTCTTCTTTTTTTTATCCTCTGCCATTTTTTTAAGAAGAATATATTTGTCACGAATGGGTAATTTATCAAGTTCTGCTTTTGTTTTACTATTTAGTTTTTCATATATTTCTTTTAATTCAGGATCAGAGATATCTTTTAAAATTTCTTCTTTATGTTTTTCATTATTTATCTTATCTACTTTTTCTTTTGTAGATAAATCTAAATTTTTATAAATATCACTCACTTCTACTCCTAGAACATTTCCTGGTAACTTAATGGATGATTCTTGTTCTAAAAGTGAATTGATTGTTTTTTTAATAAGAGACATTTGTTATATAATATAAAACATATTTTTTAAATTATATTTCAATTTTTTAAAATGATTGAATTATTTCTTCATATAATTCATTTTTATTTTTAGACTTATTTGTAAGTTTATTTATTGTTTGAATTCCTAATTTACAAGATATATCAATTAATTCTTGAAGTTTATAGGATGAAATAGCCTTGATTGGTTTTTCAATACTGTTCAATTGAAAGAGTGTTTTTTTAATATTATCAACGTGATCAACCGTATTTTTTTCCATACTAAATTTTTTATACTCTAATTCACGAATAATAAATATTTCTTTATTATCATTCATTAAAAGTTCATAGTATGTTTTATTTTTAACATACAAAATATTGATATTTTCAAATACACATAGGGATAAAAAAGTTCCTATATTTATTTTTTCCTCATTCACCAAATTATTTTCCATATTTGTCAAAGATGTAAATTTATATGTTTTAATAAGTTGTTTATCTTTTCTGATTTTTTCAACATATTCTATTTTTATTTTTTTTTCTAGAACATAATTTTTGTTTTCAATCATTTCGTACTGTATAAAGTCATTTTTCATTATAAAAAAACACCAAAATAATTTGTCTTTTTCTTTTGGTATAAAAAAAGTTTCTCTTGGTTTTGTTTTTGTTATTTGATCATTATTATTTTTTTTATCAATACTTTTTTTAATTTCTTTATGTTGAATTTGTAAAAACTTTTCAATAAACATTTCATCTAAAGAAAAAATTTTTAAAGAATGAATTAAATTATGATCAAAAGTCATTATAAAATTTACTTACTACTAAATAATTTGCTGTTATCTTTAATATCTTTTGTAAAATATGTGTTTTTATAGTCCTCTTTTTGCTTCTCTACTAAATTCAACGTTTTTTCTTGTGTAATAACATAATTAATATATACAGATAATTCATGAATAATATCTTTATCTAATTCAGATAAATTTATATGAATTCCATATTTATTCTCATTTAAGGTTACAGTATCATGACTATTTAATATTCTAAGAATTTCCACTTGATTAAACTTATTCATATTTTCAATGGTTTCTCTTATATAATTTAGTTCACTAACCGAGTAATTATTTATTTCATTTGTAGTAAAAGAAACTTCCATGTTGTAATTTATATAATAGATAATATGACAATCTGTTTAAATTTTATTTTTAAATAAATTAATATTTAATAATCCACTTTAATCCATTTTACACCATTTTATTTTATGAAATTGTTCTTCCGTTGGAGTTTCTACTAAGACACCATTTGCCCAAATACCAAATCTTCTATCAACATCTCCTTCATTTTCTAATATTAATTGGTAATAGGTGTATACATTTGTGTCTTTTAATTGAACAAATGATTCATTAAATCCTGCAAGCAATAATAATTTTCCGTCAATGGTAGGAAATTCACCATCAAAACAATTATTTTCTTTATATTTTTCTTTTATTTCTTCACTTAATGAATCTACTAGTAATGAATGACCACCTAACACAGTTAAATCTTTAATTAAGTCATTGGAATCTGTTTTTTCCATTTTCCACATACTTAGATTCCAATGTTTTGGATTATTAATCATCGTATTCTTTCCAATACATTGAATTTTACGGAATCCATGTAAATAAGATTTCACCAAATCTCCTTGCCGTAAATCTTGTATAGCAACATACTTTTCTCCTTCTTGAGTTAAACAAAGTATTTTTGTATCATGATTGAGACATAATGGTGATGGCGTGTAATAAATTCCTGAATAACTAACACTTCCTGCAATAGAAAAATTATTATCATTGATTGCTACAGAATTGAAATCACCAGTTTTAACATTTGATCTTGTCCATGTAGCACCAGAATCAGAAGAAGAATAAATTCCTGAATTACTATAACTTCCTGCTACTGCATATGATCCATTGATTGCTACAGAATAGAAAAAACCAGTTTTAACATTTGATCTTGTCCATGTAGCACCAGAATCAGAAGAAGAATAAATTCCTGAATTACTACCACTTCCTGCTACTGCATATGATCCATTGATTGCTACAGAATAGAAACTACCAGTTGAAACGCTTGAATTTGTCCATGTAGCACCATAATCAGAAGAAGAATAAATGCCTGAATCATTATCATTTCCTGCTACTGCATATGATCCATTGATTGCTACAGAATAGAAACTACCAGTTTGAATATTTGATGGTGTCCATGTAGCACCAGAATCAGAAGAAGAATAAATGCCTAAATCATTAATACTTCCTGCTACTGCATATGATCCATTGATTGCTACAGAATAGAAACTACTAGTTTGAATATTTGATGGTGTCCATGTAGCACCATAATCAGAAGAAAAATAAATTCCTAAATCACTACCACTTCCTGCTATTGCATATGGTCCATACATTGCTACAGAAAAGAAAAAACCAGTTGTTAAAGAATTTGTCCATGTAGCACCATAATTAGAAGAAGAATAAATTCCTGAATCACTAAAACTTCCTGCTATTGCATATGATCCATTGATTGCTACAGAATAGAAATTACCAGATGTTAAAGAATTTGTCCATGTAGCACCAGAATCAGAAGAATAATAAATTCCACCACCACCACCACTTCCTGCTACTGCATATTGTCCATTGATCGCTACAGAATAGAAATTACCACTTTGAACAGTTGAACTTTGAAAAGTTGCCATTTATAAAATAGAGAATGATAAATAACTATACTAAAATAAATAATGGTACAAAAAATAAAAGATAATAGTAAAAGAATTAGCATTAGATATCATGAATAAGTTGTATGAATTTAAAGATATATAAATTAATATTTAATTCTCTATAATAATTTTTGGTTTTGTATATTCAAAATTTCCACCATCTCTTGTTATTTTTGGTTTTACTAACTCTCCAATAATAGAAACATATTTATCATTCAATTCAAACCTCTGACCAATAACGCGAACATTAAATTTATCACCTTCTTTAACTTCTGAAAACGCATCGTTATTGTAATTATGATCTTTTGCGACAAAAACCACCACAGGAGAAGGTTCTTCATCTGCACTATCTGCACGAATACCAGCCTTTGTTATATTTTTTGCTATACATGAGATTAACATTCCCTCTACTGGAAAACAAACATCGCATTCAAATACTACTTCAAATGAAATGTTTATACCACGACTAATAACACCACTTGAATAGGTAATAATTTTACTTGAACCTATTCTTACATATCCTTCTACAATACATTTTCCTTCAAAATTAGCAGAAACATTTTGTTCAATTACTTCTAAAATATTTTTACCTACTGCAGTGATAGGCAAAACAATATTTCTAGTAATTAAACATCTAGAATATACCGACGATATTTTTATTTCTCTTCGTTCTTTTCTTCTATTTTGATTTTGATTTTGATTTTGATTCTGATTCTGATTTTTGGCGATTGATTCCATTATTATATCTATATATTTATCTCTATCTTTTAATTATTTTTCAATTTTATTTATATATAGAAATGACAAATATTTTATAAAAACTAATAAAATTTGTAAAAGTAAAAATATAATCTTATTTTACTAATGAATGAAAAAATGATTACTAGCAAATCTGGAAGACAATATTTACCAAAAATGGGAAAAGAACATCCATCAAAACTAAATTTTATATCTTTACCTAAGCTTAAATCTTTACCCATATCAGTTAATTTAAGAAATAAATGTGCACCTATCCAAAATCAAGGACAATTAGGTGCTTGCACTGCGTTTGCACTCGCTGGAATCGTTGGCTATATTTATAAAAATGCACTAGTTCCTTCCACTTTATTTCTCTATTATATTGAAAGAGAACGCATAAATACGGTAAATGAAGATTCAGGTGCATATTTACGTGATGGTATAAAATGTTTACAAGAATTAGGAGTATGTAGACAAGTTACATGGCCTTATGATACTAATAAATTTAATGTAAAACCTTTACCATTCTGTTATCAACAAGCTAGAAATTTTAAAGCGTTATCTGTAAAAAATATTAGAAATACATTGGATGAAATGAAAAATTGTTTAGCTAGTGGATACCCATTTGTGGTTGGTATACCTATTTTTGAATCCTTTGAAAGTAATGTTGCAACAGCTACAGGAGTAATTCCGATGCCTAAAAAAGGTGAAAAAAGTTACGGTTATCATGCGGTCAGTATTGTAGGTTACACTAGTAATAGTTGGATATTTAGAAACTCCTGGGGATCTATTTGGGGAGACAAAGGATATGGATATTTACCTTATGAATATTTAACAAACGACTATCTAGGTGATAAAATTTTTGGTTCTGATTTATGGGTAATATATCAAATGTCTAATATTAATAACAAAAATAATATTGATAAAAAAAATAAAAATAATATTAATAACAAAAATGTAAATAATATTAATAACAAAAATAAAAATAATATTAATAATAAAAATAAAAATAACAAAAATAAAAATAATAATAACAATAAATAAATTAAAATATCTAAACAATAATTTTATAAAGTTTGTAATAGATTGCCATTTCAGGAGTTAAAAACCATTTTTTTTCATCCTTTTTAATAACATCATAATAACGTAATATAAATTCCTGTAAAATACATAATTCAATTTGACCAACAGCTTCACGAATCACATTTCCATCCTCATCTTTTTCCAACTTTGTATTTTTACTTGTATATTTTTCTTCTCCGAGAATTAAATTTAATTTTTGGATTGATTTTTCTTTTCCTGATTCTTCACATGTAGCTCCTGTATCACGTTTAGAATCCATATCTTTTGTTTTGAATACTAACGCTGAGTTATTTTTTTTGTATCCAATAAATCCAATATATCTATTGTAATTTTTTAAATCAAATGTAAAAATATATTGAATTTCTTTATTAGAGGCTATTTCTCTCTGATCTTCATAGGTTGACTCAATCCATTCATTTTCTTCATTTAATATCATAATTTTAAATTTATTCAAATGATACAAAATAATACATTTGAATTTTTTTGAGACAAATATTTTTCTTTTAAAATATTCTTTGGCATACCACGTAATTGTATTTTTTGTTATGTCATCTAATGAATACAAATAATTTAATAAATGAAGTTTATCCTCAAAAAATAATTGTTCTATCATATGTGCTGTTAGAAATTCCAATAAATATTCTTTCATTCCAGGATTTTCTTTAGAAAGTTTTTGTATGACTATTCCACAATGTTTATACCAATTATCGTCCCCTCTTGGAACTTTTTGTAAACCAATATATTCACGTGTTATTTCAAAATTACTATTTAATTCATCTAATACGCGTTTTCCTTCTAAAAAATGCTTTGATCCTTGTCTTTCTCTTTCTCTTTGTCCTTCTCTTACTCCTTCTCTTACTCCTTCTCCTTCTTCTCCTTGTACTAAACGATTTTGTTTATTTGTATTTACATTCAGATTCGTTATATTTTTTTTAATATCAAATTGAATCATATTATGCTTATAATCTATTGGGACAACTCGGTCAAAAATAGAAACATTCTTATCTTTCAATTCAATAGGCTGAAATAAATAATAATTATCAATATTTACAAGTCTCCCATTTCTTCCATATTTATCCACAATAAATTCATTACTATCATCAATCAAGTATGATAAAGCGGAATATATCTGAACATAGGGATATTTTTTTGGCGTTTGTATTGCATTAATCAAAACATCTTTTTTGTAAAAAAAACTCTCTTTCATCAACATCCTTATTCTCTGTATAATTTTCTCAGAATTCATAATAATAAAACTTTCATTATAAGTATCTTCATTTAAATCATCCTCATTTATTTCTTTATTTGGTCTACAAGAGTAGTTACATGAGGCCATATAATCGCACGCGGGTGAAAAAGGTTCATCTCCAATTTTAAAATCATCTAAAATAACTCCTGAGGATAACTTTTGCTGAATAGGTTCATTTAAAATAGCAGAAATATTTTCCTGTGTAAAATTAGTTTGATCATGATTGATAATACAATCCACTGATGTTTCTTTTAATACTCTTGTCACTTTTCCTATTTGAATAGCTTTAAATTCGGCTACACGATAAACATATAAATCAGCCGCCTCTTCTTTTTTATTTTCAAGAATGGTTCCATGCATAAAAATCTCAACATTTCTTTTTTCAAATGCCAAATCTTTGTGACTAAAATTACGCACGGCACGTCCTATAATTTGCTCAATACGATTCATATTATACCATGGTTCCAAAATGTGAACTTGCCGAATAAATTTTAAATCTATTCCTTCCGAACCTGCTTTTGAGATTAAAACTACTTTTACTTTGTTTCCATCTTTATTATCTTCATTGGTCAACCCTTTTACTTCAAAATCATTATTAGGAGATAAACGTAGGTCACCTGTAATCATAGAATAACGCGCTGGCATAAAATTTCTTTTATCGGAAGGTTCTTTCATGGTTCTTACATCTACAACGGCACTTGGAACCGTCTTAAACAAAGGTTTTACATTTTCACCATATCTAGTAAATCCCATTTCTTCTAACGCCAAGGCCATAGGTATTAACCCACTGTCAATATATTGTGAATAAATTAAAATAATTCCATCACTTACTTGATTCTTTTCTGGGTTATAAATATTATCTAAGATTGTTTTGATTTTAATACTATAGTTGCTTATTTGTGGACGAGAGAAAATCTTACCATATTTCTGAATTGTACTGTTTTTATATTCATAGCTTCCTTTTTCAGGGGGAGATTTTTCGTCTACAAAATCCATCATTCTCTCTAGACCTTTCTTTCCAGTTAAATCATGAGGATCAATAATTTGATTTCCACCTATCTTTTCATTCTTGTTACTATTTGTCTTCTTGATATTTGTGTTGTTACTATTTAGGTTGTTACTATTAATTGATTTTTTAATTATTGTAATAGAATCATCATCTGCTGTCTCTTGTTCGTCTATAAATTCATCCACCAATTCTGGTTCTTCTCTTTGTTCTAACTCCTGAACATCTTGACGATTTGCTTGTGAAAAGTCTTCTGATAATTCCTCGGAATAGACTTCTTTTGATTCAGAATCCAAGATTTCTTTTAATCCAGAAATGGGATAAGTTATAATTAAAGCTTCTAATGGCAACTGTAATAATGTATATCCAAAAGATTCCATATTTTCAAAATTGGGCATTTCTCTCACAACTCCTTTTTTGGTAGTAATTGAAAACTCTTTTTTTCTTAAACTATTAATTATATACTTGTATACACAACCTTGACATTTTCCACAGGATTGACAGTCCTTGATTATATTCAAATATAAACTTAAAATTCTCTCTTTATCCGAATCTTTAATTTTTTTAAGATTCATTTGATATTTTGGATAAGGAATAAATGGAAAGGTATGTTTGGGTGCAAATTTGTTGGGATAAACACGATATGGAAAAGTATATGGATTTTCTCCACGAACAAAGGAAATATAACCAGTAGCTTTTCTTATCAGAAGATCTTCACCATCTTTCTTAAATTCCCCATTTTTTTCAAAAATATCTCTCACTTCAACTCTTCCACGACGATCATTTGTATTCATCAAATTTAATAACCATATGATTTCTTTGTAACTATTGTACATAGGAGTAGCAGAGAGTAAAACAAATCTCATATTTTCAGCTGACTTGACAAGCAATTCTAAATTAATGGCCACTTTTTTATTTTCATTATCTTCCGTTTTTCGTATATTATGAACTTCATCAATGACAATTAAACGATTATCAAATTCATTACGTAATCTTCGGATTGTTTTTTTATTGATGATATTTTCGTTTTTATTTATTTTTTTAGTATTTTCTTTTCTTTTATTAACATTTTCATTTCTTTTTTTAGTATTTTCTTTGTTAACATTTGTATCCATATTATTGTAATTATAATTCATAGATTGATCCAAGTCTGATTCGGATCCATCCATTGTTTTAATGATATAATTTGCAAATTGTCCGTACCCTAAAAATAAATAATACGTATTAATCAAGTTTTTAATTTGACTAATCAGTTTATCTTTTGGAATTCCTTTCATATTCATAGGATTTACTTCTTGAAGCAATTTATTACCAACACATCCTTTGATACTCCATATTCCATCAATCAATTTTAGTTTTCTCTCATCAAACAATTGTAGTTTAAAATTATCTTGCACATTTTCAGATGCTACGATAATAATTCTTTTCGTAGTTCCTATTTGTTTCATATAGTCACGCATTTCTTCACATACACCAATGGCACTACATGTTTTTCCTGTTCCTAAACTATGATAAAGTAATAAACTATTATAAGGAGTTTGCGAAGAGAGAAAATTTTTAACAAAAGCTTGATGAGGTTGTAATTCAAAATCGGCTTTACTCAATTCATCTGCATAATCCTTAATATTTTTTCGGATTGTTCCATCATATTTCGTATCATAGAATTCCTTTTTCGTCGCTATTTTAATATTAAAGTTTTTATCGCTTAAACTAGGATATAAATATTCATCCGTGTTTTCATTTTCTTCCAAACATTTTTCCTCCATCAATTCTTTTTTCAATAAAAATTTATTACATTCATTGGAATAATAATTTTCACTAGAACATTTCAAGCCTTGAAATTCTTTTTCTAAATCATAGTTACAGATACGATTATTATTTGTATCATTTACATAGTTAGTAGTAGGTATCAATTTATTAGAAGAAGTAGAATATTTAATATATTTTGACAACTGTGAAGTAGGAATTGGTTCCGATGATGTCTCTATTATTAATGGTTTTTTTGTAGTATTTTTAATCATAATTAATATTATATTATATATTATGGATATAATCTATATTCTTGTAAAATATTATTAATATTTGTTATTAATTTTTTTTTCTCTAAATTGTATGGTCTAATTGAATTTAAACATTCGTCAATCGTTTTCCATTCTATTTTGCTAACTTCTGCAATTTGATAATTGTCCAATAAATCTTCATTTTCATGTATTGTGGCCAAAAAATATTTATGTTTATAAGATTTGTAATTTGTTCCTATAAATATTTCTTCAAACGCCATGACATTTTCAATCAATGTTATTTTATTTTTAGAAATTCCGGTTTCTTCTTCAAATTCCCTCAATGCGCATTCTATATCTTTTTCTTTATTATTTCTTCTTCCCTTTGGAAATTCCCATTCAGTTTCATCCCATTTTGTCTCGCTTTTTTCAATAATATCTTGAATCGTTATTACATCATTGTGAATGGTTACTCCATTTTTAATCGTATAAAATCGCTTCATTGAAGTTAATTCTTCGTTTTTATGTTGTACATTCACTACATCTCCCCACATAGTTTTCCATAAAGTTTCAAAAGAATGATCTAGAATCCTTTGTTTTTCAGTCAATGACATTTCATCTACTATTTTTTGCATTTGATTAATGTTATAAGGCGTATATTTACCTCTGATAAAATCAATATAACCAAAACTATCTTTACGTCTTATCATTAAAAATTGTAACCCAGTATGTGAATATCTAAATAAAATAATTCCATAGCTTGTAATTGGTAATTTACATTGGTGAAATAAATGACCATGTTTTCCACAGTTATTGCATATATTTGTATTCATTGAAACTAGTTATATATGTTAAAAGAAGTATATTTTTATATTAGTTTACTCTAATGACATATTTAGACCCAAAAGTATGGGGACCACATTATTGGTTTTTTTTACACACCGTATCAATGACCTATCCAATTTATCCAAATGCTATAACTAAAAAAAAATATTACGAGTTCATTCAAAACTTGCCTTTATTCATTCCTGTAGAAAATATATCTTCGGAATTTAGTAAAATGTTAGATATGTATCCAGTGACACCTTATCTTGATAATAGAGAATCATTGATTCGTTGGATGCATTTTATTCATAATAAAATAAATGAAAAACTTGAAAAACCACAAATAACGTTGAATGATTTTTACATAAAATATTATGAAGAATATAAACCGGATAATCTTAAACAAATAGAATTTTACAAGTTGAGAGAAAAAATGATTTATGGAGGATTTTTGCTACTTATTGTTTGCTTGATTTATTACTTGTATGATAAATAATTGTATTATACTATTATGAATTATGTTACATTTACTAGTATAAAAAATAAATTAAAAATAAAGCAATGTATACATTAAAGAAAAGAATGTATAAATTAAGAAAAGAAATAGATATTCATAAATTAAATTGGAGTTATTTGGTAGATAATCCGCATCCAGGAGCGACTAAATTGATTCAAGAAAATATAGATAAACTTAGATCAGAAGATTTTTATTGTATATCGCGAAATCCGATGCATATGGATATTATTTTAAAAAATATGGATAAAATTCATTCAGAATACTTATCGGTAAATCCAGCAGCGATGCATTTATTATTAAAAAGTCCTGAACTTATTAATTGGGAACTATTTTCATTAAATTCAAATTTTAAAGCAATGGAAATCATTGAAAAAATCATATTAGAAAATATAGAAATTAAATATAGACTTATTAATCGTGCAGACAGAGGAAATTTATTAGATAAAAATAATCGTCCAGATAATATTTATTGGACTTTATTAGCGATGAATTCAAATCCAAAAGCAATTGAATTAATAGAAAAATATCATAAACATTTTTTAAACCATTCATTAGAGGAAACATTGAGTGTATTATCAAAAAATCCAAATGCAGTATATTTATTAGAAAATTATCCTCAATATATTGACTGGAAAACCATTGTATATAATACAAATCCAGAGGCAATTCGTATCATAGAACAAAATTTAGATAAAATTAGTAGTTTTGTTTATTTATCTGAAAATGAAAATGCCATCCATATCATAGAACCAAATTTACATAAAATACATGATTGGATATTTTTATCAAAAAATAAAAAGGCGATGCATATCTTAGAAAAAAATTTAGATAAAGTGAATTGGGAAACTTTTTCAGAAAATGAAGCTGCGATTGATATCTTACTAAAAAACATGAACAAAGTTTGTTACAAGGGTTTATCAAAAAACCCAGCAATCTTTGAATATGATTATCAGAGTTTAAAAGAAAGATGTGATATTTATCGTGAGGAATTAATAAAAAAAACAATGCATCCTTCAAGAATTCAAAAATTGTTGGAACAAGGGATTGATTTGGAAGATTTAGAGTTCTACCTTTAATCCACCTTTTGTAAAGGTGGAGCCAAAGATATTAGGAAAAATTAGAATAATTGGAATAATAATAATAAATAAATCTATTTTTTATTTTATAAAATATAAAAAATTGATTAAAATTATCATAAGTTTTTAAACAGAAAGAAACTAAAACAAACTAATTAATTAAAAGAAAATGATTTACAAATTAAGAAATGAAATTCATGTAGAAGATTTACTATTGTCATGGTTAATGAACAATCCGCATCCAGGAACAGCTAAAATCATTGAAGAAAATCTAGAGAGTTTTCCCATAGAATCGTTGCATTACATGTTACAGTATCCACATTTCATGGATATTATTACAAAAAGATTAGATATATTAAATTCTCAATACTTATCAAAAAATTCAGATGCCATTCATATATTAATACAAAATCCTGATTTGATTGATTGGTATATGTTGTCAACGAACTCATCTTCCAAAGCATTAGAAATCATCGAAGAAAATATTATCAATGACATGAATAAAAAAAAAGGAATAGAAACAAAAAAACAATTGCCTATCCAATGTGATCGTATTTATTCAGATTGCCCTGCTTTTTGGAGATTGTTAGCTACGAATACCAATCCAAAAGCAGTTGAATTGATTAAAAAATATTATAGATTAAATCAAGAATATTTCAATTTTGATTCAGTAACCATCGGCCTTTGGCGTTATTTGTCTAAAAATGAAAATAAAAATGCCATTGATTTGTTAGAAAAATATCCTCAATACATTGACTGGCAAACCATTTTAGAAAATCAAAATCCAAAAGCAATTGAAATTATTGAGAAAAATTTGGATAAAATTTATGTAGATGATTGGCCTATTTTATCAGGAAATCCAAACGCAATTCATCTATTTAAAGACCCCGAATATTTAAAAAAAGTATATGAATGGTCTTATATATCCAAAAATGAAAAAGCCATGTCTATTCTTGAAAAAAATTTGGATAAAGTAGAATGGGTATCTTTTTCATCCAATCCTAGCGCTATAAGTATTCTTTTACAAATCATGAAAGAACAAAAAGAATATAATAAAAAAGTAAAAAATCAGGAAGAAATAAATACCAAAGACTACAAATATTTTGATTATTTTAATAAAATAGATTATGGAGGTTTATCTAGAAATACAGCGATCTTTGAATTGGATAAACAGGAATTAAAAGAACGATGTGATATTTATCGTCGGGAATTAATAGAAAAAGCAATGCATCCTTCTAAAATTCAAAAATTATTGGATATGGGAATTGAATTGGAAGATTTAGATTTCCACCTTTAAATCCACCTTTAGAAAAGGTGGAGCCAAAAACTAGTTTAAAAAAATAAAAATATAGTATATTTTATATCAGTTTTATATATTTTTTTTTTGTATATTTGTTATATTATATTTTATTAACTATGAATGAAAATAATAAAAATAAAGAGATTATTGTTATATGTCCACATTGTAAAGATTATGTCATCATAAAAGAATTAAATTGTTGTATTTTTCGTCACGGAATTTACAAAAGTTCTGGCGAACAAATCAATCCTCATGCAAACAAAAACGAATGTGATGATTTAAAAGAAAAAGATTTGATTTTTGGTTGTGGAAAACCATTCAAAATTATTATAAATAATGACAATCTAATTGTAGAAATATGCGAATATATATAAAATATAATTCAATTCATTCAATGAATTCAATTATATATTGAATGATCTTTAGTGGATTAAAATATACATAAAATATAAATATAAATAAATGAAAAACAAATGGAATAAAAATAATAATAGTAAAAATAGCAAATTGAATAAAAACAAAATAAATAAAAAAACATTAAAAAATAAAAATAAAAAGAAAATAAGTAAAGGTGGAAAAGTATTAGCGTCAGGAGGGTTTGGATGTGTTTTTACACCTGCATTAAGATGTGAAAATAAAAAAACAAGAAAACGTAATGGCGTGAGTAAACTGATGACAACGAATCATGCGATCAAAGAATACAATGAAATTGTGCAAATTAAAGAAAAATTAAAAACCATAAAAAAATATACCGATTATTTTTTAGTGAATGATATTTCTATTTGTAAACCAGCACTTCTAACCAAGTCCGATTTAATAGATTTTACACAAAAATGTACTGCATTACAAAAAGATGATAAAATAACATCTAAAAATATTAATGATTCCTTAGACAAGATGATGATTTTAAATATGAAAAATGGAGGCCTTCCAGTAGACGATTTTATTTTTATTGCGGAACATTTTTCAGATTTGTATGAATTAAATCATTCATTAATAAGTTTATTAAAAAACGGAATTATAGAAATGAATAAAAAAAATATTTATCATTGTGATATTAAAGATTCAAATATATTGGTTGAAAAAAAGCAAAATAGCTTGAAGACGCGTTTAATTGATTGGGGATTAGCAACGGTATATGTTCCTTTTCATAACAATCCATTTCCAAACACTTGGATTAACCGACCACTACAATACAATGTCCCTTTTTCTGTAATTATTTTTACAGATGTTTTTATAGAAAAATATACAAAATATACAAATGATGGACTAAATAAGAAAGAAGAAGAAGGGTTGTCTGCATTTGTTTCTGATTATCTTGATTATTGGATTGATGAAAGGGGAATGGGACATTTAAAATTAATGGATCAAATTATTCACATTTTATTAGATCAAGAGAAGAGGGGACAGGGACATGGAGAAGGAGATGGACATGGAGAGGGAGAAGAAGAAGAGAGAAAAGAAACTTCTATTTCACAAATTACAATGGACTATATTACAAAATACATTGTAAATATTTTAATTCATTTTACAATCTTTAGAGAAGATGGGGCATGGACATTAAATATGCGTGAATATTTAGACCATGTTTTTATTGATAATGTAGATGTATGGGGATTTGTATCTACTTATCTTGCTTTTTTAGAGAGTTTGCATGAAAATAAAGATGAATTGGAAAAACCATTAATTGATTGTTTTGATATTATTCGTAATTTATTTATGTTCATCTATTTACCCTCTAGTTCACATATTCCGATAGATAAAAAAGTAATTTTTAATTATTTGAATCATTTAAGTGATTTGTATAAAATAGAAGCGTCACGAACAAATACAACAAAGAATAAAGATCAACTAAGTATGACAAAAAGCGTGAGTATTCGGTCCAAAGGAATTACTGGAGAAACATTCGTTCCAACTATTTTTAATAGTAACCGTTCTAACAAAATAAAATAAAATAAAAACAAAAATAAAAACAGTAAAATAGTAAAAAAAACTTATTTTTAGAAATAATTATATTTTATAATTATATAGTAAAATGATGAAACAATTTAAAGATTTATGTACCCCTGCTAGAATTTATTTTGTTGTGACCGTTCTTTTTTGTGTTATCTCTTTATTTAATGGTATGCCATTTTTAGCCGTAGCTATGAAATTATTTTTTGCAGTTATATGGACCTACATTTTAGGATGGTTATGTAAAAAAGATTTAACTGCTCTATCATGGTTTTTAATATTATTACCATTAATTATCTTTTTACTTGGATTTTTTGGTTTAATGCGTGTTTTTAAATCAGTTAAAGAAAACGGCAAAGAACAACAAAGACAACAATAGAAAAAGAGAAAAGACACAAATAAAAAAAGAAAAAAGAGAAAAAATAGATTTATTATGTAATTATTATATTATTGATTAATAATATAATATAAAAAATATGAGATTAGAAATATTTGTACTAGGATTAACAGCATTTTTTGTTTTTAATGCATATCATGATGGAAAATATACAAAAATGTTATTAAGTTTTAAAAAATATTATTCCATGATTTTTTATGTCATATTAGGAATTGGAATATATTTACTCTTAAAAAGAAATCCTCAACAAGGACGTAATATGTTACTTTATGCAAATAATGTAGTTAAATTTATGCCCATTGATAAATCATCCATGGATTTATTAAGTCCTATTATAGATTTTACAAACTCATCTGAAAAAAGTTTTATGGAATCATTTAATAATGTGGAACCCGCTTTTTGTGATTCTCAAAGAAAAATTATAGGTGGCCCAAGAAATGGACCCACCAAACGATCAGTTAGTGAAACAAAAAAGAAATACATTGCTGCTCAACAGGATTGGAGATGTGGACACTGTCAAAGTCAATTAGATCATACCTATGAAATAGATCACAGAATGAGATTAGAATATGGAGGAACAAATGATGTTGATAATTTAGTTGCATTATGTAGAAATTGTCATGGTAAAAAAACGGCTAGTGAAAATATGTAAATTATGTAAATAAAATCAATTAAGCGGTTTTACAAATTTATTTTGTTTATAATTTATTTATCATGAAATATTGTATTCTAATAATATATGGATAAAACAAATACAAATACAACGAATACAAATACAACGAATACAAATACAAGTAAAACAAGTATCCTTCCAGATTTTTCTACTCCAATGTATTTTTACCCTATCCTATTGGTTATTATTAGTTTAATCCTAGTGTTAATCAAGATATATATTGGATATAATATTCTTAAAGGTGTATCTTCATTATCTAAATCAAAATCGGGCGTTATTTCTAATATTATCATGACTGTAATTTTTGTTATGATTGTTTTAATCTTGTGCATTACTTTAATTCCGAATTTGAAATATTTGAAACAATTATTTGAACAAATCGGAAATGTAACTTATGCAATCCTTTATACAATATTCATCATTTTATTTTTTACATTGACATCTTCTGAAATTATTGATAAATATTACTACATTATTATTCCATTGGTAACGTTACTTGGATTATTTGTATTTTATAAAAGTATACAATCTAATTATATAGATAAATTTAACCTTAATTACGAAAGAATCAAAACAATCATCTTGTTTTTTTGTATTTTAACCATTATGATGGTTTATTATAGTGTTGACCCTGGAGGAATCATTAAAAAATATTTTGGTCATTTGATGTTACTGACCATTATTATTGCGGTATTTGTTTTTTTGTATTTAATTATTGTTTTAACTCTTCCAACTAGGTATTATACTAGTAATAATAAAAATAGTAAAAACAGTAATAGTAATAGTAAAAATAAAAGCAATATTCATAATAATTATTTCAATAATTTTTCAAATTTTTCCGTTTATGGAACAATCTCGTTTATCATCTTTTTAATCGTGGTGACTATTATTATTTCAACTTATCCAGGAGGTTTTTTTAGTAAAGACAATCAAGTAAAAGCCAGTGCAATTTTAATTTTTACATTATTAATATCTATATTGTGGTCCATACTTATTATAAGTAATGCATTTCCAGAATTATCAGATAAAAAAATGGATATTGATAACTTGAATTTATACAAACGTGGATTATTAATTTTATTTGGACTCGTCATTTCTATCTTAATCATTGTTTGGATCATTTATGCAGCTCAAAATAAAACAGGATCCGTTTCTCTCGTGTTGAATATTTTAGTCATTTTGATATTACTTGGAATCATTTACAAAACAATCTATGTTGCAAATCCATCTAGTCAAACTAATACGAATAATAAAAACAATGGTTCTTTTATTACAAAAATATTAACTTATGTTGGTTCCATGATAACAACAATTTATTCTTATATTTCTAAAAATGGATTAACTTTTACAAAAGATGGAAAAGATGGAGAAAATAGTTATTGGTATATGTTAGTCATTGCCATCCTCTTATTGGTTAGTTATTTTTATTTACCAACGATTTACAATAAATTTATGTTACAAGGTGGAAAAATATTAATCAATCAACCAATATATACAGATCAAGAAGTTTCATTAGGAACCTATCAAACATTCAATGGAAGTGATACATATGACTATAATTATGCATTATCATTTTGGATATTTTTAAATTCTTTTCCTCCAAGTACGAATCCAAGTTATGCAAAATATACTTCTTTATTGAATTATGGTGGAAAACCAAATGTTTTATACAATGCCAGTGAAAATACTTTACTTATTACGATGAAACAAGAAAAGGGAGACTTGGTAGAAGAATTATCTAGTTCTGACCCTGTAGAATTGGATGAAAATGGTAACAGAATTCTGTATAAAAATACAAATATGTTGTTACAAAAATGGGATCATATTGTATTAAATTATCATGGTGGAGTTTTAGATATATTTTTAAATGGAGAATTAGTTAAATCCGTTGGTAACGTCGTACAATATTATACTTTAGATAGTTTGACCGTTGGTGAAAAAGATGGATTTCATGGCGGAGTATGTAGTGTTATTTACTATCACAAAGTATTAACTAGAAATGATATTTACTTTATCTACAACATGTTAAAGAATGAAGAAAATCCTGTAACTGAGAAACATAATGTTGCAACCATAGTAACAAATGAATAATTTATTTTTTCTTGTTTTTATCTTATTTTTGCATTATTTTGCATTATTTTGTCTTATTTTTGCATTATTTTGTATTATTTTATTTATTCACTTTATCTGATTATCTGATTATCTGATTATCTGATTATCTGATTATTTAATTTTATCAAAAATGACTAGAAAATTTCTAAATCTATATTATACAATGACTCCTCTAACTATTGTTATAATCGTAGTTGTAATTGTTTTAATATTGATTTTATTAAGATATATGATGAGTGACCCAAATACCGTCCAAGGGTTTCAAAAAGGAACGGTTTCTTCACAAATTAAATATTCTTCTTTAGAAACAAATGGTAGTGACGCACCAGCAACCAATTTTGCTTATTCTGTTTGGTTTTATGTCAATGATTGGAACTATCGTTATGGTCAACCCAAAGTTATTTTTGGAAGAATGGGGTCACCAAGTTTACCCAATGAAGGAAGTGTAGAAGGAATGAATGGTCTTGATCCATGTCCAGCAGTTGTTTTAGGTGCTATTGAGAATAATATCTCCGTATCTTTAGGATGTTTTCCAGGACAAGATGCTGAACCAAGTACTCCTGGTGGATCAACCGTCGTACATACATGTACTGTAGCAAACATTCCAATTCAGAGATGGGTGAATCTTGTGGTTAGTGTTTACGGAAGAACCATGGATCTTTATATTAATGGAAAATTAGTAAGAACCTGTTTATTACCAGGAATTGCAAGTGTTTCTCCAAAAGCAGATATATATGTGACACCTAATGGTGGATTTGCTGGATGGACATCTAAATTGCAATATTTTTCTAATGCATTAAATCCACAACAAGTATGGAATATTTATGAAGGAGGTTATAAAACATCTGTCTTTATCAATAGTGATTATCAAGTTCAAGTATCCTTAGTAGAAAATGGAACAACACAAAATACTGTTACATTTTAATTTCTAATTTTTTCTTATTTATTTAATATATATAATATGAGTAGTAATATGTCATTTTCTACAACCAGTACAACTTCCAGTTTTTTAGAATCAAATAGTTTAGTTGCAAAATTTTCATTTTTACTATTGATCATTTTTGCATTTATTATATTGTTTAGAATCGGAATTTCAATCATAACCTTTTTTTTTAAGCCATCTGGATCGCCAAAATTAATCAATGGGATGATTGATGCTACTCAACAACTTGTTTTTTATCAAGACCCTAGTGGACAGACAGGTAATTCAACCATTTATCGTTCTACTAATGAACGCGAGGGTATTGAATTTAGTTGGAGTGTATGGATCTATATTAAAAATTTACAATATTTAGATGGAAAATTTAGACATGTCTTTTATAAAGGAGATAGTAATTTAACACCAACTGGATTAAATTTTCCAAATAATGCACCTGGATTATATATTGCACCAAATACAAATGCACTTGTTGTTATGATGAACACCTATAATGTGATTAATGAAGAAGTTATTATTCCTGATATTCCTTTAAATAAATGGGTAAATGTTATTATTCGTTGTGAAAACAATACTTTAGATGTATATATTAACGGAACCATTTCACGAAGTGTAGAATTGAATGGTGTTCCAAAACAAAATTTTGGAAATGTATTTGTGGCGGCTAATGGAGGATTTGAAGGAAATATTGCGGATTTGTGGTATTTTAATTATGCTTTAGGAACTGCTGAGATCCAACGAATATTTGAAACCGGACCGGATACAAGAATGGCGTCTTCATCTATGTCTGCAACATCATTAGGATCCACCAATGATTATTTATCTATGAGATGGTTTTTCTATGGTTCAGGAGACATGTATAATCCTTCTTTTACGCCAAATTAAAGTAGTAAAAAGAGAAAAGAAAACTAATAAAAAGAAAAACTAATAAAAAGAAATTTTATATATCAAAATATGTTTAATATATAAAATGAAAAAAACTTCCTATTATCGTCCTGAACCTCCCAGAGTATGGAGCAGAGATCAAGGTCTGTGTTCTTTAACCACTGTTCCATTTGACCAGTATCTTGTTTACATCCCTCTGACAAAACAATTTGTTCTGCCAGCACAAGCGGATTTCCAGGATCAAATGCTTTTAAAAGGAAATATTTTACAATACAAAAAAAATAGTAGTAATTTAACAAAACGACAAAAATATTCTCAAATATCCAAGGGATATTGGACAAATCGAACCAAAAGTTATGCTACGCAGTCACAAACATACAGTAACCCGAATACTTCAAGTTTACTACGTGTGAATTCTGTAGAAATACCACCAAATACGATTGTTGGATTCCCAAATAATGAGTCTGGACCTTTTCAATATGATGTGATGAATCCATTTGATTGTTCTTCTAATTCAGTTCAAACTGGAGGAACATTAATTTGTAATACATTGGCAAATCCTTGTACAAATGAACTCATTAAACAATCTATTACTAGAAATTGTTATCCGATAACGGCTTCTAATGTTCCAGGATTTAGTAACCCCAGTGTCGTGAAAGAATTATGTTGGGATCCTAGAGTTAACACATGGTATCCAAGACAAAAGTTAATAATGAATAATAGTGGGAATAAATGGCCCCTAAACTATAAAGGGTTGGTATCTGCGTGTAAACCGTTATCTTCTATGCGCGTAAACTAGGATTTACACATATTTCTTGAGTAGGAAAAATATCCCCGGACATACAGCTGTCTTGTTGCCCTACTTGTACACAACTGCGAAATCCTCTATCTTCTCCAATGTAACACCATCCGGATTTGTTTCCACCTGATTGTATTTTACTGGTGGATTCGTCTGCTTCATAAAGACTATTATTCATGTTATTCATATAATAATTTGCGGTTGCTGTATTTAACGTATTATTCAAGGTGTTATTTTGCATCTCTCCTTGACTTTGTCCTTGACCTTGACTTTGTCCTTGATTCTGTCTTTGTCCTTGATTAACTCCTTGTCCTTGCTGTTGTACTGGTTCCGATTTTAAACTTGTTGGACTTGTTTTTTGTTCCACCTTTTCTGCACGAGTTTGAATTTCATTTAATTGTTCATTGGCAACTTTGGTTCCTGAGTTGATTATATTTTGAGTTCCTGCAGCAGTTACATCTACTACGGTACTTGTTGCATAAGCAAAAAAATCTAAGATTGATTCTATCAGCGGACTTAAAAAATTAGTAACATCTTGGGTTCCTTTTGCTAAATAGTAAAAAATATTAAATCCAAAAAAAGATAATATTAAAAAAATAATTAACCAGGTAGATGCACTAACATTTTTAAGACCACTTAAAAAACCTTCATCACTATTACTATTACTCATGGAAGAACCGCTATCTAAAGAATTTATAGAATAATCATTTCCTTTTGTCATTGAATTTAAAAAACCATTAGATTCATTACTCATTATAATAAAAATAAATATATTATTTTTTTATTATAATTGCGCATACAAATTTTTACAACTTTATTTGAATGTTAACAAATATAAAAACTGATTTAAATCTCCCAAAATTTCATCACGAATATTTAATAAGTCAGAATTACCCATTCGTCCAATCGTTTTGTTATTATTCAAACCTACTAAATAACTTTTAAAAGATATAATTCTTTGTTTTAATTTTCCTTGAGAATCAACATCTCCGAGAGAAAATGATTTATTACTTATTAAACCAATACGGTTTCCTGCTTTCCCTAAAAGAACCTCAATAAATTTATCAATATTTCCATTTAACGAAGTATATAATTCATCAGTTGCTTTATGAGTAGCATAACTGGTTGTTTTCCAATGATACAATTTCACCATCATAAGCATTTCTAAAAACTTGATCGTTATTTCTTTTTCAAATTGATTTATTTTATTAGAACTTGAACTAGAACTAGAATTAAAATTTTTACGTGTGCTAGAATATGAATTCTTTTTTTTCATTGTTTTCATTGTTTTTACCATTATAAATTATATATATAATAATGATATAATAATTATTGAATAATTATATTCTAGGAACTCTAGGAACTCTAGGAACTCTAGGAACTCTAGGAACTAATCTACACTCTAGGAATAAAGTTCTCTCCAAACGAATTCATGGTTTCTAATTTTTGTATTGTTTTTTCCAAATTACTTGCCTTAATATCTTTAAATAAATACTCGGTTCCCGGAGAAATTTCATTCTTTTTAATTTGCTTATAAATCATCTCTATTTTTTTTAAAATACTAGAAACGATTTCTTTTTGTTTCTCTCTTATAATTTCGTCCTCAACCACAATATTTTCACATAAAATAGAAACGACAAAATATAAAATATATTTTCTTTTTCGGTGACAACCACTAGTATATTTTAAAGTAAATAGAGAGAGAAGAGAATTAATAATTTTTTGAATGATTTTACTCCTTTTATTAGATTCTTTCAAAAGCACATCCCAAATTAACCAAATAATATCCATTTGAAACTTACTATCCACCGGAATATTTGTGCGTCTTTCACATTTACATTTTTCCTTTTTAGCTTTACATATCACCTCAAATTCTGTAATCCATTCAATCCAATAACATGCTGAAACTGTGTTTTTTCCATCCAGTGAAACATTAAACGCTAATTCATTGATGGCAACAAACAATTCTTTGGGGTCATCTGGCATAAAAACTTCTTCCAAATATTTCACATTGGGCGCTTTAAAACGATCCGTCATTAAAGTCATATCAAAATCCTCCTTAATTATTTTTATACTATCAAAACTATGTCTCCTTTTTGCATCACATAAAATACACATAATTTCACCAAACAGTTTTCTTATTCTTTCATTGTTTCTTAACCTCAGTTCATTGTTTACAAAACCTGTATTTACAATGGTTTTAAAATTTTGGATTCTTAATTCTAAATAAATGGCTATTTTAGGATTACCTAAATGTATATATTTACTGTAAAAAAATAAAATTAGTTCCCATAAATCGCTATAATGTCCTGCACATATTAATTCAGCAGACCAATAACATGCTGGTTCTATTTTTGCTTTGATTAAGCTATTTAGCAATTCTTTTCGTACATCGGTCTTTTTAAACTTTGAAAAGGTAATCCCTTTGAATTCTTTGTATTCTCTTATATCATTAATTTCAGAATCCGTAGACATATATTAAAAAATATACAAAAAAAATAACAATAATACATATAGATGAAAATAAATCAATCCCTGAAATCAATTACGAATGTTTACAATAAAATGTCTAATTTTGGCAAAATATTATTATTTGTCACCCTATTATTAATGTTAATCATGTTTTTTAAATCTATCAAACTACCAAACCCAAGTGGTTTTAAAGAAGGATTTGAACAACAAGATACATTTACTTATAAAAAAGGACCTGAAATATATGATGATTTTTATGCAAGTATTTATGACCATTTAGTCTACAATAACATTAAAACCGACTATGAAGTGGGAGCCATTTTAAATTCTACTCATCCTTCCAATATAAGTGTGGTATTAGATATTGGATGTGGAACGGGTCATCATGTCGCTAAATTAAATTCAAAAGATTTGCAAGTAATAGGTATTGACGTATCCCCATCCATGATTAGACAGGCAATAGAAAAATATCCGACTCATAAATTCATGGTGGGTGATGCTTTGAATGAATCTCAATTTGCTCCTTCCACATTTACTCATATTCTTTGTCTTTATTTTACAATTTATTACTTTGAAGATAAACGACGTTTTTTTGATAATTGTATGGAGTGGTTGATGCCTGGAGGTTATCTAGTCATTCATTTAGTAGATAAAGAAAGATTTGATCCGATTCTTCCTCCTGGAAATCCATTGTACATTGTATCGCCACAAAAGTATGCAAAAAAGAGAATTACTTCCACGAAAGTTACATTTAATGATTTCATATATCATTCCGATTTTAATTTAAATGACAACATAGCTACGTTTAATGAAAAATTTAAATTTAATAATGGGAAAACACGAAAACAAGAGCAGGTTTTATATATGGATGATACCGAAGTAATTTTAACGATTGCACAGCAATGTGGATTTACATTTCATAGTAAAATTGACTTGGTTAAGTGTGCTTATGAGTATCAATATTTATATGTATTTGTTAAACCGTCCTAATTTTTTTACACCGGGATAAATTTTACACCGGGATAAATTTTACACCGGGATAAAATTAGATAAAATAACTATAAAACGTGATTTAAGTATTATAATTTTATATATATACATCATATGTACAAGTGTAATATTACTGGACAAAATTTTGATTTAAATGACAGTGAAAAACATAGAGAACTCGCTGTTAGGTTTAATTATAATAGTCGTTTTAGAGCAATCTGTTATGTTTTTACTAAATTATTTTATGGAGAATGTAAAATAATATATAATTTAGAAGATAATAAAAAAATTAAGGGTATTGGTATGTCAGATAGTTGTTGGTCTACATTTTTTGAAAAAAAATTTGATTATATTAATACATTTTATCATACTTCACCATATTTAGATATTTATAATAATGAACATATAAAAAACTATAACGATTTAGATTTTATTATTTCATCAGATGTATTTGAACATATTAACCCATATCCATCAGTTCAAATAGCATTTGATAATCTTTATAAAATGCTTAAGAATGGTGGTTGTATTATTTTTTCTGTTCCATTTTCATATGGTGAACATAAAGAACATTTTCCAAACCTTTATAAATATGAAATTAAAAAAGAAAATAATAAATATGTTTTATACAATACAACAATAGATAATAAAGAAGAAATATTTAATAATTTATGTTTTCATGGAGGTCCAGGTAGTGTTCTAGAAATGAGACTATTTTCAAAAAACTCTATTATTTTATTTTTAGAAAAAAGTGGATTTGTTGATATTGTATTTCACGAAATAAACGAAGATATGAATAAATATGGAATATTTTGGTCTAAAGATAATACTAATAATTTTGCTTTAATAATTTCAGCGAAAAAACGGATATAGCTTCTGAATGTAGAAAAAATTTAATAAATAATATTTTCAATAAAATAATATTATTTAAATTATTAATGAATTCTGAATATATTATGGAAGTATTTATTGAAATATCCAAAAATGGACATATTAAGTATGAATTTGACAAAGAAAAAAATCAATTAGTGTGTGATCGTATTTTACATACACCATTTAGATATGATTTCAATTATGGATTTATCCCTGATACACTTAGTGAAGATAATGATCCAATTGATGCTCTTGTATTTATGGAAGATGAATTGGTTCCTGGATGTTTAATCAAATGTAAACTACTAGGATATTTAGAAACAATGGATGACGATGGAAATGATCCAAAATTAATATTATGTCCATGTAAAAAAGTAGATCCAACATATAAAAATATTAATGATATTTATGATATTAGTAGTCACATATTAAATAAAATTAATTATTTTTTTACACATTACAAAGATTTAGAAAATAAAAAAGTTTTTGTTGGGGAATTTAAAAATAAAGAAGAAGCAATTCATATTTTAGAAAAAAGTATATTACGTAACAAAACTATAATTAGTCCTGCAAGTCCATTAGTTAATCGTAATGAAAAAAATAATGAAAGAAATAATAAAAAGAAAAATATTTTAAATTATCAATTGCCTATAAATAACTCAAACACATTTGCTAAATAAAAATAGTTATTTAATTATATTAGATATGTAATATGCTTTTCTCTCATTTTTCTTTTCAAATAATGTAATAATAAAATATGATTCAATTACTAGAATATTTATCTTATATTACATTATTTATTTGTCTTATTGTTTTAACAAGTTATCTATACATCAAATACAAATACGGCTTCTGGATGATCCAACCTGTGTTTCATATTTATGATATTCCGTATATGTTTTCTTATCCGGGAATTATTAATCACGCGCTTCCAAAAAAAAATAAATATACGAATTTCAAAAATATTGAAACGGTGGAATATGCAAGCGTATCCGATTTAAAAATGGGACAAATAGTGAAATTCATTCAAATGAATTACTTGAATCACAAAGATAATAAATTTTCGCCAAAGATTGGAAACGTTACGCCTTATTTTTACGGTCATAGTTCCAAATCCTTTTTTTCTTTTTACAATGAAGAACAATTGTATTCGGATATTAAAAAAGGTACGCTTATCAAAGATAATAAAATTGTTGGTCTTATGACTTCAAGACCGGTTCATCTAACTATCAATAACGGTGATAAGGACGCTAAATTTGACGTCTATTATGTGGATTATTTATGCGTTCATAAATTATTCAGAAAAAAAGGAATTGCGCCCCAATTGATTCAAACACATCATTACAATCAAAGTCATTTGAATCAAAATATTCAGGTAAGTTTGTTCAAGAGAGAAGATGAATTGACGGGAATTGTGCCATTGTGTGTTTATTCTACTTATGGTTTTTCGGTGAATACATGGACAAAACCGATGGATCTATTACCCATGTACCAACTCGTAGAAATAAATGTATCAAATTTCCATTTATTATTTAATTTTATTCAAGAAAATAGTGATAAATTTGATATTGTTATTTCTAGTGAAATTACAAACATGATTGAGCTCATTAAAACCAAGAATATTTTTATTTATACCATTGTTTTTAATAGTGAGATTGTATGTGCGTATTTTTTTAGGAAATCCTGTGTCTTTGTAGACAAAGATTTGGAGGTTCTCTCGTGTTTTGCTTCTATCAATAATATTCAGAGTGAAAATGAAAAGAAGAATGATAGAAAGAATGATAACCTGTTTGTCCAAGGATTTAAAGTAAGCTTTTGGAAAATATCGTTTGAAAATTACTTTGGATATGCAGCCATAGAAAATATTTCTAATAATAACATCATTATTGATAATTTATGTTTGAAGACCAAACCAATGATCGTAAGCCCAACAGCTTATTTTTTTTATAATTTTGCCTACAAAACATTTGCTGCGGAAAAATCCTTGATTTTACTTTAGGGAGAATGATTTTTTTTGTAAAATGGATTTTCTTTAGAAATAGTATAATGGCTCCTCCTTCTCCGATTACACTTAATTTAAGTGGTGATGTAATGTTTGTGGGAACAAATGTACAAGGTAATCAAATTTCAAAAGATTATTCCTTTAATACAAATCTTAAATTTTCAATTCCAGATGGTAAACCAACCCAAGAACAAGTTGATGCACTTGTTAAATTAGTTTTTATTAAAGCAGCACAACAAGTTCCAGAAAATCTTTTTCCTAATTTAGTAAAAGTTTCTAATCCTGTAGCAAATATTGTTCTTAAAATTTCATATAATGGTAAAGAATCTATATATCCTTTACCTGAAAAAAAGTATCGTTTTACAGTAAAAGATAGTCCGACTAGTAGAACAGTACAAGCATCTACGACGGCTGAAGATTCGGTGTCACCTTCCGCATCACTTCTTGAAAGTGTTATTGATTACAGTCAACAAAGCATCGGTAAAGACAGCACAAAACCCAAAAATATTTAATAAATAATTTCTCATAGTTTTTCCTTTTATAATACCGAATCATTATAGTTAGTTATGACCAAGATACAATTTGTAGCACCTATTTCATTTCAAATAAATGTAATTAATTATTTTATTTGAAATTAAAAAAAGAAAAAATAAAAAATAAAAAAAAATAAAAATTCTCTAACGAACATATTTCCCCACTCTTGCAAAAGAATCCACCACAAAAATAATAAATATTCCTAAAAAAGAATACAAAACCACTTCTTCAGTCACATTATTCGTTCTTTCATCTTGTTTTTCTTCTAGTAAATTGATCATGTAATTAAGTTTCTGTAATAAAATATCCTGACTAGATAATGGGGACTGATCTGCTCCTGAATACATTTGTCCCATTCCATTATAGTAAGGACGATTTACAGGCATTTTATTTGGATTGTATCCCGGCAACAATTTTTTGTAATATTCGTCCACGGATTTACTATCCCCATACAATTTATAATCATTCAAATCCAAATTATCTCCCCCTTCATAATTTGGTTGAGGGGCTCTTCCTAATGTTCTAAACATCAAGTCGTTATTTTCATTACTGCGAGTCATTCCTTCTTCCGTTGCATTTGTTTTATTCACGCCTGCAGAATTTGGCATCGGTGGAGGATTAAAATCTCCTAGATTGTCATGGTCGTCATCTGTAGAAGAATTATTATGTATCGTTTCTAAAACAGAATTCACTTTTTGAGTATCAAAATTTTCTTTAGGATATCTTTTTTGTGTTTTATTATGTGATTGTCTTTTTTTATTCATCAAATTATCATCACTTCCATTGATAGAATTTAAATTATTTGAATTATCATTAAATGGAGCAGCATACATTGCTAAAGACATTCTCTTAATAAAAATTAAGATAATAATTTATGAATTTATTTATGAAATATTATATAAGAATATTTATATGGCAAACTTTCAGTTGATGAGTAAAAAAAATATAGGTGGAGCAATGGCTCTCTTTCTTGTAATATTACTAAGTCAAGCTAGAATTTTTAATTTTTTATTAGATACTCTTTTAGGGAGAATGATGCTAGTTGGATTTTTATTAATCATTAGTTATCTAAATAAAATTTTTGGTGTCGTAAGTGTTCTTTTAATCATCATTATGTTTAACAATAGTGGTCTAGGATACATGGAAGGATTTACTAGTGACAGTGAAGACAAAGAAAAGAATAAAGAGACTATAAAATCAGATGCTGAAAATACAGCCAATACAGTAAAATCGGATGCTGAAAATACCGCTAATACAGCGAAATCCAATGCTGAAAATACAGCTACCACAGTAAAATCGGATGCCGAAAATACGGCTAGTACAGCGAAATCCGATGCCGAAAATACAGCTAATACTGCAAAATCTAACATGACAGAAGGGTTTGACATCATCGGAAAAGAAAATAATATTAAAAGGGGAAAACAATCTAACTCTATTCCTGTGAATGATTTTATGCGTGAATCAGATCATGTATCACCTCATGAAGGGTTTGGAAATTTTGAATCTTTTTCACCCTTTTAATCAACCTTTTACACCTTTTCTCATTTAAAACGCCGATTTTAATATAAAACTATACTTATATATTATAAATAAATGGATTTTGTTTATTTATTACTTTGTGGAAGTGAATGGGAAGATATAATTATATTATTATCAAAGGAAGATGCTATAAATGAATCAATAAACCACCCAAATTATAGAGTTGAAATTTTTGGTAAAAATAACAAATCGGGATATACGCCAACTTATAATTATTATAAAAATGGAGAACTTATACAAACACATGATTTTATATTAGAAAAAGTGTAAATGTTAAATGGTGTAGAAAGGTTGAGCCAAATGTAATCCAACAATCCACCTTTCCTTTACTTCATTATAAAAGGTAGGTTGAAATTTTTGTCTCCACCTTTTTTAAAGGTGGATGAAGTACTTTTATTTTTATGTTTTTTTATTGATTGTTATTATTCTTATTTTTTCTTACATAAATACATATTTACATGATAAATATTTTGTAAAAGAAAGCTTTACACCACGTATTCGTGAAATGTATCGCCCTTATGTAAGAGATACACGTATTTATACAAATAATATGTACAACCAACATAAAAATAATATTAATAATTTTATGAGAAAAATTGGATTTTTATAATTTTTATATTTTTTTATATATTCTTATTTTAGTATAGATGAGTAAAAATGAAAAAAAAATAAATAATGCAAAAAGTGTAACTAGTAGTAGTATTTTTTCACCACTATTTAACATTATTTCTTTTACAAATCATCATATTATGTATTTAAATAACAGCAAGTTTTTTGCGGGTGTAGTAATGATTCTTCTTAACGTGGGATCTAAATTTATTTCCATTCAATTTAGTAAATCAACGGAAGAATATATGAAATATTCAGTCAGTAAACAACTATTGGTTTTTTCTATGGCGTGGATGGGTACACGTGATATTTATACTGCGCTAGGTTTAACTGCGGTGTTTACTATTTTATCTGATTACTTATTTAATGAAGAACATTCGTTATGTATTGTTCCACAACAATATAGAATTCTAAATAAATTAATAGATACAAATAATAATGAAGAAATATCCGAAACTGAAATTTCCGAAGCCATCGCTGTTTTAGAAAAAGCGAAAAAAGAAAAACAAAGAGCGACTCAAAAAAATTTATTTTCAAAATTTGATTTTCAAAAGTATGACAACAAAGATAATTAGTAGAGAAAGAAAGAAGAAAGAAAAAGAAAGAAGAAAGAAAATAAAAAAAAAAATAAAGAAAAATATTTATTTTTAAATATTTCATATAATTATAAAAATGTCAATTGCTTGTGTAAGTGGATACTTTGACCCAATTCATATTGGGCATATTGAATATTTCAAGTTAGCAAAACAGGGTGCAGATAAGTTGATGGTGATCGTGAATAATGATGAACAAGCCACCCTAAAAAAGGGCAGATCTTTTATGCCTGCGGATGAAAGAATTAAGATTATTCAAGAGCTTAAATGTGTTGACTTTGTGGTTAAATCGGTTGATACCGACAGAACTGTGTGTCAAACTTTAGCAACCGTGAGTCCAAGACCTACTTTTTTCTGCAACGGTGGTGATCAGAATAACAATAGTATTCCAGAAGCTAAAATATGTGCTGAATTAGGCATTGAATTAGTGGATGGATTAGGTGATAAAATACAGTCTAGTTCTTGGCTAATCAAAGGAACCAAAAATCTGTAAAAAATTAATTATTTTATATCCATATTGTATGAGTAAAACGATGAATAAAAATAATATAACTAAAAAGCGATCCTTTTCAAAAAAATTATTGAAATATTCCAATCCTAGGCAGGCACAAAAAATGGCGTATAAATATCTAGGAAAAACGGCGAAATTGTATCCAGCTACGAAATCCGAAAAAAAATATAGTATTTATGATCCGAAAAACGAAAAATGGGTGAATTTTGGGCAAATCGGCTATGAAGATTACACGAAACACAAAAATAAAACACGTAGGAAAAACTATTTGACAAGAAGTTGTGGAATGAAAGGGGATTGGAAACGCAACCCTTATTCTGCAAATAATTTAAGTATACATGTTTTATGGTAACTATATACATGAATGTATCTATATACACGAATGTATCTATATTTATATCTATATATTAAACAAATATATACATATATACAGGTTGGTTGATTGATTGATTGATTGCAATAGATACAAATAAAATTTATCTATTTATTATATAGAAATAGAAATGTCAACAGATTTAAATACAGATGTAGAAATGTCAGAAAATACAAATACAAATACAAATACAAATACAAATACAAAAGAATATGAAGGATATAATTTTATTAATACACAAACAAAATCAAATCCGAATTTTATGCAACATTTGGCAAATTTAGCCGCATCGGATAGTAAACACGATTTCGGTCAAGAATACGTGAAAAGTGATAATGTTATCATTACTATTTATAATACAGGTATTCCTAAATCTTTTGATAAAGTGTATGATGAATCCGGAAGTGTAAAATCGGTTCTTCAAAATGGTCAAACCTTACAAGCAATGTTTCCAGGAGATACAAAAACAGCAGACTTTGATATTAAACATTTGGAACAAGAGACAGGAAAAGTCTTACATAGATACACTGGAATAAAAGAATACATTAAAAAAGATGGTACCTACAATGAAGGAGGACAATTTGTTGAAAAATGTCAGCTTCTAGACAGTATTCTAGTAATAGATTTTAATCAAAACGGGTTTTTATCCATGCTTAAAAATGGGAAATCTGATCTAGAAAAAAAGATGTATTATGTCATGATTCCAGAATTGGAAAATGATCCTGCAGGAAAAACACCGGTAGATGACAAATTATTCAAAAGAGAAACGGGAGTTGATTTGAGAGCGATGTTAGACATCACTGATAAAACAATCGTGTATAATGAATATGACATGAATTCGGAAATATTTTCCAATAATTTTTTCTCAAATTATAATTTTCAATTATCTCCAATTACTTCTACAAAAGGTATAAGTGGAAAAGTTACAAGTAAAAGTGTCTCCTTAAATATATTTAAAAAAAATACAATCGGAGGAAATATACTGAATCAAGCAGAAATTAAAAACTGTAAAAAGGAAAATAGTATTGACTCACTTTTAAAATTCCTTAAAAACTTTTTTAAATTAATATCAGGAAATAACAAATCGGACCCAACAAGTGATTTTAATTATAACGTAAAATTGCAACAAAAACGTTCTGGTGATTGGTTTCAAGTATTAGCATGTCTTGACATTTATAATCGTAAATTTAAAGATTATAACGATCCCAATAAAGACATCAATTTTACAAAACAAAATAATAATGTTTATTTTGTAACACATGATCAGATTGCTTGTTCTTATGCTTTAATTATGGGTGTAAATGTTATTTTTATCAACGAAAAAAACGCCTATGTATTGACCAATGTTGAAACGGTTGCCAATGATGTATCACCATTGGAAAGACTTTTTAATAATTATCAACCAAATATATGGAGTTCTAATCAAGAAAAAAATGTAGAATTTACAAAAATGCGTGAATTCTTAGATGAATATAGATTATTACGTGATGAATATCTAAAAAAATATGAAGATGAAATTAATAAGGCAGTTAAAGATTTATATAATAAAATAGTTCCACCACCACCAGCATCTCCGTCATTAACTTGTAATAATGAGAAAGAAGCGGATTCTTATATGGAAATTATAAAAAATTTGTTTCATAACTGTGTTCTTTATTCTAATATTAAAATGTCACTTCCTGACCCAACAGATATCATGTCAGATTTAAATAATGACGAATATTTGAACGCATTCAAAGAGTACAATGTATCAAATAATGATAAAATAAATATTGTTGTGAATTCATATAATAAAGCAATTAGTATTAAAAACCAACATGGACAAGGAAAAGAATCCATTGTTTGGCAAAGTTCAAAATGGGAAAATTTATTGAAAAAATCCGATGCCTATACAAGTGTTTCTGATTGGGTATGGAAAAAGAAAATATCTAGTCGTATTAAAAGTTTTTTTACCTCTGGAACTAGTAGTCGTAAGAATGATATTTATTTATTTTTATCTTTTATTGATACGATTGATGATTCTATAGCAAAACAGGTGACCGAAGTTTTTGATAAATATAGACAGATTGTAGATAATACTAGAACAGGGCAAAATGCTTGGTCTAATAAAAATGACAGAGAGGACTATATTAAAAACAATAGTGAATTAATCGCTCAAATTAATGTTTTTTTGAGAAGAGAATCTACTCTTAATTCATTTGAAAAAGATCAACTTGCTTTTATTGGACAGCAAACGAATTCTTATTCTAATTCTGAAGAAAATCAGAATATTAATATTTTATCGGATGCAGAACTTGTTCAAGAAAATACAACCAGTTTAATTAATGATAATAATAAAGAATACGAGGAAGTATCGTGTGAAATTAAAGAGGATGATTATGATTTGATGAATGATATAAGTATTCAAGAAACAACCAATCCTTTATTAACGGCATGTCTTGTTTACAATTGGTCAACCAATAAGAGTGAATCAATGGTTGATGAAATACTGGATAATGAAATTTCTAGTAATGGTGATGAAATGGATATAGAAAGGAATGTTGATTATGAATCATCTAAAGGAAATAATAAACGTGGGCGTGATACAGAGGATGAAGAAGAAAATAGTAAATTTACTAGATTTAGTGGTGGAGCAATAGAAATGAAGGATATAAAAATAAATGACTCTACCATTGCTTACCATCCTTTGTTACCTGTCTATATGATTGCATGTAGTTATAATTGCAATATTAATTCCGATTTGGAAGGTTCTATTGACTACGATGAGTATGTAAAATATTACAACTTTTTGAAAAAAATGACGGATGTATTGATGTCATACTACTACTTGATCAATTTGAAAAAAATTAATATCGCAAAATCTTATTTGGTTGGATTAGCTTTGAGAGAATTATTATTCACATTGAATCGGGATGAAGATGGGATAAAAGTCATATGTGATAATGTGCTAGTAAATGTTAATATTGGTGATTATCAGTGTTTCTCTCTCATGAATTCTATGTTAAGTGATTATATTTCTGGAAAAATTGAAGAAACCAAAGAAGAAAAAGAATTTGGAATAAAATTATTACAATCATCGGTTTTTAAAAAATTTATAAATGAAGACGTTAAAATAAAGGAAATAATTACAAGTACACCTGATAATGAAACCATTGATAGTTTGAAGAAAAAATCATTGGATTTAATTATAAAAATCAAAGAAAAAATTGTTGCTGATCGTAAATCTACTACAAGTATAACTACAAATGTTAGTTCATCGTTAACTTCAACGATAAGTCAAAATAGTATTCCAAGTAGAATTTCAACTGGAAGATCCTTTGGAGAACGTGAAAACATGAGTGAAACCAATAGTAGTAGTAGAAAAAGATCACGTGATGAAATCACAACGAGTGGAGGAGTAAAAACCAAAAAGAGAAAATATAAACGCATATTAAAAACCAAACAAAGAAATAGTAAAAAAAATGGAAAAAAGGGTAAAAAAACGATTAAAAAAAGAAAAGGAAAAGGAAATAAAAAAACTAGAAAACACTAGAAAGTAGTAAAACTGAATAATATTATTTTATTTTATTTTTTTTTTCTTTTTATTTGGAAAGAAAGTCTTCTACTAATTCCGATGGAATACAATCAAAATGTACAAGTTTTTTATTTAATTCATATTGTTGATAATATTCGGGATTATTGGCCATTTTTTTGGCGAAAAACTCTGCGTCTTCCACACATTTTAATGCCGTTTTTGGTCCACATTTTGGAAACACGGATGGAATATTGTCGGATACATCTCCCATAATAATTTTAATTTCTAGATCATTTTTTGCATTTCCTGTGCTGCTTTTAGTATCGGCAATATTTACATAAGATAAGTTATATAAATGTACATTGTCTGCGTTTAATTGCAAGTAATCGCGGTCACTCGTAATGATGTAAATTTGAGACTCCGGGTATTTTTCTAGTAAATGTTTTACAGAAATAGCAATGCAGTCATCGGCTTCCAATTCTGGGTGTTCTAGAATCGCCTTTATACCTCCTTGTAGAAAAAGTTCATCTTCATAGGCCATTTGGAAAAATGGTTTGCCTGAAAAATCCTCGTTATAAACACGATTTGCCTTGTATTTAGAGAAAAGTTTGTTTCTCCAAATATTTTCTCTCTTGCAATCTTTTCCAACAATTAAAATTGGTTTTATTTTTTTATCAATATATAACTTTTTTTGCATTTCTTTAAGATTTTCTACAAAGAGTTTCTTGAATTTGTCTACGAAAATTTGGTTTTCAATGGGTTGATCTAATGGTTCGTCTTTGTGTGCATTTTTCCACCATTTAATAAGCGAATAGTATCTATAAAAACAATAATAACTTCCATCTACAAAGATAAATGTTTTCTCTTCTTCTTCTGTATTCATTAATTCTAATAGCTGATTCATTAAGTATCTACTGAATATTATATTTAATTTGCTTTCAATTTAATATAATAAAGATTTTATTTTATCTTATTTTTAACTATTATTGTTATTATTATTGTTGTCTTGAGAATCTAAAATATTCTTAGTATCACTAGAAACCAAATAGTTTACTTTATCCATAACATAATAAAATGGCATTTTTACATTGTCATATACGTTTTCTACAAAATCTATATGGTCGCTCATTTTTTTACAATCTTTTTCTAAGAGTTCCAAGATTTTATCCATTTTTTTTTCCATGATTGTAAAATGTTTTTCCAAATCCAAAATTTTGTTTTTTAAAAAATCTCTATCGCATTCACTCATTTCTATTTGTTCCTCTTCCTTATTCATTCTAACATAGTAAATAGATATATTTTTGTATAAAAAAACTAATAACAATGGAAAATACGAATGCTAAGGCTCCCCAGAATCCAGCCCCAAGTTTTTTGTAATAAACATCCAGACGATCCCCAAAAACGTTGAATTTATAAATTAAAACGTCCATTATATATCCTATTAAAAATGCTAAACCACAAAAATAAATTAACTTTGTAAAATTGTTAGGTATAATAAAACCAAATAAAAAATAAGAAAAAATCATATTTATTACTAGTGCGAATAAAACTGTCAAACCAGCATCAAAAGCACATTTTATAATGGATTGTTTATAAAAATAAGGCTGTAAAGAGGTTACTATATTAAAATTGGTAGATAAATCATTCAAAATAATATCCGACATAAAAGAGACGGCAAAATTGAAGAACATAAATACGATAATGGATTTCTTTATATTCATTATTATAAATATATATTTTAGTTAGAATAAAAGTAAAAATATGATTTTTAAATTTTTTTTATTTTTTCCAAGACTTTTTTGGAATTTTCATTTTTGGACATTTTTTTTGTCCATTTTTCGAAAAACTTAAAAACTCTTGGGAAAAAAAATTATATAAAAAATCAAGAAAAAATTGAGACCATAAAAATTCTTATGGTCTCAATACAAAAATAATATTTCAAAAATGTTACGATGATTTTTTTTTTGAAAAAATTTTTTTATTGTTTTTTTCGGAAAAGTATTTAGGAGATTTTTATATGTTTCAAATATATGAAACAAATGAAACAAGAAAATCCCATAAAATCTCATACATTTTCATGTGATATATGTTGCTACATAACCAGTAATAAAAAAGATTACAATAAACATTTATTGACACAGAAGCATCAAAGTGAAACAAATATGAAACATTTGAAACATGAAAATCCACAAATATCCTCAAATGATAAAAAATTTATATGTTTATGTGGATTATACTATAATAGCAGAACAACTTTGTGGAGACACAAAAAAAAATGTACTCTAACTAGTAATATTAATGATAATAATACAACAGATTCTAGTAAAAATAATGATAATGATACAACAGACCCTAGTAACAATAATGATTTTGTATTTGACAAAGAATTTGTTATTTCCATATTGAAACAAAATGCGGAATTACAAACACAAATGATGGAACAACATAATCAGATGTTAGAGCAACAAAATAAAATGTTGGAAGTAATCAAAAATGGTACACATAATACAAATACAAATTCACATAATAAAACATTTAATTTGCAATTCTTTTTAAACGAAACATGTAAAGATGCTATGAATATCACTGATTTTGTCAGTTCCATTCAATTGCAGCTAAGCGATTTAGAGAATATGGGCGACGTGGGTTTTGTAAATGGAATGTCTAACATCATTATCAAAAATTTAAAAGGATTAGAAGTTCATGAGCGCCCATTACACTGCACAGATATTAAAAGGGAAGTGTTGTATGTAAAAGATCAAGATAAATGGGATAAGGAAACCGATGGGAATCCCAAGATTCGCAACGCCATTAAACATATTGCAAAAAAGAACACCAAACAATTATATGACTTTAAAGATAAATACCCAGATTGTATCAAGTCTTATTCAAAGCATTCAGATAAATATAATAAATTAATAATAGAGGCAATGGGCGGCAAGGGCGACGATGATAAAGAAAAAGAAAACAAAATTATTAAAAAGGTTGCCAAAGAAGTGATGGTAGAAAAAGAATAGATTTATTTACGGCAAACATCGTAATTCTCTTGAAACCATTGTACCGAATTTTTTATTCCTACATGAATGTCCGTAAATTTCATTTCTGGATATAACTTCATCAACTTAGCATTATCTGCTGTTTTTTTAAACTGACCATCTGAAAAAGATGTATCAAATATCATATGTTCTTCATAGTCAAATTCACGAGCAATCAATCTTGAAACTTGTTTAATACTAACTTCATTTTCTTCATTGTTTGACAATATGATAGATTCTTTTTCATGATATTCTAATAGTGACCACATAATCAATTTTGCTAAATCCAAAGAATAAATAAATTGTCTCAATGGTTTTCCAGATCCACAAACAACAAAAGGTTTTCTCTCTTGTTTTGCTAAGTAACATTTATGTATTAAGGCTGGAATCACATGACCATTCTCAATAGAATAATTATCATGTTCTCCGTAAATATTTGTAGGAATAACACAAATAAAATGATCTCCATATTGTTCTTGATAAGCTTTACTGTGTACTTCTAACATTCTTTTTGCATAAGCATAAGCATCATTAGATGTATGTGGTGGACCCTCATGCAACATATTTTCATTAATAGGATAAGTCGTTTTATCAGGAAAAATACAGGTAGACAAACAACTCACTACTTTTTTCACTTGATAATCATGACAACATTTAAGAATATTGTAATTCATAAGTATATTTTGTTCAAATATATCAACCTTATATTTCATATTTTTGAATAGGCCACCCACATTAGCCGCAAGATGAATGACATAGTCGGGCTTTTCCTTTTCAAATAATTGTTTTGTTTCTGACAAATCCATTAAATTACAATCTTTAGAACTTAAAAAAATAAATTCATGATTATATTTATTTTGAATGGATTGAATTCCATGTCCAACTAATCCTGAACCTCCTGTTACTAATATTTTCATTATAGAAAAGAAAAATAATATTTTTTCATTTTTTTACAGTATTATATTGAATAAATGGAATAAAATTGCGATTATTTATTATATTTAATTTGAGTAAATATAATAAAATGAAAGTAGCATTAATTACAGGAATTACTGGTCAAGATGGATCTTATATGACCGAATTTTTACTAGAAAAAGGTTACATAGTTTGGGGGATAGTTAGACGTGCTTCAGACATAAATACAAAAAGAATTGATCATTTGTATCATAATAAAAATTTAATTATTAAATATGGAGATGTTACCGATGGATCCAATTTATTACACTTATTATATCAAATTGATGAAACATACAAAGAGAATTTAGAACGCTTAGAAATTTATAATTTAGCTGCTATGAGTCATGTGAAAGTTTCTTTTGAAATGCCTGAATATTCTATTGAAGCAGATGGTGTAGGTGTTTTAAAGTTATTAGAAGCCATACGAAGTTCTAGAATACAAGACAAAATTCGTTTTTATCAAGCATCTACGTCAGAATTATTTGGTTTAGTACAAGAAGTTCCTCAAAAAGAAACCACCCCATTTTATCCACGATCCCCTTATGGAGTTGCTAAATTGTATGGTTATTGGATTACCAAAAATTATCGTGAATCATATAACATGTTTGCAGTAAATGGAATTTTATTCAATCACGAAAGTCCTAGAAGAGGTCCTACTTTTGTAACCCGTAAAATTACAAGAGGAATACAAATGATTTTAAATGGCGAGCGTGATAATTTAGTAATGGGAAATTTAAATGCAAAACGTGACTGGGGACATGCAAAGGATTATGTAGAAGGAATGTGGTTAATGTTACAAGCCGATAAACCGCAAGATTATGTATTAAGTACAAATGAATTTCATTCCGTGCGTGAATTTATTGAGATTGCTTTTAAACTAAAAGGCTTTGATATCGCGTGGAAAGGAGAAGGAATAAATGAAATAGGATACGATAAAAATACCGAAAGAGAGCTTATTTTTATAGATGAATGTTATTTTAGACCAGCCGAAGTAGAAGAGTTGCTTGGCGATTCAACCAAGGCAAGAACAGAATTGGGATGGGAACCCAAATATAGCTTTGAAGAATTAGTGAAAGAAATGGTGGAACAAGACTGTGCTTAGAAACTTCTTTAAGTACCTTTTTGAATTTATTATATAAAATGCAAAAAATAAAAAAAAATTCCCAAGACTTTTTTGAAATTTTCATTTTTGGACATTTTTTTTGTCCATTTTTCGAAAAAGTAAAATACTCTTGGGAAAAAAAATTATTAAAAAATTGTAGAAAAAGTTGACACCATAAAAATTCTTATGGTGTCAATACAAAAAATTAATTCCAAAATTGTTACGCTAATTTTTTTTCTTAAAAATTAAATTTTATTCTTTTTTTCGGAAAATGATTTAGCAACTTTTCTCTTCGTATTATATTAACGAAAATGACGAACGCAACCGTTGCAAAAAGTTGCTTTAAATTTTATTGTGAATTTTGTAACTATGGAACGAGTAGAAAAAGTAGCATAGACAAACATTATTCTACAGCACAACATATAAAACGAACAAATACGAACGAAATGTTGCAAAAAGTTGCGAACGATTACTCGTGCGATTGTGGTAAGAACTACAAACATGCATCCTCTTTATGGAACCACAAGAAAAAATGTGATAAAATTAATAATGATAATAATAATGATAATGATAATGATAATGATACAATAGATTCTAATAATAATAGTAAAAATAATGATTTGGTGATTGATAAAGAATTAGTGATGACGATATTGAAACAAAATTCTGACATTATGAAAGAGAATAGTGAATTAAAAAATATGATGTTAGAGCAACAAACACAAATGTTAGAAGTAATCAAGAATGGAACACATAACACAAATACCCAAATCAACAATGTTTCTAATAAGACGTTTAATTTAAATTTATTTTTGAATGAAGAGTGTAAAGATGCAATGAATATTATGGATTTTGTAGATTCATTACAGTTACAATTATCGGATTTGGAGAATGTTGGAAAAGTAGGTTTTGTGAGTGGAATTTCTAATATTATTATAAAGAATTTAAAAGCATTAGATGTGAATAAAAGACCAGTTCATTGTAGTGATACAAAAAGAGAAGTAATGTACATCAAAGATGAAAATAAATGGGAGAAAGAAAATGAAGAAAAGAAAAAATTGAAAAAGGCAATCAAGTATATAGCACATAAAAATTCAAAAATGATTTCTGAATTTAAAGCAAAATATCCTGATTGTATTTATAGTGATTCCAAGAAATCGGATCAATATCATAAATTGATTATTGAAGCCATGGGAGGCAAAGGAGATAATGATAATGAAAAAGAAGAAAAAATAATCAAAAATATTGCCAAGGAAATGATTATACAAAAATAAAAAATATTTATATTTTATATATAAAATATAAATGAAATTAGTAGATAAAAAAAATATTGTTTACTTTTTTTTAACCCTAACAATCATTATTTTGTATGATCACCTTATACTAAATGGTCTTGAAAAAATATGTTTTAATACATTTTTTGATTATAAATTAATTAAAAGACCATCATTAAAATGTGAAAAAATAGAAAATATGACATTAAAATGTCTAGGAATGCCTTCAGGTCATGCACAAAGTATAACTATTTTTGCATTATTATTATTTTACTATAAACAAATTTCTTTCAATACATCCATTCTATTAATCATATTCGTTTCTTTACAAAGAGTATTTAGTGAAGCACATACGGTTTTACAAGTTCTAACAGGAATAATTGTTGGATCACTCTACTCCTACATTTATATTTCAAATCATCTATCTTATAAATGTTTGTTTTATATCTTAGGGATAACCTTTATTTTAATATGTACTATCATGTACAAAATTGAAATAGAATTATATAAACCGATACCGAATTGGGTAGATACTACTATGATTTCAAGTATCCAAAAGAAACGAACCAGTCCATTTTATTTAAAATTTTTGTCTATTCTTGCAAATTCTTTTACACAAGGGCGTGCTTTTATTACATGGCATCAATTAGAAGATTATTTAGATATTCTCATAGAAAAAATAAAGGAAACAAATATTCAATTTGAGGGCGTAGTAGGTATTAAAACAGGAGGCGCCATTATATCCGATTATGTTTCTAAAAAACTAAATATTCCTAATTATAAAATCAAAATATCTAGAGAAGAATATCATTGTAATAAAAAACCGGTGGATACATTTAATGATATATATCAAAGAAACATTCTAAGAAACCTAGGTGTTTATTCTATCTGTGAATCAATCAAAGAAGATATACAAGGAAAAAATATTATTTTAATAGATGAAATGATTACTACAGGAAAAACGATGAATGAAGCAATTACATACTTGAAAAATGAAAAACACGCGAATATTGTTTTGCCAGTTTGTATAAGTTTTTTAAAAAATACATTTAAACACGATTATCGCTTAATTCATGTATTAAATGGAGTAGCCTCAGTATGGCCTTGGGGTTACGATAACTAACTAATTAGTTTCCTGAGTAAAAAGATCAATATGAAATAATTCATTTAATACTTTATCTGCAATGGAAATATATTCACCTTCACAAAGTGTTAATGTAACACCATGAGACATCGTTAAACACATTTGGGTTTTTACAAAATTTTCACTAGGTCCTAATCCAAGTTCTGAAATTTTATGATCTAGTAAATAGGAATGAAAATTAGATAGAAATTTGTAAACTTGTATTTGATTCGCATTTTTGGAATTAGAAATCATTTCATCAATAATTTCTGTAACAAATTGAACAATATTTAAATAATGATATTTAGGTAAATTTTTTAAAACATATATTGGTTCTATTATTCCAGACATAATAATTTTTTCTGCTAATGTTTTAGATGGCAATGTAAAAAAATCAGTAGCTATTTCAAACAATGTGTTTTTATACATTTCATCTATTTGATAAACAATGCCAAAATCTAAGACTCCTATTTTATATTTATAATTGATATCTTTTTCTTTTTCTTCATTTTCTTTTTCTTCATCATCTTTTTCTTCATCATCTTTTTCTTCTTGATCTTTGATAAATAAAATATTTCCTACATGTAAGTCACCATGTGTAAAACCATGAATGGCAGTTGTAACAAATCCAAATTTAATCACTTGTTTTGCAAAGGATTCATAATCATTTTTCTCAATTTGATTGATGGTTAATCCCTCTAAAAAATCCATCATAATAACATCGGGATATTTCTTCGTTACATATTCATATACATCAGGAATAATTACATACTTTAAATGAACACAATTTCGTTTCATTTTCTGCATATTTTTAACTTCTTCATTGAAATCCGTTTGTACAGTAATCATATCAATTGTTTTTTGAATAGATTCAGAAATGTGATATTTGTTAAACATAGGAATAAAGGATAAGATAAATACGAAATAAAGTAAATTATCTACGGCACATGACAACTTTTTTTCTATATTTACTCGTTTAATTTTGAGAATTATATTTTTATCATTTACCCTGTCGTATCCTTTAAAAATAAGTGAAATCATTCCAGAATTTATCGGATATTCAAATCCATTTTTTAAACTCAAATGATATTCATTATAAATATTTATTAGATTATAATAATCTATATCACTAGAAACCCATGGTGCATGGTCTGTAAATCTTAATAATTTATCATTGATTTTCTTATCAATAAAATGATTATTTAAAGCAAAGGCTTGAAAAACTTTGACATATAAAATATTAATTTTTGACAAACGATAGGTTAAATTGTCTATGAATAAACCATAATTTTGTAACAAAGCATAAATAAATAACTCACTTAGAAGAATCCAAGATGTACTAGATAAAAAAATAATAAAGTTGATTACTTTTTTAATGTATGTAATATTTATAAAATACGTCATGATTTTACTATTTATATTATTTATATTGTTTATTTATATCGTTTATTTATATCGTTATATTTTCTATAAATTGTTTTATGCGATTAAATAATTTGTAAATAATTAACCCAATCATTTTTTCCAAAAAAGGTGGAATATAAAAATTATTTAGTAAATAAGTATCAAAGCTTAATTTAATTTCATGATTTGTAAGAATATCGCAAACACATTTTACGGAATGAATGTTGGCACTTTCACAATTTGTAGGTAAGTTATTATACTCCGATGTGATATTTTTTGGAAAGGCGTGAAACAAAATGGTATTATTAGTAGTAACCTTTTTAATATTTAAATAACTATATTTTTGTGGTAGACCTAAATCTTGAAATAAATTTTTCACCAGAATTAAACAATTCACTTCATTCTCTGAAACGTTTTCCATTTCAATTCTTTCAGAAATATCTGGATTTAAGGCATGTATTATTTTTATCAACTCAAAATTAATAATAGCAGGTAAACAAATCTTATCATTTATTACCGAAAAAGTACAACAATATTTGGAATCATTTTTAAAAAATTTGAATCCTTTTTTTTCTAATAATATTTTTTCATCTTTCTCTCCATCTTTTTCTCTATTTTCTCCATCTTTCTTCATTTAATTATTTATGATATAATAATACAATAAATAATTAAAGTAAACTTACTATTAGAACATGGCAAATCTTTTATAAATTTGAGATTTGTTTAATAGACGACCAAAAGTTTTGACTACTTTTATTGGCTTTTTCAGCTTGTTTCGCATAATGATAAGCTAATGCAATGCTTTCTTCTTCTTGCAATCTATTATCTGTATATAATTGTTTCATAGATGTCTCTTTATCCAGAGGTTTTGTGTCAACGGTTTCTCTGTATCGTTTATATTCTTCAATGTTTCTAAATTTTGGCATCTTTTCATAATCTTCATCGGTTATTGGAATCACTGATTCTACATAAGCTTGTTTTAAATCTGTATAACCAATCCCATCATTTGTAAATAATGATCCAGAAGTATAGTTATTATTATAATCCATTAATGAAGAACCACCAAAAGTATTTGCATATTGTGTACTGACACCATTATACTTGGATAAAGTTTGAACTTGTTTTTTTCTTTTTTCTATTTCGGATGCCATATTTGCTTCAGTTACATTTCCCATTTCCACAATATCATCATTTGATTTTAACCAGTCACCATATCCAGATTCAGATTCACCATCCAATTTATGTTTATCAAACTGTTCATTAAACCATTTATTGAAATTACCAGTATCTTTAAGGGATTTATTCTTTTCAAACATTTTATCTAAAATGACGCCATTGTTTGAATCATAATATTCGCTTTTATTTTCGGTTTTTTTGGTGGACTTATTTTGAAATTCATAGATGCTAAAAAGACGTTTATAAGCCTGTGAAAAGAAAAGAAAATACTTGGGTTCTAATCCAGATTTATCAGGATGTGTTTTTAAAACCGTTTTTTTGGATGTTTTCATAATGTCTTCACTCAAAAATTGCGTTTGTATTCCGAATAATTGATATAATTCATTTTGTGAATAATTATTAATATTTAAATCTAATTTGTTAAACTGGGATTTATCATAATTAAGGATTACAACTTCTTTTTCGCCATCGGGATTACGAAATGGGTTAACATTATCAAAAGGATCTATATTATATTCATTTTTACTATTTTCAATTCTTACTCCCGTATGTTTGTTTTGATTTTTAATTTTATTGTAGAAATTTAGTTGGTCTTCATCATTATATCCGAAGGTACAGTCATTGTCACTTTCATGTATTTTAATTCCACTTTTTGGGCAACTAGAACTAGATGTTTTACAAATATTATTATTGATGCGGTTATTTTTCATAATTAAAACTAGTTTACAAAATATTTTCCTAAATATGACTAAGGAAAATAAAAAGCAAATAGTAAAGTAAATTATAAAATATTCACGTATATATAGATAACTAACTCCATATGCCAAAACCTTTACGTGCGGATTTAATATTTTCATACTGGATCTATGCATGGTTTCTCTTGTATTTCTTTCAATGGATAAAATACAGTCCTAAATTTGCTTTAATCCTGGGACTATTAGATAACATAGTCATGTTGATATTGATGATTTTATTTGGTACAAGTAGGATAACTATTTTTATGTTTATCATCGTGAATACAATGATAAAAGTATTTCCATTATATTATTTACGAAAAGAGAGAATTAAAATGAATGACGTTTATTTTACAGGTTTCCTTTTTCTCCTCTTTGTCATTTGGATTCACATGAATCGTCAAAGCTTAGTTGGGAATCTAAAAATAGTTCATGATTCACTATTATATGGACAAAATAGGACGCCAATCATGAATATTGTCTCTAATATTAAAAAAATCAATCTTTTTTAACGAAGTAAATAAAGGTTGACCCAAATAATAATCAACCTTTACACCCTTGAAGATTTAAAATAGACAAACATGATACTTAACAAATATTTTGTTTTTCTAAAAATGGCAAATATATTAATAAGTAAATCGCATAATAAATCATTAGGGAATTTACGCTCCAACACCACATGCTACCTATAGTTTTATCGTTTTTATAATTTAGGGAAGAAATAAGTAACGTAATAAAAACAAATAAAAGTCCGCCCCAATATTTGCGATAAACAAAACTGAATAAAAAGAAAAATAACCACACAACCCATAGAATAGAATGGTTTTGAAAAAGTGCCCATTTTAAGTGTCCATCTTTACTTACTAATGTATGAATATGTTTAGTAGAAAATTCATATATTGAATATGGCGTTGCAACTAATAAATATGATGCTAATAATAAATTACGTAACTCTATATTTTGTAAAATCATAATACTTGCAATCGGTTGTATAAATAGTAAAAGTAATCCAAGAATAGAAAAAAAATTATTATAAAATTTGTTGTTGATATTTCTCCAAATAAAAAATTCTATGAGTTGCATAAATACAAAGGATGCGATAAAAATATACATCCAAGTGTTATTCAATTCTTGAATTTTATATTCGGTGTAAGAATTATTATAAATAATGAGTATTAATACAAAACTACTAAATAAAAATGTATTTAATGAAACATTCTCATTCCAACACATGTGAGTATATAATTATATTATATAAAAGCTTGTTCATTTTAAATCTTCAAGGGTGTAAAGGAAAGGTTGACACAAATAATAATCAACTTTTTTAAACAAAGTAAAGAAAGGTTAAGCCAAATAATAATAAACAATAATAATAATAAACAATAATAAACAATAATAAACAATAATAAACAATAATAAATAAGTAAAATATACTTAAAATGAAAACAATAGTATTATTTACAATGATTTTTTTAAAAGCAATTGGGGTTTATTTCTTTGTAAATGTAAATATGGATGCATATTTTGGATATAAAATAAGAACAGTAAATTATGAAAATAATTTAAATAATAAAAAAATTACAAATCCATATGGTAGAAAATATTATGAAGAAGTTTTAAATAGAAAAAATCAGGAATTAAATGAGCAAAAAGAACAATATTATTTAAAAAATAAATATCCAGTTTCAAAACTATATTATGAAGAACAAATAAAAAGATTAAATTCAAAAAATGTTACGATACAAAATAATAGTATTTTGGGGAATGATCAACGAATCATGGAAGAAGAAGAAAATAATGGTTTTTTTTCAGATCAAGAAATTAAAAAACCATTACGTATCATGGTAAAAAAACAAAATTTATTAGAAGCCCTTGGTCTTGGTATCAAAATGGATAATGATAATGATAACGACATCAATAGTAATAACAATGGTTATAGTAGTACTGGTGAAACAAAATCCGCGAATTTTGAAGTAGTTAAAAATTATCCAATTAAGTTTAAAGATGTTGGTGGGTATGAAAATGTAAAAGAAGAATTGAAACAATGTGTGGATATTTTAAAGAATTATCGTAAGTATATGAAATACAATGTAAGAATTCCGAAAGGTTTAATTCTTGAAGGGCCACCAGGAACAGGTAAAACATTATTAGCAAAAGCACTTGCTGGCGAAGCTGAGTGTGGCTTCATTGCCTTATCCGGTGGAGATTTCCAGGAAAAATATGTAGGTGTCGGTTCCACAAGAATCAAAGAATTATTTAAATTGGCAAAAAAAAATATTCCATGTGTTATCTTTATTGATGAAATAGATGCAGTTGGACGTAAAAGATCCTCTGACGGTGAATCCTCTTCCAATGAAAGAGATTCAACTTTGAATTCATTATTAGTAGAGTTGGATGGATTTAAAAATAATACAGGGGTTTTTTTAGTTTCTGCAACCAATCGTATTGATCTACTAGATAATGCTTTGACAAGACCAGGAAGAATTGATAAAAAAATATTTATTGGTCTTCCAGATAAGAATACTAGAAAGGCAATTATTGACATACATATCAGTGGAAAACCATATGATCGTTCCATTAATATTATGGATTTGGTTGAAATGACGGAAGGATTAACTGGAGCCCAAATAGAAAATTTATTGAATGAATCCATGCTAAATGCGCTCAGGTATAATAGAGAAGAATTTACTTATAGTGATTTTGACTTGGTATTAAATAAAATGATGGTGGGATGGCAACCCAATGAACATGAATTTACATCGGATATTGTTGATCATATTACAATACATGAAATGGGTCATGCAATTGTAGGAATATTTTCAAAACATCATGCAAAAATGGTGAAAGTGATTATTAATTTTTCTTCTCCAAGAAGTCCTGGTTACACGGTATTTGAAACTTCCGTGTCTAATATTTATACAAGAGAAGCCCTTTTTGAACATCTAATGATACTATTATCGGGAAGAATTGCAGAGGAAATATTTTACGGAATATCTGTAACAACGGGTGCATTAAATGATTTTGAAGAGGCTTTAAAATTGGCTGAAAAAATGGTTGTATACTATGGAATGGGATCAAATATAATTTATCCTAATTCAAGTGATAAATTTAAAGAGTTTATAGATAGAGATGTCATTAAGTTAATTAACAAGGCTTATAATTATGCGGAAATAATTTTAATAAAATCAAAAGATTTAATCAAAGAGGGATCCGAAATATTGAAAAGTGAAAAATATTTAAGTGCAGCTACCTTAGAGGCATTAATACATGATAAATATAGTGACTTATTAGGTATGAATATTGATTCGGATATTGAATATTGAATATTATTTTTCATAATTAATTAAGATTTTTAAAAAAGTAGTATAAAAAAAAAGGTAAAAAGAAAAAAGTTTAAAAAAAAGTAAAAATGTAACTATAAAAAATTGAAATCATTTATTATCTAATAAATGATTTTAATAACTTAATTAAATATAAATCTTCAAGGTGAAAAAATGAATTTATTTATATTATCTCTGATTCAAAAAGAAATAGCTGAATTTATGATGGACAAACATGTCAGTAAAATATTATTAGAAGCGGTTCAAATGCTTTGTTCAGCGAAACGAATAATAGATCCGGAAGATGAAGTCAATGAACGTATCTATAAACTTGCCCATAAAAATCATCCAGTTACTATTTGGTGTAGAAAATCACGTGCCAATTTTATTTGGACACTTGATTTAGTTGAAGAACTTCACAATGAATGGAAATATAGATATGGACATCCAGAAACAAAAATGCATAAATCTTTTATCATGTCTTTAATTTTGAGAGAAAATATTCCTTCTGACGACAAATTTGAAGAAAAAGGGTTAACACCATTTGCTCTTGCTATGCCAGAAAAATACAAGATGTCTGATCCAGTAGAATCATATCGTAATTATTACATGTCAGAAGAAAAACAAAAAATAGCTTCTTGGAAGAAAAAAAGAGAGAAACCTGAATGGTATATTAACTTATAAAAAATAATAAAAAATTACAAACTTATATATCTAAACTGACAGTATTACTAGCAGACTTTTGTCGTCTTCTACTTTTTTTTGGCATGTTTCCATCTCCTTGCAAAGATTTTAAGTCACTAATACTAATTGTACTGTTATCATTCATGTTCATATTACTATTACTATTATTAAAATCTGGTTGTTGCAATGGTGGTGGTGCTTGAATATTAATACTTTTTGTTTTTAATCCAGATAAAATATCACTAATATCACTAGGTCCCTTCATTTCAGGACGTGGAGGTCTTCTATCACTCATCAAATCAATTCTTTCCGCATTTTCTCTCAAATTGATTCCATCATCTACAAAATTACTACGGCCCATATTCATATTCATATTCATTTCTGATCTACTTGAATAATTATTATTTCCAGGTCTAGAGATAGGAGGTGGAACAGAATTAGGACCTTGGGTAGCCATTGGAGGTGGAGGCCCTTGTCCCTGAGAAGATCCCATTTCAGGATTCATCATGTTAGACATAAAACCTGAAAATCCTGGACTAGATTGTGCCATAGAATTAACGGCGGCATTTTGGAAAGAACGCATAAGATCTGGATTTTGACGTAATATATCATCCATGCCAGGCATCGCACTCTTAAACATAGTATTTGTCATATGAACCATCATTGCACTTCCACCAAGTTGAAATAATAATTTTAATTCTGGTGCCATGGTTGCCTTAGATTTATATTTTTCATATAATTCCCCGAAAATTTCATCATAGTCAGTAATATTTTCATTTACTTGTTCACTCCATCCATCCAGTTTAATGTCAAAAGGATCAAAACGACCATTTAAAAATTCAATTCCGTTAATGCATGCCATTAACATATTACCTTGAAATTTAACAGAATTAGCCTTGGATTTTTCTTCTAGTATGGTTTCATATTCTCCTTGCATTTCTTGAAGGGATGATTCCATGTTGTATTTTTTGGATAATTCAACCCCTTTTTTTTCAAGAGCCTCTAACTTTCTTAAATATTTGAATTTTTCTCTCAAAAGTTCTTCTTTGGACATTTGTGGTTGAGATGGTTGACCTTTATCAGGATTCAAAGGAATATTATTAAATTTTCCATATCCATCCCATGTTTTATTTTCACTAGATGTGTCAGCGGTAGATTTTCCGATGGAAGGTTGATCAAAATCGCTAAATTTTACTGAATGTTTATCATTTAAAGAGCTATCTATGTTGTTAAATAATTCTGATTTTGGTTTGAAACTTTCGGTTGGCATATCATCTACAAGATTATTTAATTCATTTTCTAAATTATTAAGATCTTCTAAATCAATATCAGAATTATGTTTTGTACTTTCTTTTATTTTATCGTTCATTAATAATTCTAATCCTCCACCAAAATTGGAAGATTTCATTGAACTAGTATTCATGTCATCAAAGTTTAATTCGGATAATTCAATTATATCACTCATTATTATTGATTAAATAGAACATATAATTTTAAGTAATACGAATTAAAATATATTATATTTATTATAGTTTCAAATAAATAAAATAAATAAAAAAAACACAAAATAAATAGAAAAAATTATAATTTTTTATCATTAATAAACCATAATCCCTGTAAAAAAGAATCAGATAAATCATCTTTTTTTTTATGTGTGTTGAAATAATCAACTTGATTTGAAAAAGAATGATTGGAAGATATTATTTCTAAACACTTTTGTATTCCTATTTTTTTTCTATCGGAATATTTGGTTTTAATATTGATATTGCAATTTTTCAACTTATTGGATGCAGAAACAAATTCAATATTTTCTACAAAAATAGTACTCATAATAAAATATTGTACAATCATTCCTTGAATTGTCTTCATACGATTTGCAATAGGACCAATTTGGTTTTCAATAATAACATAATCAATCGTATCTTCGTCAGAAAATAAATTATTAAATTTGGTTTTTATATTGGAACCAATATTTATTAAATTTACTTTATTCGCATTCGTAGTTTCAATTTTTTGAAAATAATTATCATAAGTATATTGATTAATAAGTGAAATTAAATCATTTTTTTTAGAAGATTTTTCGTATTCAATATCGTATTTTTTAACAATTTCTAAAAGTTTTTGCATTTTGTGTTTTTGTATGGATGGTTTATTTAATTCAGGGTCGGGAATTTGAAAAGGTTGTTTTTTCGCATGTTTTAAACAAAAACAATCAAGATTTTTTCTAAATTTTGCTGGTTTGTTACATTGATATGGATTAATAGATGATATACTTTTATCAATAAAAGAACATTGAAAACTTTCTTCTTCTGAAATATTTACTACATCCCATTTTGATATGTGAAAAAAATCATTCCCAGAAGCTTTTTCAAATAAACAAAAAGCAAAATTTTTAATACCAATATCAATACTCAAAACCTTCATATATAATAATAACCAACTTTTATATTTATTATTATATTTGTTTATTGTATTTATTAAAAAAATAATTTATTTTATTATGCTTGTTTTGAAACACTATTTTGGTTTATATCATGAGTTTCATTTATACCATGAGTTTCATTTATACCATCATTTTGTTTTACATTTACATTTACATTTTGATAGTTGGAAGGATTAATTGATGGAGACACTAATCTTGCATTTAGTTGTTCTCTGCTTAAATATGAATTTTTTAAATCACTATTAGGATATCCATAACCAGGTGTATTGGTGTCATAAATTGAACTAAATTTATAAGGAACATTACTAGATGGTGTGGTTCCTACATTCGTATGTGGATCTAAACCTAAATCATAACATGCTTCTAAATTATTGTATTTTCTAATTTGTTCACTATTATGTTGTAAGAATTGACGATATGCCCAGTTACTTTTAATTCCTTCTGTCTTTTGTATTCTTTGATTTACTACAGCTTCAGGTTGCCAAGAAGCATAATTTCTTCCATCCGCCATAATTGGAGGAAAATTAAAATGAATATTATTTGAACCAGAATAACAAGTAGCCCAACTCATGTTATATTACACTAAGAGAAAATTCTTATTCTAATTCTAATTCAAGTAATTTTATTAATTCGTATTTTTTAAGTTTACTGGGATCTTTTGATAATCCTTTTTCAGAAACAATACTTTTTAATTTTGTAAGTGACATTTTTTTATAATCTACATCATTATTTTTTGATTCTTCTAAATTAGAAATATTGATTGACTTTAAATCAAAATGATCGTCTGATAATTCTTTCAAATTTTCATTATTTATTTCTTTAATAGCATCAATTGGAACAAAATCATTATTGTCATTATTGTTTTGTTTATTAAAAAGAATAAAACTTTTTCCTGAATTATTTTTATTTTTATTATCAGATTCAGTACCAGATTCACTATCAGATTCAGTATCAGAAACAATTTCTAATTCATTTAATTCTTCATCGCATTCATTATCCTCATTTTCATTATGAAAATCCAGATCATTTATTTCTTCAAAATCATTGTTTTCCTCTCTATTTTCTTCTTCTTCGTTCATGTTTATTTTTAAAATTTTTACATCATTCATTTCTTTGTTAATTACTGTTTTTACATCATCGTCATCATCATCGTCATCGTCATCGTCATTATCATCATCTTCATCATTAATATCATCATCTTCATCATTAATATCTTCGTCATCTTCATCTTCGTCTTCGTCATCATCGTCTGAAACATTGATCATTGTATCGTCTTCTTCATCAATCTTTTCTAAAATATTTACATTATTTATATTTTGTCTAAAAGGAAAACTGTTGCCACCAGCAGACATGATTGTTAAATTATTAAAACCTATTTTAACGTTATTAATTTCTTCTGCTAAAGAAGAGACTAGACTTAACATAGATGATATTTTATGATTTTGTTCTCTCAATTTACTTTCAAAATAAATAATTATCAATCCTAAAACAATGGTTAATATTCCTAAAAACATTAAGAATGTAGGGTTAAATATATCTGAAAAAAAACTCATGTTATACTATATTACAAGAACAATATATTAATTAATCTATGAATTAACGAATATATTAATTATACCTCATTTTTTATTACAATCTTTTATTAGTTTCCTTCACTATTTGATAATCGTATTATCAATAATTTCTTTGGGATAATTCATATCCGATAATACATTAATTCCACCTTTTACTTCAGAAATTCCTTCTTTAAACATGTAAGTGTATGTAATTTTATTATTATTATTTTTACTTGCTACCATATGATAGTTTACAATGTTTTTATTTTTCTTAAGTTTTTTACAAACCTTTATAAAATGGGTAGTTAATAAACACGAAACATTTGTATTTTTGATTAAGTAATTCATAAATGATACCGCACTAAGAATGGCTTCTTCTGGATTTGTCCCAGAATAAAGTTCATCAAAAAGACAAAAATGACGGTTGTTTTTACTATTTTCTACAATATCTAATATTTCTTTGCATCTTCTAGCTTCTGCTTGAAATAAACTATCTCTTCCAGATGTATCAGGAATATTTAAATAACAGTGAAGAAAATCAAACGGTTTTATTTTTGCTGAATCATAAAATCCACATCCAAATTGCTGACTAAAAATAATATTGATTAAAGTAGATTTTAAAATGGTTGTTTTTCCGGATGCATTTGGCCCTGTAATAATTAAATTTTTGTTTAATTTGACGTTATTTTTAACTGGTTTACTATCTTTTAAACAAGCATAATAACTATTTTTAAACACTGTTTTTTTATTTTCATTTATAAATTCACAAAATTGGATTTGTTTGTTTTCAATATTCACTATTAATCCTTCCATCAAGTCAATATATCCATGAAAACCAAAAGAGTACATAAATGCATGATTGTATTTTTTATTATCATATAATTGGTAAAAAGATTTTAACACATGACCTATTTCAAATATTTTTTTGAAATTTGTAAATTTATATTGTGTAATATGTAAGAGTTTTTGTTTGAATTCAATTAATGTTTCTTTATTTGTATTAATGACATTATTAAATTCTTTTTGTGTTTCCAAATTGGAAGAATAAGCTAAATAGTGATCCATGGATTGAATGGTGTAATCTAAATAGACTTCTATATCTTTGAAGTATTCATGTATTTTAACCATATTATGATTGAAACGAATACAAATTAAAATATTTTGATAGATAGAAAAAAGATAGAATGCAGCAGAAACCATAAAATAAATTTTTTCATTCATATTCACTTCATTAAATTTTGTAAATAATTTTCCTAAAGCATGACTTTGTGCAACAATTTTTAATACATCAATGTATTCTTCAATCGTTAAAACTAATCCTTTCAATCTTATGACAAAAAAAGGAATGATTAGAATAATAATGGGAACCAAAAAAGAAATAACAGGGGAAACAATATTATACAAACTCATAATTTGTAAAAAACATTCGGAATGATTTAAAAATTCAAACATAGACCAATCCACGTATTGATATTTTTCTTTAAACCCTGTGTCTCCTTTAATTTCTTTCCATATCTCAATAATAGTTGAATAATTTTTATCTATATGTATGTATTTTTCATTTGCTTTTTGATATTCTTTTAAAAGTATTTGATTTTCTTTTAAAAAATCAACATCGGTCGTGTAATAATTGGCTACTTGTTTGCTTACATTTTTTGAAAATTCATTATTATTATCACTGTTAAAATAATAGGATGATATTGTATTAGATGATATGTCAATGGATGATGTTTCAATAGATGATATTAATTCTAAATCTTTAATAATATTTTCTTTTAATACAACTTTCTTGTCGTTATAATAAATTGGAAATTTAAAATAATCATTTATATCTTCTTCTAATTTGGTATTATTTTCATGGTTCATTTATTATATTATATTTTATTGAAGAAAGATAATATAATTAACTATACGAATTTCTCTTTTTTTCTTTTCTCTTTTATCTCTAATATTTATTCAAAAAATCTAAGTCAGCTGGAAGTTCTTTAATTTCACATGAATAATGTTCTTCAATTTCTTTTAATTTTACAATATCTCTTCTTGAAATAAAATTAATCCCCACGCCTTTTCTTCCCCATCTTCCACTTCTCCCAATTCTATGAAGATAATTATGTACACATTTTGGCAAATCAAAATTAATAACAATACTTACTTGTTGAATATCAATCCCTCTTGCGGTAACATTGGATGAAATTAAAACACGAGATTTGCCATTTTTAAATTCATTAAAAGCAATGTTTCTCTCTCCTTTATCCATTCCACTATGTATACAGCAAACAGGAAATTCATCTTCACGCATAGCTTCATATAAATCTGAAACACGTTTAATACTGTTACAATAAATAATGCATTGAGAAAGAGATACAAATGAAAATAAATGTTTTAAGGTCATGTATTTTTGTCTATCATCATCTATTGCAACAAAAAATTGACTAATTCCTTCAAGTGTAAGCATTTCTGCTTTTACACTAATTTTCACAGGATTTCTCATTATTTTATTTATAATTGGATAAACATGAGTTGGAAGTGTAGCACTAAATAATGCCACTTGTATGTCTTCGTTTAAATATTGAAAAATATTATAAACTTGTTCTTTAAATCCACTAGACAACATCTCATCCGCTTCATCTAAAATAATAAGTTTAATATATTTACAAGAAATTTTATCACGACGCATCATGTCATAAATACGTCCCGTACATCCGCAAATAACATGTGGTAATTTTTTACTAGAAAAAATACTTGTTTCTTCATAGGAAGAACCACCAAAGAGGGTTTGTACACGAAGGTCATTCATCATAGAACCAATTCCCTCCATAACCTTTGCAGTTTGTCCAGCTAATTCTCTTGTGGGAGATAAAACTAAAACTTGTGTATTATTATTTGTATAATCAATGAGTTGCAATGCTCCTATTGTAAAAGTAGCGGTTTTTCCGGTTCCTGATTGTGCTTGAGCAATGATATCTCTACGATTAATGATAGGGATGATCGCTTTTTGTTGAATGGGACTAGGTTTTTCAAAACCATATGCATAAATACCTCTTAATAAATCAGTATTTATTTCCAATTCATCCCATGATTGAAAATCATAGGAAGAATCATTAACTTCATCATCATCTTCTTTTTGTTCTTTGTATTTTTGTTCTTTCTCTTTCTCTTTCTCCTTCTCCTTCTCCTTTTCTCCTTCTTTTTTCATGTCCACAAATTTATTTAACATGTATTATATTATTTTAATCTATTTAAGTGTATTTTATTTGATTTATATAATATTTTTAAAAAAATTGATATAAATGTAATAAAGTATATTAGATATATATAAAAATGACAACCGATTCATTAAAATATACACTAGATGATTTTAACACTATGATTTTTAATGGATTTAATTACGAGTTGCCAAATGATATATTGAATACAATTTCTGAGATAGCATTGGAAGTAGGTTCTCCAAACTATGTTAAAACTCCTATTTTCAAAAAAAAAGAAAATCCGATTAAAATGGATCCGTTATTAAATATTAATAATATTAACAATAGAAAAAGACGTGGAAATAAAAATATGGAAATTATTAATGATAGTGACTGGGAAACAATTCGTTCTTTTCAGGCGACAAAAATTGAAGCAAAAGTTGGCTTGGATTCTGAAATAGACTTGATTCGTTCTTATTTAAATAAAATTACAGATAAAAATTACAAAGAAACTGCAAATCATATAATTACAGTGATTGAAAAAATGATAGAAAATAATATTACTATGGACGAGATGATTAAAGTTAGTTCAACGATATTTGATATTGCTTCTACAAATCGTTTTTATTCTAAGATTTATGCAGAATTATATTCTGAGTTAATTAAAAAATATGAAATTATGAGAGAAACCTTTGAAAAAAGTTTGAATACATTTATTGAATTGTTTAATGTGATTGAATACATAGATCCTTCCGTTGATTATAATAGTTTTTGTAGAATTAATAAGGATAATGAAAAGAGAAAATCATTAGCTGCCTTTTTTATGAATCTAATGGATAATAAGATTATTGAAAAAGAACAAATTATTTTAATTGCTAGAAATTTATTAAATCAATTATATAATTATATTTCAGAAGAAAATAAAAAAAATGAAGTAGATGAATTAGCGGAAAATGTATCTTTGTTATATAGAAAAGAATTATTTACTAGTAATTCTAATTATGAAAAAATAGATGGATTTACCATTTTAGAAATGATTGAAAAATTAGCACATAGTAAAGTGAAAGATTATAAAAGTTTAACAAATAAAACAATCTTTAAATTTATGGATATGGTTGAAATGTAAATATTCATAAAAGTTTCATAAATA